GTCATTAGTCCTTCTTTTAAGTTTGATATTTATTTTAGTCATGACAATGAATATGATCGTAAAATGAATCATGTATTTCTTAACGGGGATCATTATGATGGTATTATGTTAATGAGTAAGCATCGACCAGTTAGTGAAAGAGAATTTAATAGTAGATTCTTGATTACCCGCAAAGAATGGAACATACAAGCAAGCACCCCAAAATCTAAAATTTATGATATTGTCTTTATAAGCTATAACGAACCTAATGCAGACAGTAATTTCCAAGCACTAAAAGATAAACAACCTACTGCTAAAAGAGTACACGGAGTTAAAGGTATTCATAATGCTCATATAAAAGCAGCTGAAATATCTGATACTCCGTTATTCTGGGTAGTTGACGGTGATGCTTTAATATTAGACAGTTTCAACTTTGACTATCACGTACCTACATGGGACGCTGAAACAGTTCATGTATGGAGAAGTAAAAATCCTATTAATAATTTAGAATACGGATATGGAGGAGTTAAACTCTTACCTAGACAACTAACACTAGGTATGGACACTAGTTCAACTGATATGACAACTAGTATCAGTAACAATTTTAAAATAATGGATAACGCCAGCAACATTACAGCGTTTAATACAGATCCTTTTAACACATGGAAAAGTGCATTTAGAGAATGTGTTAAATTAGCCAGCAAATCTATTAATAGACAAGTAACGGAAGAAACAGAACAGCGCCTTGATACATGGTGTACACAAGGCGCTGATAAATTGTTTGGGGAATATGCTATTGCAGGAGCAGTAGCAGGTAAACTATTTGCCGAAACACAACCAACCGAAACTCATAGGATTAATGATTTCGATTGGTTGTATAAAACATTTAAATTAAATTTCTAAAGGAAATACTTCGGAAATAATCTTAGCACATGCTTGAGCAATCTCCATGTGCTCTTTTTGCGTTCCGTTTTCCTTACGCAAGTTAATGTAATGAATCCAACTACGGATAGTTCCGTTCATATACATGCGACTTACTGTAAGTCCTTCAGGAAGAACGGCTCGAGCTTGTTCTTTAGCAATGCCATTTGCAATAGCCCATTTGTATTCTTTTTCTACTGCAAATAGCACACGCTTTTGAGCACGTTCCCATTCAATAGCCAGTAAACGTTGGCTTTCGTCGTTCATATCAAACTCAACACTGTTCTGTCTATTCTTTGTGTCCTGAAAACGTGCTTCACGGACTACAAACGCTTCTCCTAATTCTGCTGTAGGATCAGCATAGCGTTGACTAAACTCTTGAAAACTAAATGAACGATGACGTAGAATTTGTCGAGCAATATCTCTAGTAGTTTCAATTTCAATACAAGCTGAAACCATTTCGAGAGGTGACCAATGTTGATGTTTGATCAAATACTTAATTAGTTTTTCACTAGTTTCTGTATTGAACTGATTAGCAGGATTACTTACACGAGCACAGTATGCAACAAGATCAAGAGCATCTTCAATGTCTTGATTTTGAAATTCCTCTGTGGGCTTGCTATAAGATACTAATTTAACTTTCATTTTAGCTTTCTATTGTTTAAGAATTTTTTAGTGTGTTTGATCATGTCTTTTTTAATACGATCTGTGTCTAACTTGAAATCAATTTTATCAATGTCATCTTCGTATTGGCGAATAATTTCTTTGATTTCTTTTTCAAAGACATCCCAGCTCTGAGCCTTTAAGTTTTTTTTAAAATCTATTTCCCAAACTTTGGTGTTTTTAAATGTAATTTCAATAGTGTGTACATAAACAAGGGGAACTACATTTAATGTAACTTCCCCGAATATCTCAGGCCATAAATCTACTACATCTTTGGGAAGAGTCTTCCCATTATTCACTTACTGCTTCTTTTTTCTTTTTAGTAGTTGGAACTAGTGCTTCTGCCTGGCGTCTTAGTTCTGCCGCTTCTTTGCTTAGACGATCTGCATCACTGCGGAATTTCTTAGCTTGATCTTCAACAGACAATGGAGCAGAAACAACAGGCTGTACATCTTCATTAACAGATCCTGAGGTTGTTTTACCTGCATTACTAATGTCTTTTACAGTGGCAACTTCTTGAACTTCTACGTTCGGAGGCACAGCATTTGGATCCTTGACTGAAAGGTCATCAACGGCTGTTCCTCTTTGTTCAGCGATCAATTGATTAAGCTCTGCCAAAGAAATCGATGCTTGAAAGTTAGGAGTCATTTCTACTTTATCAGTGCCTACTTTAATTAGCTTTCCTTGAACATGTAGTGTAGGAAGCATAGTACTACCATCTGGAAACTTTGCTCTTGCAAGTACTTCGTGAAACTCAAATGCTTGCTGAGCCGCAGGACTTTCAACAAGTTGAATAAGAGAATTATGTTGGTCGTCTAGTAGATTCTCTGTAGGAACTACTAAACAATTATACGCATCACCTGGAAGTGTTCTAAATGCTACTAGTACTTTTTTTCCTGTAGCTTTAATTTTTCCTACATGTTTTAGATCTGCCATGTTATTCTCCTTGTGGTGCTTGTGTTGACTGTGCTTTTGCAGCCTCTAAGAATGCATTGACCTTGTCGAATAGCACTCCAACGGATGATAATTCGTTAGCTTTAAAGGCACCCCTCTGAGTTACTACTTCGATTAAATTTCGAATAGCAGCCAAATCATTTAAGTTAAGTTCAGGTTTCGGTGCATCTGTTACTTGTTCTTGAGTAACTTCGTTTACTTGTTCAGTCATTTAGACTCTCCTTGTTGTTTTACTGATTCTAAAAATGCCATCAGCTTATTATAAGTCTGTCCTACAACCATCATTTCAGTTGGTTTAAACGCACCTCTTTGACTAGCAATATCGATAATGCTTTTTATAGCTACTAAGTCATTGATCGTTAGTTGAGTCTGATCTTGTGCAGTTTCTTGTGATTGGGTATTTTCATTTTCACTCATGTGAGTACTCCTTTCTATTATATATGCTTATAATTTATCTATCAGATAAGATCTGGACAAGCAAGTTTGAAAAAACTAAGTTCTTTCTCTTGTTCAAATCCAATCCGAGTAGTGAACACAATAGTATTGTCAATAATACCTATATACTGACCTATGTAATATCTACCGTTTAAATTTTGACTAATCCAATTGTCTAGTTTATTAACAAACGAAGGATTAAATTTTGGAATTTCTGTATAGACAAAATGATGTGCTGGGAATTCCACTTTACGGATACCCAGCACATTTAGCGGATTTACTTTACCGTTTTTAAGAGCCATTTAACTTCTTGCTTCTTCTTGATAATATGCATAAGTACCGAAAGGAGGTACAATAGTATTATTGCCGTGAATGATGAATACTGTATCACAGTAGTTCTCATCACCCCAAGATCCCCAAGGATATCCGTCTGTGAACATGATAAACTTTTTAGGGTTGATATCATTGTGCTTCATGTATTCCCAGTTGGCGTCAAATTCAGTACCACCGCCGCCCATAGGCTCGTATTCGGTAATGTCGTTGCCGCCATAACCATCAAAGTCTTGTTCATTATAAACCTTAGTGTCAAAGCACCAGATTTTGATGTTATAGTCTTTGTATTCGTCCATGATGCCTTTGATTTCTGTTAAGAAGTCTTTGGCCTGTTCATCGCTGATAGAACCTGACATGTCAATACTAATACAAATATCAATAGTCTCATCAAAGTTCATGCCAGGCAAAATAGCACCAGTATGCCAACCTTTGCGGCTAGGACGAGCAAAAGTATAGTCGTTGCGGATAGTACTTTGGATTTGCTGACGCAAAATCTGACGCCAGTTCATTTTAGGCTCAGTCAATTCACGGATCAAACGTTGAATTTCTGCCGGAGTGTTACCTGCACCAGCAGCCTGCGCCGCCGCAATGCTGGCTTCGCGAATCTCGTCACGGATTTGTTTTAACTCTTCTTTAGTGTACTGCGGCTTGCCTCCTTGTCCAGGTTGCTTGCCCTGTCCGTTGCCTTGTCCATCGCCTTCCCAATCAATGTGCTGATCCAGCAATTGGCCTAATGCATCTAAATCTTTGCCGTCTTCTTCTTCATAGATTTCGTCATACACTTGTTCTGCACTCTTGCCGTAGTGCTTTGGATCGTGATAGATTTTAATGTCTTTAAAATTGCCATCACCGATTTTATCACGAACTAACTGACCGTTTACACAATAGTCGATAGCGGCGTTCCAAATTTTCTTATTACGATTTTCGGTACGTGCAATATGATCGAATACGTTGTGTAGAATTTCATGAGCTACAACAAACTCTACCTGTTTAGCTGTGAGCTTCTCAAAAAACGGACGGCTATAAAACAAATGGCGTCCGTCAGTTGCCGCAGTAGTACACCAATCACTGGCATCTACAATTTTCAAACGGGTTGCCATGTTACCAAAGAATGGATGGCGCAGTAGCAGGCCAATACGAGCTACAATAATCTTATCTACAACAGGGTCTAAATGTGTCATTAATTGCTCCGAATAATACTGTATGTATATATTATAACAGGACCCGTAGGTCCTGTCAATTGATTTTGGCTAGCGATCAACGCTTTTCTGTAGCTGCCGCAATATACTTGCCAAATTTGGAGTGGAAATCATCGAAACATTTGATTTCGTCTGGATCCAAAGGCAGTTGATATTGTGTCAATGCCAGTTTAGTACCCATAACAACCAATTCGGTTTCGAAATTGTCCATCATAAATTGGAAGAAGTTACTGGCCTGATCGTTCCAATCTTTGGCTTTCTTTTCGCAAGCATCTTTGAGCTCATAACACAGGCTAACAGTCAACGAATACATAGCGGAGATTTCCTTAGTATCCATTTTCTTAACCTTACCAGAAAGGATGTCTGTAGGGTTAGGCAGCTTAGATGCCACTTTACGGTGTGCCATAAACTTGATAGCAAGACCTTCGCCTACTGCACCGCTAGCCAAATCAGTCAATGTGCTTTCGTCCTCGTCTTCATCAAACAACAGTTCGGATACAAAACTCCAGCTACGAGGAGTAGCGAATGCTTTGGAGCCACTCTTTGGATCAAAGTCATACAAATCCTTCTTGCTAAAAGTCAAGAAGCCAACAACGTCCTTATGGATACGGTTGTCAGTAGCCCAAGAGAACCAGTCATCCCAATCAACGCTCATTTCCAAGTGAACGAAGCGGTTAGCCAACGGAGCAGGCATACGATAAGTAACACCTTTATCTGCTTCACGGTTACCAGCCGCCACAATAAACACATTATCGGGCAGTGTATAAGTACCAACCTTACGGTTCAGTACCAATTGGTATGCCGCAGCCTGTACAGCAGGAGCAGCCGAGTTCATTTCATCCATAAACAGAATGATCTGATCATGCTTTGCAGCCATTTCTGCATCTGGAAGTTCAATAGGAGGAGCCCAATTCATGCGACCTGCATTGGCATCAAAGTAAGGGATACCTTTAATGTCGGTAGGTTCCCAAAGGCTCAAACGGATATCAATAACATGAGCATCCAATTCAGCACCAATTTGTTTGATGATATCGGACTTACCAATTCCTGGAGGACCCCACAGGAAGATTGGACGCTGTGCCTTAAATGCACGACGAATTGCTTTTTTGCCAGTTTTCGGGCCAACGGTGCGTGAAATAATCTCGCTCATAAATACTCCAGGGTTAAAAAATTGTTAAGAACTAACTGTCTATGTATCTATTATAACGCCATAAGCAGTCTACGTCAACAATTTTTTAGGAGTTTTAGTCCGTTTGGCTGTCTTTATTTCGGGCGTTCATTGCTTTGACTAGCCCATATTTTCGAATATCGTCCGAAAACATGTGTAGCTCAAAGGCTTTTTTTTCGCTAAAAACGGTTAAACTTTGAAAAGTTAAGTAATAAGGACAGTCCAAATATCTATCAAAAAATATAATAACCTGCGGACTAATTTCTATCTTATCAGTAAATGGAATTTCGTGTTCTTGTAGAGAAAGATCTTTTACTAAAAACTCATATCCTTCATCGCTCAACCTTAAGCCGCCATCTTTTTTAGTTCGATGATTTTGCCACCACTTTTGCAGATGAAGTTTGACATTGGCTTCATCTGTGCTTTTACCTAGTTCATTTAAGAAAATTTTGGTATATGTCTCTTTTGAGATCATTTTAATGTTTCACCCGAAGTTAATCTAACTACTTGAAAGTCTTCGCAATTAAATGTTTTATTCAATTTTTTAGCCAAATTAACAGCGTGTCCGGGATTACTAAATGAAACTTTTTTGTATTTAGGACCAGGATAACTAGTTAAACTATTAAAACTCTTAAGGTTAAAGGGCTGATTCTTATAGAATACAGCCCATATTGCGTCAGATTCTAAAATCTGTTCACTCTTATAGTTTTTCTTATTAGTATATTCCAATAACACTTTAGGTTTTGGTCTACTCATGTATGCGTCCTTTTTAATGTACGCATATATTTATCTTAATTATTAGAAAAGCCGCCGCCATCCATTTGTACAGAAACTGTGCCAGTTCCTTGTGCTTCTTTAAGTTCCATAAGAAGTTTGTCATAGTCCATAAGAAGTTTAGAACTAACTTCACCTAAACAAAAAGCAAGATTTTTTGCAGATTTTATATCTATCTTAACTTCTTTTTGTTGGCTTAATTCAGCAGCCTTTACTTGTTGTAAAAACTGCTGGATAGGAATAGTATTAATCGGATTTGGCATTTGATAGAACCTGCTTCATTTCTAATTCTGTTTTGAACGGTCCTTTACTTTCATAACGTTCAATAGTAATTAGCTTAGGACAAAGGCTTTTAACCCATCCTTTATCGAATTTAATGATGTAATAGCCAGCACAATAGATGCTTTTACTTTCTGGACTCTTTGTAAACAATGGCAATCGCTTCTGTACATTAAACATAGGATTGTGCGGATAACAACTAGTTGGATATCCATGAACATCTCTAACTTCTTGATGACTAATAGTTGTTTTGATCTTGCTACCAAAGAAATTTTTACCAAATGCCTTTGTAAGTTCTTCTTTTTTGTTAAACCAACTCTCACCAGTTTTAGAACTTAGAATAAATTTGTTGTTTTCTTTCTTATGTAGCGTTCCGACTTTTTCGCCGTCTTGTTCTACAATCCAAAATTTACCATCAACAATAGGTTTTGCGTGAATTTCTGTCATTAGTTAGTCTCTGTTAGTTTGCGCCAAGTTACATCTCGTTCAGGAAATTTAGCTTGGAAAGGTTCTGCGTATTGTTGGATACTATCCATGATACGTTTCATGTCATACAATTGACAAAATTTTAATAGTCTAATACCGACTTGAGTTACTTCTTTAGGAACAGCACCTGCATCAATTGTTTCTTTAATAAGAGTTTTAATCTCAGGGGGTTGTGCTGTAAGGTCAATGAGTACACGATTACGATTGTAGTCATCTATTACACGATGTTCTTGACCTTCGTGATCTACCCAACGTTGCAACATGAGATTGTTCCACGAAAATCCTTTACTGTTACGATCTTCAAATGCTTCAGTTAATCCCACTTTGTTCTTACTGCCTTTAGTACGCACACCGGGATATGCTGAAAAGACGTTGTCGCTAGTATCACCTCGAACACACTTTTCAAATAACAACCATTCGGGATTAGGAACAGCTTTAGGTTCGCCTGTCTTTTTATCTTTAACTGGCTTGCCTTTTTTATCAAAGATGCCTTCTAGTGTATATGTTTCTTCTGCAACACCATTGTATTGTTTGACGTTAGAAGCCAGCAACTGGTGAAAGTCACTGTCTGTCGAAATGATAACATGATCACTGTTAGGATGAGCTTGGATGAAGCCTGCAATTAAATCATCTGCTTCTAGTTGCGGATGACGTAGTACAGTACAATTAGTCTTCTCTCCTACAAAATCTTTAAACGCATCAAAAGTTTCCCAGAACAATTTATCTTCTTCTTGTTCTTTAACAGTCATTGCGGCACGAGTTTCGGCACGATTTGCTTTGTAGGGTTTATAAAAGTCTTTGCGCCAGCTACGACCTTCGAGGCAGAATACAACATGAGCTCCGTTAAAATCTTGCCATGCCTTTTTAACACTATTAAGCATAATGTGTAGAGCCATGCCTACTTTAATGTCAGCATCTCCGCGGACAGTATGTCTAGCTCGAAAGAATGTGTTAGCAGTGTCAACTAAAATATATGTCATGAAACCTCTGATTTACCTTTAGTAATTGGAACAACATTGATATAACCAGCACCGCGTGTAGTATCCATGCCTTCTTCGGCTAGCATGCCTCTTACAATATCGCGAAACCAACGATCAACAATTTCTTCTTCTGGATCACCATCAAACCCGTATCCAGTTTGTTTCAATTGTAACACAAACTCTGCATTCCAGTCAAGCTCAAAAAAGCCGTTTCTAATATTATCTTTATTGACGTGCGTATCTAAAACAGCTACATAAGGAATCCCTTGGGCAGAGGCACGTTCTTTTGGGCTAAGTTTCGCAGCCTCCTCTTGTTTTTTTGCTTGTTCAATTTCAGCATTTGCGGCAGCAATGGCCGCATCTGATTCAGCTTTAGCCATTGCCGCTGCCTTAACTGCTTCAACTGCTGCCGCGTCTGCTTCTTTTTTCAAGTCTTCAATTGCTTGAATACCTGTGATCTTTTTAAATAATTGTTTAATCATTAGGTTCCCCACTCATTTTTAAATAACGGCACTTGTAATCTATCACTATATCGCAATCCGTGTTTCATAGCTAAGTCTGCTACTGTGCGATTGTTTAGTGCATAAACACTTTCAACACCGCCTACTGGCATTAGATAAACATGTCCTTTAAAGCCTGCTTTACGGAATTCGAGTGTAGCAGTTACTGCGTCATCAAAATCATCTTCGGTAGCAATAACAAACTTCAAGTATGCTGTGCCAACTTGTTCATATTCACAAACTACTTCTGGACAGATAGCATCTTCCCACTTTTCGCCTGAACATGGAAGTTTGGCACTTACTGAGAATGTAATTTCTTTTACTGGCCCGCCGTTATGCCAATTTCTTATTTGCCATTGTTTTAAATACTTTTTAAATTCTGGCGATAACTGTTGAGTACCATTTGTTTCAAATGTAATCTCTGTTAAGCCTGCCATATTAGGGTGATCTAACAAATCAGGATATGCCCGTTGCCAACCTAGTAATGGTTCGCCACCTGTGATAACTAGATGCTCGTCTTTCCACTCATTGAAGGGCAGTATCTCCATGATTCTGTCTGCAATGGCATCACTTTCCAACATTGGACTTAGATCTTTAAAACGAGGATCCCAACTTGCGTAACTATCACAACCAGTTGACACAAGCGGGAGCTCTTTATAATCTTTAAATTCTGTAATACGTGCCGCAATAGCTTCGACTTCTTGGCTTGCTTCTCCTCGAGGCATACCAAATCCTTGACATTTAAAGTTACAACCAAATGTGCGTAGAAACACAGAAGGTACACCCATATAGCGTCCTTCACCCTGTATGCTGTAAAACAGCTCTGCAATTTTAATTTTACTCATTGTTTAAACATCTCTAAATTGATAATCTTTGCTACACGTTCGCCAATGTCTTCACCGGTAGGAATAACATAAGTTTGATGATCGTGACGATCTCTGCGTTCATCATAATGCCGCACATTAAGAATCTTGCCACCTACTGCTGTGCTTAACTCAAAAGTAATTCGACCTTCACCTTCAGGTCGGCCACGTTCTACTGCTATCGTTCCCATACCTATTGCCATTTGTTTAGCTCCAATTATTTCATCTCTATCTTTGTTTTCCCACGCTTGCTTGCATTTTTTAGCAACCCATTTGTCAAACCAGTTCATTCTTTTGCCTTTCGAGTACGTTTAGGTTTTGTTTCCGATGCAGGAATCGTACTTTCTGCTTTTAGTATAGCAGCTCTAACTTCACTTAGCAAGGCTTCGTCATCCCAAAGTAGTTCTGTTTTTCCGTCAGGATGTGTAATAACTGTTAGATGTGAACCAACTACTACAGTAGGTTCATCTTTTTCTTTTAATTCTGCAATCTGTTTTTTACGTGCCATAGCATTATTCTCCAAAATAAGAGTTCATTATTTCTAACTTGTCCTGATACTCTGCCATGAGTGCTACTTCTTTTTCGATAGCACTCATTAGGTCTGTGTGATCATGAATGGCTGTAGGATTACTAAGCATAATATCTACATTCATTTTATGCTTGAGAATGTGTGCTTCAAAGTGTTGTTTTAATACGCTAATAATTTCTTGTCTCATTTTATTCGTCCTCAGGTTTAGGGTTATCTACGCTCCAGGGCCAGCTTGTCTTTGGATCTGAGCGAGACTGTAGTTTAACATTTTCTTCAATAACTGTGCCATCGTCTTCGCATAGGCTAACCTGATACGGAGCATCAATAACTAAATATTCATCTTCTAATTGCCAATAGTGTTCAGCATCGAATAACCAAGCGGCACCACTACGTTCCCATTCTTCGTTACCATCGCCTTCTAAGTAGCAACGTTTAATTTCTTCTTGTTCTTCTTCGCTGATATCATCACTAAAATCAAACCAACAAGCATGTTGGTCATCTAGTTCAGCGCCCCAGCCGCAGTCTGTTTTAGCATGGGCCTGTTCGTCACCTTCGTAGGGTAAATTGCAGTCAAGGTCTTCTTCAACAAAACCTTGTCCCCAACGATAGTGATCATCAATATTGAACCAACTGATACTACCGTCCGCATTTTCGCGGAACATTTCAATGTGCCAGCAAATGCTTTTCTTATGTAACGGTTTAATTAAGTATACTTTACTCATTAGTCTTCCTCAAAATCACTTACATTGCCATCTTCGTCTGCAATGATAATACGAGTATTAGTTTCGTCGTCTTCGTTAGTAACTTCAATTGGACCCCAGATATAAACTTCAGTATCTTCCAAGTACCAATCGCCTTCATCTTCTAACGCATAGGCACCGTTTTCGTCAATGAACTCTTGTAACTCTTCAACTTCGTTGTCATCTTCAATGCCTTCAATTTCTGTATCACCCCAGCAACCTCCATCAAACATATCGATCATTTCTGAACTGATAATGTTGTTAGCTTCGCATGAATACATATCTAAGCTGTCAGTTTTACCATCACCGCCAGGTACTTGAACAAACTCAAACTCTGGAAAATTATCGTCGTCAGTTTCTACCCTGAATGTACAAAAACGATATCCATCTTTAACTGTGATTCGTCCTGTGCCGTTGCGTTGAACATAGTGTTCATGCTGTTCGCATGATTTTTTATAGTGTGTTTTAACAATCCAAAATGCCATAATATTACCTCGGTGCAAACTCTTGTTGCAGTTTAATGTTATCAAAGAATTCTTTCTTTGTATGAGGATCATCTTTGAACGTACCTTTGAGCACTGTAGTCTGTGTAAGACTAGAGTGTGCCATAATGCCACGATTCTCACAGCAGCCATGCACTGCTTGAACGTAGACTGCTACGTTCTCTGACTCTGTTGCTTTTGAGATTTCCCTAGCAATGTCATTACAAAGTTCCTCCTGGAGAGTACCTCTACGGGCACACCACTGAGCGATCCTCGTATACTTGCTAAGTCCGATGAGTTTCTGAGCCGCAATAATACCAATATAAGCAACGCCACTAACGGGTTGATGATGATGGCTACACATACTGCGAAGCTCGCTACGAACAACAAGCATACCTTCGTAACGGTCCGCTGAATCATTTGGAAACGCTGTTGCATCCGGTGCTGGTTCATATCTTCCTGCCATTATTTCGTTGAAGTACATTTTTGCAAGACGTCTCGCTGTACCATGCGAGTTGGGATCAGTCTCACGATCAATAAGCAAAGAATCTAGCACTTGCTCAAATGCTTCTGTTGCTTCGTCGATTAATTCTGGCAATACATTATCGTCAACATAGTCGCTAATATTGTCTCCTGCCCAGAAACGTTTGTTGTCGCTACGCATTCTATTACGAATTACTTGCGACAGGTTTTTACTTGTATCCATTATAATTTCTCCGAGTTATTGTCGTGGATGACTGTTGTACATTGTACTATATTATTTAGGTTTTTGCAACCTAAGTAGCGTATTTTTCTTAACTGCTTCTTTCAAAACATTTAAGTGAATGTCTATTGTGTTTGCGTAATACAATAAGGCACTAGTATCTTTTGGAAAACACATGCCTCCAAATCCATATTGGCCATCCGGCCCTGGTACTTGTGTATGACTGATGCCAATTCTATTGTCCATAGAAATCATTCGACGTACCTTATTCCAATTATATCCGTTATGCTCTGCAATAGCTGCCAACTCATTCATAAACACTACTTTAGTAGATAAGAAACTATTAATAGCATATTTTACCAAACTGGCTTCTCCGATAGAACAGTGAACAATATCAGCTTGAGCTTTAGTATATCGAATGATACGTTCAGCTTCATGCTGATATGCTAATACATTACCGCCTATAATAGCCCAGTTTTCTTTTGCATAATCTGCACTGGCATTGGCAGCAGTTAAAAACTCCGGAATGTGTACTAAGTTAGGATACTGATTACCTAATCGTTCATATACGTCGGGTGTTGCAGTTACTTTACTGATAATAACCCCTTTGTAGTCTTTAAGATTAGCTAATACACTTTCTAGGATATCTGTGTTACAAGATCCATCAAGACTTTGCGGACTAGGAACGCAGACAAAGATGCCCTCAGCATCCATTATTTCTTTGTAAGTTCCGATATATCCTTTTGACGGATCATTGTCGATACATATTCTTTCAAATCCAGCGTAGTGTTCTCGAATAGCTTCGCCTACAAATCCTAAGCCTATAAATCCAAGTTTAGGCATATCAATATCTAATGTCATCATACAGTTATAATATCTTTCTTATGTTGCATTCTCTGTTTTCTGCATTCCTCTTTTACTTTAGGAGGAATATCAGGATGCCACTCAGCCATTCCACAATCGTAGATTCTACCCTCAGGAAAAGGAATAAGAAAAAGCAACAGTACCCAAATTACTGTTGCCGCAAATGCGCCCAGTGCATATTTCATTGCAATGTTCTTTTTCCTTGACCGTTAATATTGTCTAAGCCAGTTATTAATTTTTCAGCAAATTCTGGGTCTTCTTCAGTTAACTCGTCAAGATCAAGAGCTTTAGCGTTTTCAAATAATTCTCCAGATTCTGCCATTCTCTGAATTTCAGACATAAGTTCATTAAGTTCTTCTTGAGTGCCTTCAAAACTATCGAAACAGCCAGGTGCAAAGATAATTTCAGGAGTTTTCTTTTCGTCAGTCATAAGTGCCTTTTACACGTTCAAACGTTTTATATTTTTCCAAAGCATTGATATAATCATCAAACTTTTTCTTTAAGCTAGGATACTTAGCTTCTAGTGTAACATCTCTTTCTGGAATTGCCAAGACTTTTTCAATTGTTTTTAGCCGTTCTTCTAAGTCTTGTCCGTTAAGCACCATTTTACCTTTAACTTCTAGCGTAGCAGGGTCCCCGCTTACCTTCATTATTCCGTCGCCTATGGTATAGTTAGGTGACGTAGCCCAAGTAGTGCCGTTTGATCCGCTCGTTAAAAATTGTCCAGCTGTACCACTGGTAGTATATGTATAATTAGTTGATGGGTTTACGACTTTGTAGGTATTGGTCATTGTGTATCCATTTATTCTTTACGAGAAATCCCCACTCTCGTTTTTGAGGACCTGGCATAAACAGTGTCCAACATTCTACGTTAGGATCTAACTCAATCCTGTGATAACTATTAGCACTACAAATACGAAAATGACCAGGAGCTCTCCACACTGCAATCTCGCCAATTTTTTCGCTTTTGTTGTTAAATTGAGGAAGCCATTCATAATATCCGCCTTTTAGTATTAGAGTAGCGTAAGGCCATGGATGATCATGCACATCATCGGGATCTGATTTAAGGAACTTGTGCAAAAAGATATTAAAGGGGAAGTGCTTTCTATCTTTAAGAAACAGGTAATAACGTTCGAGGTAAGGCTCATTTGATTCTCTATCTAATACAATTCGTTTTCTGCCTAGTCTTTCCATTAACTGAAAAAACTTATTTTTCATCTTTTGGATTATCATAATCATCCTTTACAAGTGTATATACAGTTTGAAAGTTACGCAGTGCAATTTCTAATCCGGGATATTTTTTACACATGTCCTGCACACGTTGCCAATCTGGAAACGAATCAATCCATTCTTCTGCATCACCCCAGTTAAACTGATAATCAGTGTTAAGCGTAATAGTATCGTTTATTGAATAAGATGATCCTACAGCACCACCGCTTGTCAGTGTTATAGTATTCATACTATTCATACTATTCATCGATGATGCTGTAGTATACGATCCTATTCCACTGTATGTAGGAATAGTAATATCTCCTACTACAACATCATCTGATAATATTATAGTAACATCATTAAACAAATCGTTTGATGAGGTTGGTTGCTGAGAAGAATTGCTCATGTAATGATTCCACTTGTTTTTGTATTTGCGGCAATCTAGTATTGTAGTAATCCATATGTGTCATAATAGCACGACAAATGTCAGGACGATATACTGTATATGCATCATAACTTTCAGTCCATTTACTTGGATATTTGAATGTGTCAAATGCCATTTCACTGTAGCTGAGTCTATCAGGCACCATAGGAATAGCATCTACAATAGCACCTTCATACCAGCTAATACCTAATGTTTCTTGCAAGTTAGCACTAAACACCATTTTAGCTTCACCTAACAGTGTATGATACTCATGCTTAGTAAGTTGTTTATCTTGACAAACAACAAACTCGTATTGTGGCAGATGTTTAGCTAAGTCTCTAAAAATTTCAACTTGCTTCTCTGGAGCAATACGGTGCGGAAACAAGATCATGTCTCGTTTCTTCATGCCTTTATAAGGTGCAAGAGTATCTTGCATATATTCCATAGGCCAGCCTGTACGCACAACTTTGTTGCCAAAATATGCTAAGTTCTCGTCACTAAACAAGTTCTTAAAGAACATGTCAATGTGAAAATCTGTAGCAAAGTAGTTATGATCAAACGCATGATAAAAACTCTTCTCAGCGTGTCTAACCCAAGGCTTGTCTCCTACTAGTCGTCCTAAAAAGTCTTGAGGATCATAACTGCCAGCATGCCATAAGCCGTGTGTAACGACTGGAATGCCCAGCAGTTCGCTCATGTACTTGAGATTGATGATGCCAGGATGCCAAGCATCAGTAAATATGAAGTGATCATTGGCGCAAATGCTTCCGTTGCAAAATAAGCGACCGATCTGCTCCACCTGTGCTGACTTATATATGTTGGTACCACCAAAATTAAGGAAAGCGCCAGGAGTAGTGGCAGAAGGAATATCTTCAGGGCCAGAAATAACTTGAACATTGTGTCCTGCTTTCTTAAGTAGATCAGGTACATGAATCTTCCATTGACCCGTGTACCTTGATTCCACCGCCTCTAAGTCGACGATGTAGATCATATTAACGCTGATAGTTTCGATTTTGTCCGTTGCCGCTGCGATTGTATTCGCCTCTTGGCTTGCGATCACCATTCCATGGACGCTTTGGACGATTGGCGTGATAGAAGTTGTTCCAAACTTGGCTGTCTCTGTTGTAGAGATTGGCCTCGTTAAACTCGCAAAGTTCAAAGCGACAGAAGTCTTTAAACTTTTCCAAATCGTCAAAGATCTTAACGATGTCGGGACGATTTTCAAAGTAGTTAACGTCTTTGTAATTATTCTTAGCCATTATAGCTTTCCTTTTAATACTTAATAAATGAACCATTTTCTCCGTCTTCGGAGACCTCAATCCAAACCTCACGGTCTGGATACCTTGCTGAGATTTGAGCGTGTAAGTCATCACTCATCATCTCGCAACTTTTATAATCTAACGACAATACACCTTGGTCGCTAGAATACAATTTTTCAAGCCACCGCTTGAATTGAATGAACTCCACGTCTCTGTCGTTATGCGTAACAGATAGCCACACCCTAAAGTGAAAGATATGGCGATGGGGAGTAGCCAAAAACGAAACGTCATATTCATCTCCTGTTGCTAAATTGGGATCAGTTGCCGCTGCCGGATATTTGTGAATGCCTTCTTTACGAAAGGTCACCCAGATCATTTTATTAGGTCGAATATCTTGTTTGATAATCATTTAAGTAAGCCTTCGCATAATACTGCAATTTCTTTATCAGTCATAAAAAACTGATAGGTTGAAGTTAAGTCTGCTTCCCCATCTTTGTTTTTAGATTCTTGAATAAATTCAATAGCGTTCAAGTCTGCTGGAGTTTTACATTTCCAGCTTTTTACTTTTAGTTTAAATCCGGCATTATCTTTAACAACAAATTCTTTCATTTGATAATCTCATCATTCTTATATTGTGACCAGTCTGTGAACTTACTACGATCCATTAGTGTATGTAGACTGTGGGACCACACACCGGGATTAGTTGCCTTAAAATCTTTATCATCGATTTTAAGCATTGTATTATAATTCCATAATTTTACATAAGGAATTGGCACTCTTATTTGCGGAATAAAATTATCGTGTTCGCAAAGACCGCTTTCATGAAATTCTTCTACTTGATTGATAGGAATATCTAATGAACAGAGATAATCTTTGTCTAAGAAGAAACGTATCATTTCTTCCCAAGCCTTGTGCTCTTCATAAGTTTGCGGATTGTAACTGTGATTAGCACCAAAAAAGATATGTTCACATCCTTGCAAATTTAATGCAATGTGTTCAACAGGTTGTACACCTGTAACAAAGAGAGTTTTCTTCCCGTATGCAGGAGTGTGCTCAATTTCAATGCCAGTGAAAAAGATAATATTGTCGGCTCGGCCTGTGCCGTAATCACGCTTCATTCTTCTTACCTTCTTCGTATTGTTTAATTAAACGAATTACTGGTTCCATACGTTCTTGAAATACATCAGGAGCAGCTTCAGAAACTCTAGTCATATCCCAAGTACTAGGAAAATGACGTAGAATACTGTGAGCTTCCCCTCGTACTGCTTTAGAAATACGAGGGTAAGCTTTTTTATCATAGGCAATAGATTCTAAGAATCTCTTAGCCCACATCACAGCACGATATCTTTCGTCAGGTAGCGTCATTCTTTACAGCTTCTTCAAGTTCGTCAAGTTTGGATTCTTCTGCTTCAGTAAATTCTTCAGCATGTTCTAATTGTACAGGATCTTGTTCTACTATGTCAAACAGATTGGTAAAATTGGCAGATGCATTAGTCATCTTTTTACCAGTGTTTCCTCTTGTGCCAATAATAGTATCAAAATATCTACGATAGTCTTCTACAATAGCCAATGCCGAACCTTTGTCGTTGGCAGCAAAAATACTGTCAACAACATCCTTAAAGTAGATTCGACTGAACTTTTCTTGAACTAACATGCTAGGAATAATGCCGGCATCGTATTGACGATTGGCTTCTTGCACAGCATTGATGTGACTCCAAACATTGTGACCCATTTGAATAGCATAGCTAAATGAATCCCAACTTGTTCGGTTACTGACCTTGCCCAATTTGTTAACATCGGGCATCACAATCCAATCTGCAGGATTGTAAGGATCAGGATTCGTAACACCTGGCTTGACAGTGCCTGCACCGTAGATGCAAACGTCTTTCATCAGTACACCGTCCATTAAAGGACTTGTTTCAAAGTTTTTAAAGATACCGTCTTGTACTACTGCGTCTTGGAATAGTCTTGTGTCTGAGGCGTATTTTTTGTCATCAGCAGACGGCACCATTCGGTAGACCCATTTTTTACGATCTTCTGTTTCTGTTTGGATGTAGATCTGTCCGTTTGCTGTTGCCAAAAACGGTGAGGCGCAGTCAAAAGATATGGTAAAGTTTTCATTATGGTACTTTCTTACAGCTCGTTGAATATCAGTTAATAAAGTTGCCCACTCTAACTTAGAGGTGCCCAGGAAGTGCATCCAATCTTGATGACCTTTTTCTAATAGGCCATCATATCGTAATTCCACAAGGCGTCTAAGCACCAAGTGTACATCGCACATATTTTGTCCGCCCATTGACCAGCCATTGAAAGCACGGTCTCCGTAGATTTTAGTATCACAGTATTTTTTCATACGGTCATACCAATCATCGGCATCGGGATGATTCTCACCTTGCAGAACGTTTAAGAACTTGCAGTTGCCATTGCGATTGTTAATGAACCAATCGTTATTGATGTAAGTTCCTTGCACTGCTTCTGCGTAAGTAGTAATGCCGGTTGCTGCACGACCTGCCGGACTACGAGCAACCCATGCTGGAATATCCAACACCATGCCGTAGTCCATTAGTGTGTCCATCCAAGTAAGAACTTGTTCACGTTTCTTTTGTGCTTTAGGGCAATTAGGATCTTTCCAATCAGCAGGCCAAACACCTTTACCAATTTGGAAACCTCCTGAGTCACCTAATACCCAACTTGTTGAACGATCACGATTACGGAACATGTCTTCGCTATCGTCTTGTTTAGTAAGATCTAAGTTAGCATGTCCTGCTGAATACAAACAATGATCGTAATAAAACGCACCCTTGTCTGGTTCTAAATAGTTTAACGATTCTACGCCACTTTTAAAGCTTGCCGGTATACGTGCAGGATCTACATAATTACCATATCGTTGTTTTCCGATAAAGGTACTGTAGAAACCTGACGTTGCTGGCAAGAAGTATGCGTAGTCGTTCTGTGCCGCTGTTAAATTACGATTCAATTCGACCCCACTTTATTTTTAACCAAATTCTTTCGTGTATGTAATAATCAATACTCAAAAGGACATGCAATGCAGTGGCAAATCCAGTAGCACTGCTGATATCACCAGTGAACATATATGTCCAAAGAATAGTAAACAGCCAGGCAGTAATCCTGTACGTTACCATTCTTGTTATTGTTCTCTTTTTAGTTTCCATTACTTGCTCTGTGCTGGAAGAATGTAGTTGTATTCAGCAAGGCCAGAATCAACTGTAATTTGCATAGCGCCTGCATCAGCAATACGCATAGTCTTGTCACCGTCAAGATTTAAAATACTCATAACAGTAACAACAGGCCATGCCCAAGTTTGTTTTAATTTTCCAGTAATGCCAGCTTGGAATGTAAAGCTACCTGCGTGTGTACTTGCATCTCCAAAGAAAAATACCAAGTTACCGTTTTCAACTTTGACTTGGAATACGTTTTCTTCACTGTGTGCTTGAGCTTGTAGTTTCAAACGCCCGATACTTGCAATGTTAGGTGAAAATTCGATATCCCAAGTAGCACCTTTGAACTTAACGCTTTTAAGCTTTTCGTTAATGATATCACTGTTCATAAAGCGATAATCGTTGACGAAGTCTTTTGCTGCATTTTCAAAGTGTAGACTAACAGGAATATCAACTCCGTTACGTTGTGCAATAACAACTTCAATTTTAGCATTTTCTTTGTACTCGGGATTCTTTAAATGCAAATTTAATTTATCCAAGTTAGGCATACCGAAAACACCTTGAAACTCTGCAACAGGAGTTTTTGTTTTGGCATTAAGAATAACGCTACGATCTTCGGCCATAGACTCGATAGAGGTAGTTCCGTTTTCGCCTGTAACTTTGACTAAAGGCAAAATACCTAAGTTGTGTGTATGTGCTACGATGTCTGTAAGAATATCTTTCATTTTAATTTCCTTTAAGTGATTATATTTAGATTTAGTATAAAAGTCAACAATTTTTATTGTCAAAAGTCAAATAAATTATTGAATGTGTTTTTAGTTTCTGTACTGCGGATGTCCCAACTTAGTACACCGATAAGGTTGTCTAACTTGTTGTCAATGATGGCGCTTTCCATTTCGTCGTGATTGAACGGTAAGTCTTTAAACCATTGAGGTAATCGCAACTCATCAACAGGATATGCTACTGATGTAAAGCCCAATGGGTTGTCTTTGACTTTACAAACAATAACTTTCATGCCGTCAACAATACCCATTGAATATTTGTCGCCCATCATGCGTTTGAGTGTATTCCAATTAATACTTGCACGAACGTGTCCGGGCATATTGGCTTTACCAGCCTTTTCTTCTTTGCGTTGATATTCCGCAATGTTGTTGGCACGTTTAGGTGATCCTTTTTCCCATCCGGGACGAGCTTTGAATTGGCTTCGGAACACAGTAATCATGTCAAGTACTTCTTGTTCTTCTGCACCAGTTAATACCTTTTCAAGTACTTTGCTTAAGAAGTCTTGCATAAACTCTGGAGTATCACTACGCTTAAGGTCAAGACCCATAGCTTTGATATCACCTGGCTTGCCATCTACGTCTTTACGCTTGCCTTCTTTGTCATAAACAAGTACAGCATAACGCTTCTTGGTAATAAACAAGCTCTTTGAGCCAACAACTTCACGACCGGCTTTGATAACTTCGCCACGTGACTTTGGACAGTGGAATGCTTGTTCCATAAAACCTACAAACGTACTGTTAACTTCTTCTGCAATTTGATCATAAAGTTGAACAACAGTTTCTTTTGTCCAAGGAATAAGTCCTTTGTCAATGTCTTTTTGTAAGGTTTTGTAAGCAGAAAAGTAACAACTGTCAGTATCGCCATAGATAATGGATTTGCCTACGTGATTGTATTCGCCTGTGACAATTTCATTTACCTTTGCAGCCATGTGCTTGGCAATCTGACGACCAGTTAATGTAGTTGACTGTCCAAGACGCTTGTCAAAGAATCTGCATCCGCTTTGTAACAACGCACCATACAAACTGTTCAAGTTAATCTTTTTAACTAATTGTCGCTTGTCCCAATAATCTTCTTCAATCTTGTTACCTGCTTTAATAGCTTCTTTAAGTTTGGCCTGCATTTCTTTACGTTCACTGTACCAACGTTTTAGCAAGCCTGGAATAACAGCTTCTTTCTCATAACTAAAGATAGTACCGTTAGCACTAAGCATAAAAGGATTGTTACTTTCAAAAATTAGCCTGTAAACTTCGGCAGCACTAAGAACACTGCTGTCTCCGCCTTCCCAGTCAATAGTGATTTCTGTACCAATCTCTTGTTTCATTACAGCTTCGTACTCTAATGATCCAAACATACCTTCCCATGCAGCCGCAAAGCTTTTACCTTTGGCCATAAGTCCTTGAATATAAGCATCTGTCTTTGTTTGACGTAATTGTCCAACAATACTTTCTGGACCCATGTTCAGAGCACGAATGACGGAAGGATACAAACTGTTAATATCCAAAGAGCCAATCCAGTCGTGTACACCTTCTTTAGGATAAGCAACATACGCACCTGCGGCCTGTGTATCTTCGCTGTCATCACGAGCCTTACGATTAGGAATTTGGAATCCTCTACGATGAGCTTCGTTAATAATAGCCTGCTCAGTAACTGCAACAGCACCCAAACTCTTTAAAGTCATTGTTGTATAACTGGTCAAGTGTGCCTTCGTATTGAACTTTAGTTTCGCCTACTTCAAGTTCACCGATAGCGTCCAGTCGATAAGTGTGTCGTTCTTCATAGTTGTATTTGCGGTACAGCTCGAGACTGTCCAAATGAACACGACCAACCAAGTCATAAGTAGTAGCTGCTTTTCCAAACTTTTCGTACTCCCGCTTTTTAGGAAACTGATTCCATAAACATAATCTGCGTGTGTCTTCTTTGCTTAGTGTTTTAATAATGCGGTTAACAGTATAAGGCATATCGAAACCTTCACTGTTCCATCCACTTAGAACATCTGCATCTTGTATTAAGTTTAAGAACGTGTCCAACATGTCTGCTTCACTATCAAACAGATAAGTGTTGGGAAAGTCTTTAATTGCTTCTTGTGCCTGCTCCATAGTCATAGTCTTTGGAGGAATAGCAAGACAGATCAGTGTGTCAATCCATTGTAGGTGAACAGCGATGGCAGTAATGGGCATAAATGCGTCTTCAGGCGAAGCATAGCCGCGTTCTGGATCAAAGTCCACCTCAATGTCCCAAAAAGCTACATTAAGCTTGGGAGGTTCAGCATTGAGATAATTTTCACTAAGCGTAACGAATGTAGGTTTAAAATCCGATTCGTATAACTTCTTGTTGCTGTTGATTGCAAGTTCCTTACGGAAATCTTTTGAATTCTTACAAACAATTTTTTGAAGGGTTTCACCATGTGTACTGGTATACTTGCCTCGGGGATCGGGTACGTAAAATGTGTATTTTACCGGAAAGTCTCTAAACACCCTTTTTCCGTCTTTAGCTCTCTCAACGACTTTGACAATGTCATTGTCGCGATCAAACATCGCATCGACATACATATATTTTTCTCCTTGAGATTTTCGGCTCTCAAATACCAACAAGATCATTTATAGCTGATCAAACTTTACTCTTACATATTTAGTAGTCTAACGTAGCCAATGACATCAATAGTGACCAACAGTAGATAGTTAGCCACCATGCCTGTGCTCTTTCGAGTCCAAGATGCCCATGCAAATATTGCACATTGCAAAATGAATATTGGATACAGATAGAAAAACAACGGATCAGTTGCGCCAGCTGCTAATGTTAGAGAGCAGCCCAGGCTCATAAGCCATGCTGTAATCTCTAATGAAAACCGGGTAGGCCACTCCCGGTAATCAGTCCTTGCCCAAACGTAAATGCCTTTTAGAAAGTTCATTAGTCTTTCGGCAAACGTCCAGTAACACCAAGAATCATTTCTACATCTTCCCAAGCTGATTCGTGTTCTTTCCAATTGTCTTTGTGTGCAATAGTAATTGCTTTATTAATAACGCTTGGTTTAATTTCCAATTCTTCTGCTACTGCTTTAACAGTTTCTTTCAAACCTTCTTTTAAATCTTCAATTTCTCGCAAAACGGTTGAGCCTTCGTTAATAAGACGTTCCAATTTGGCTTTTTCTTCTGGCCCATACATACGTGTTGACATAACTACTCCTTAAAATACTAGTATACATTAGTTATCATTAGAAGTCAATAGCCAAATGATTTGCTAAAAAGCTCAAACGATGTTATAATTAATTTATGAAAACACTAGCTTTTATCACTTTATTGGCATTCGCAGGATCTACAGTAGCTCAAACATATGATGCTACAAAGAACCTACGTAAATCTGTAACCATTACCTGGGAGGTAGTTGATGATGTAAATAAAGCCTGCGCCGCAGAGTACGCCAAGTATGGACACAAGCTTCCTTACAAAATGGATGCATGTGCCGTATGGCAAGGTAAGACCTGCAGAATCATTACTAAGAAACGTCCAACCGAAGCTGATGTTGGACACGAAGTAATGCACTGTTTCCAAGAACACTTTCATTAAAAAAGCGCCCTAGGGCGCTTTTTATTTGGTTTAAAACTTTTTAAACACCTGCGTCTTTTAGATCTGCACTTGCGGCAATCTCACCTTGTGTACGCTTGTCGTCGGCTGCACGATTATTGATAGCATTGATAATACCGTTGTATTGTTTCATCAACTCAATATCTATAGGATCTTGACTATCTTGTAATTCATTAGCCATTGCATTTAATGCTTCTACATCTTTAGGATCTGGTGCCGCGTTTGCTTCTGGCTTACCACTAACCGGAGGAGGTGTAGTAGTAGCTGTATTCGGACCTGGTACAGGAGGTGTTGGTTTCTTCTGCATAGCTGACATACCTGCTACGCCTGCTGCCGCACCAGCCGCTGCCATTGCAGGTTTACTTCCTAACGCTGATCCTGTTTTTGCGCCTGCTGAAGCTGTTTTATTTACTACTTGTCCTTTATTTGCACCAGTAGTTGCCTTTCCTGCTACTTGGGCAAATTTAGGATTTTTAAAACCAGCAGCTACATTTTTTCCAAAAGTAGCAAGAGCACCTAATGGATTTTCGTTAATTTGAGGATTATCAATTTGTTCTAAACGGGCTCTTAAAGCTGCGATTTTTTCTGATTCTGACATAATTTTTCCTTTGGGATTATTTATTTTGCTTGAAAGCTGAACATCTGGAAACTGTTTCATGGCCGCTGTAGTTGCTGGTCCCATTTTTCCATCTGCTTTAATTTTTGCACCTTTAGCAATCAACTGTTGTTGTAATGCAAATACTTTAGGATCTCCACCTGGAGGAACTTGTACTTTTGGCTGTGCAGGTGCTGCCGGTGTCGCTGCTGCTTGAGCAGGTTGATCTTTAGCTGCGGCTGCTGCAACTTGCTCGTCGTCTGGTAACCAACTTCCAGTACGCATCTTATCTCTAACGGCTTGGATGCCTGTTCCAAGAAGGGCTGCACCAGTTCCTATTCCCGGAATCATACTTGCAGCTCCTGTCATACCCGCAATGGCAGCACCTGTCTTATCACCAGCTTTTAATCTGTTATTTGCATCATATGCACCTAGTGCTGCACCTGCGCCTGGTATAACTTTTCCTAGTAATTTACCGCCCGCTTTGGCAGCAACCGGTGCCGCCGTAGCGGTAGGCGATTCGATCAATCGAATTTTATTTAACGAATCGCTTATACCGTTGTTCATTGTCCTGCAACACCTTGTTTAGCCATGTTAGGATTTCCTACTGCTGCGCCACCGCCTGTATTAGCAAACCCTGCTGGTTTACCGCCTACTGGAGGTTTAGGAGCAGGAGCAATGTGTTTAACCTTTGCAGGAGCAGCTGGTGTTGCTGCCGCACCTGTTACTCCGCCAGTCTTAGCTAACTTATCCATTAATGCCTTAAACTTTTCACGTGTAGCTGCCACTGCCGGATCAACTGCTGCTGGTGCTGTTGGTTTAGCTGTGCCATCCGCTGCCGCTTGTGCAGCCGCTTCTTCACCTGGATTACCTACGCCAGTTGCGGCACTTGTTGAATTGCCGCCAGCGGCCATAGCTCTTCCGGCTGCGCCCATTTCTGCATCATCTCTATCTGCTTGATTAGGATCCATTGTTTGTGTTGCCGGTGCTGCCGGCTTTGCAACTGCCTTACCTTTGTTAGGAGCACGAGCAAGAATAAATTGATCGTTAATGTCAGGAACGCCTCCTCCTTTAGTCAACCATGCTTGATCTGCTGGACTCATTGCTGCAAACTTTTCAGCATCTGCACCTTGGTAAGGATTAGCAACAGGTGCTTCTTCTAAGTTAAATTCTCTTAGTAATTCCTGTGCAATAGAGCTTCTAAAAACAATGCCTTCGTTCTTCTTTTTCTTCTCAGCTTTCTTTTGATCAGAATCTTTGCCGCCATCGTCAAATGTACTTGATTTACGAGTATACTGTGTAACACCTGGCTTGATTTCTTTTTTGTCAAACTTACCAGTTGTTTTTTCCTTATCAGCACGAGCCTTGGCATCTGCTACAGTTGGAAAACCTTCATTAAGAAGTTGCTTGCTTTCGATTTGATCCATCTTGGCAATGAGTGCTTTTAAGTCCATTTTATAATCCTATATCTATAATATATTTATTATTTGTGCTCACTTTAAAGTCCACGGTAGCGAATCGCTTTCCTTGCCCAGCAGCCGGGCCACACTTATATAACGCAAAGGTCCTAAGGTAGTGTGTTATTTTGGCACACAGTTAGGAACTGTGCGACCGCCTTTCTTTTTAGTTCCTACTGGTTTATAACCTTTCCAGCAGGGATTATCTGTACGTAAGCTTTCATCAACATTTCCGGACACAATGGCATCATAATGACTCATGTCAATTACATCTACTTTTTTACTTAGTTCAATAAGTCTTTGTGTAACATCATGTAGAGCCATATCGTCTTGTGCATCTTCTTTAGAGTATTCCATTATTCTTAACAACAGAGGAATATCTAAAGTAACAGTATCTACAGGATCAGTTTCTTCATTTTTATATCTACGGTTGTTATCGACTCTTGCACCTTTTTTTGCCATTTGAATAATGTTTTCAGGAGGAGTCTGAGATTGTGAAATATGCTTTTTAAATGTTGATTGATGTCCAAAATTTCCAACTTTGTTTGACACCCGCTCTGCAAGTTGCTTAACTTTTTCAGTTTTAGCATTTTGACTTTCAGCAAATTCTTGCTCAGCCTGTTTAAAGTATTTGTCTATTAAACTTGGCTTGCTTTTTGTTTCTTCAGATGGAGTTTTGTATTCAGTGTAATGATTAACAGCAATGCTTTCCGCCGCTGTTAATCGATTTAATTTGCCGGCACCTTCTGCAATAATGGATACAAATCGTGCCATGTCTCCTACTTCGGCTTGAGGCTTTGTAGTCTGTCCATCAATAGCCTGCAATATTTTCTTCATATCCATTAGTTAAGTCCTTTAAACTCTTCTATACGACGACAGTCTTCACATTCACATTCTGTGCAGTAGTCACAACTTAAACAACTGTGACCGCAATGTGGTAAACAGTGACAAGGGCAGTTAGCCCTTAGTCTCTTATACGTGTCGTCTTGTTCCATTACTTTTTAGCAAACGGATTTTTCTTTTTATCAGCAACTGCCTTTTTCATTGGTTCTTTTTTGTTGCCATCTTTATCCATGTCTAAGAAGTCCGGCTTTGATGCTTCTTTTAAACGACCATCTTTTTCTGCTGAACGTAACATAGCTGCACGATCTGCATAGCTACCACGCTTGACATCTTTAGCAGCATCTTTTTCACCCTTAGTAGGATTCTTAACATGCTTTAGTGGATCGAATTTTTCAGATTTGGCTTCTTTAACATCTTTGCCAGCACGTAGTTTAGCAAAGTCGCTCTTTTCTAGTTTGCCGTCTTTATCAACATCTAACTTTCTTTGACCGCCTTTTAATGCTTCGGTAGTCTTCTTGTCAGCAACTGCCTTTTTCATTGGCTCTTTTTTGTTGCCATCTTTGTCCATGTCTAAGAAATCTGGCTTGCTACCTTCTTTAACTGGTTTAGTTGCTCCTGGTTTAGGTGGAACACCTTCTGGATCGCTAACTGCTGTAGTTGTTTTAGCAGGAGTCTTGATGCCCTTCATTTTGTTATAGGCATTAGGATCTTTACTCTTCATTAAAGCGGCACCTTGTGCAGGCGTTAACGGAGCATTTTCATTTGCTTTGATTTTCTTTTTAGCTTTCTTTGTATCACTGTCATCACCACCGTCTGTAAATGTACTTGATTTACGAGTATACTGTGTACCAGTGCTAGTTTTCTTTACATCAAACTTGCCAGTGCCTTTTTCGCTAGCAGCTTTTTTATTTGCTGCCATCATGTCTTCCCAGCCTTCGTCAAGATCCTTTTGATTCTTTTCTTTAAGTTTTTCTAGCTTGACTTTTGCTTCAGTTAATTTGCGTTTGAATTCACGTTTGACTGATTCACTATACATGTCTGCTGTTTCTAATCTTTCTCCGTATTCACTAAACTTCATTTCATATTCCATGAAGTGATATACTGATGCAATGTAATCAGCAGATTTAGTAATTTTAGCCTGTACCCAACCTTCTAGTTGATCACCATCTTGGATCATTTTAAATAGTTTTGTACTGTAATTGGCCAACTTGTACAAGTCAGCGCGAGCCATTGCGGCTTCTCTATCATCCGGGTTTGGACGGGGTGTGTTCATCATATTCATGTCTGGCATGGTTAACTCCAATGTTTAGTATATTTATCGTTTTGCTACTGGGCCGCCGAAAAGACTAGCACCTTTAATATCATGTGCAGATTTAGCAGTTCCGTCTGAGTTTTTAGGCTGTACTACTTTAGGCTGCGGAGGTGCTTTAGTACCGCTTTTTCCGCCCCAAGGATCGCCTAAATAGCTTTTTTTACCACGTGCTTTACCTGGGCTAATATGCGGATTTACTACAGTACCTATATTAGCTGTACTTGTAGCACCTGCTGTGGCGCTTTCTGCCATTGTTATTTCTCGTATTCTCATTTTTTCTTAGCCCTTCCTGCCTTCATATTTGCTAACCAGTGTGCAAGTTGACCTTTGCGTCCTCCCTGTTTAGCAGTCTTACGTAAACTGCTTACACTTGCCTTGGTATTAATACCGTGACGCTTGCTATCGCCCTTATCTTGAGGGTTTCGACCATCAGCAAAGTTTTCTAAAATTTCACTTACTTTCATGGGATTTCTCTCCAGTCATGTAAGGAAGGCTGAACCACAGTTTAAACCATTCAGGGTCTCCGGCACGAATATTATTCTTACGCATAATTTTGGCTTTTTCTTGACCTGATTGTCCAAACGTTTCTCCGTAGCTTGTTTGACTTGCTCTATATTCATGTAATCTAGCAACGCCCCCTAATCCGCCTAGTCCCGCTAATGCTTTTATCTCGTGAATAGGATCATCAGGGGACAAATAGGCATCGTCTGGACTGTCTTGATTTAAATCTGCTGCGGTGATTTTATATTGTTTCATTTAGACTTCTTTGTGTCGTTAGCAAACTGTTTGTTAGTAGCTTTTACAATACCACTGAATCTTTTATCACCGCGTTTAAAGTCACCTGATGCATCTGCTTTCTTAGCATCTGCTCCTGCTGCTTTTTTATACTTTCCTAACATATCATTAGATAGTTCTTGCAGACTTGTTTTTAAATCAATATCTTCCGCTACACCTTGGCCTTCTGCCTGTTTAATTATTGCATCTAACTCAGACATCATTTGCTGAATCTTAGGAAGTTGTGATTGGAATGCTGCTATTATTTTCTGAAATGTCTTTTGAACATCAACTTCTTGATTTGGTGCAAGCACCATCATCTTTTTAACTGCTTCGGGATTAGGAGCTTCTGATCCGTATTCTGCTGCTAAACTATAAATGCCTTTGACGAACTCAGTTGTAGGAATAGTTTCGTCTGCGGCTGCAACTTCTGTTACTTCAGGTTGCTTTTTCTTAGCAACTTTTTTTGGCTTTTCTGGATTCGCGCCTACCGCAGCAACTACAGTGTCAAAATAAGTTTGACCGTTAACTGTTAACTTAGGATCTGTTCCGCTGGCTGCATAAAAAGCAGCTTCGTCATTAGCTCGAGCTGCGGTTCGAAGTGCAGTTGCTGAACTTACACGAGGGCTTTCTACGTGCTTGATTGCTCTAAATTTATAGTAACCGTGAGGACCTTCTTTACCGTTGTAGTCATTTAACAGCTTGCCAGCCCATGCCCAATCGTTACCGTCTGTTACATAGGCAATAGTTTTGTCATCGCCTAAGAGTTCATATAGTTTACTTGCTAATGTAACAACACTTTGCTCCGGAAGAATGTGTCCTTTAATAGGAGGATATATAGCCTGCATCCATGCCGACTTTTCTTTAAACGTTAATGGGTCGTTAGGTCCATGTGTACTGGGATTTGTTCCAATGAACCATTTGTTACCCGCTGCTTGTACAGCTTTGTATACTTCTATGTGTCCTTGATGAGCAGGGTTGAATCGACCGAATGCAAATGCTGCATCAGCACTTGGCATTTTTACTTCAAACAAATTTCTAAGTAACATGTCAATCCTCTAAATCGTATGCGCCATCTTCGCAATTTTTAATTTCGCGTTTGTGAATTTCTTCGCAGATTTCTTTGCACATGTCATCTTTTAAGGTTTTTTCTAGTCCTTCTACAGGAAACTTGTTTTGATAGATAGCATAAGCTTCTCTAACCAATCGTTCAAATCCTTTTGGAGAAATGTTTTTTCCTTCTTTGCAATACTCGTCAAATTTAAGCATTGCAGGAAAATAGCGTTTTCGATAAAATTCTGGATCGTTATTCATAAAAAAGATCACATCATCTTTAAGATCATATCCTAAATCTTTTTTCTTATCATCCTCGTTTCCGAATAATTCATTAACATTCATAATTTAAGTCCTGTCGTAAGAAATCCCTTACTTCGTTATATTTATCGAAATAAGGGATTCGTTATTAAGCTTTGATTACAGTTTCTATCCTACTAATAACACTACCTAAAAACATACGTACCATTGTAAGTGTTTTATCGTCTTTAACATAGAAATAACCGCCGCCCCAACTAAATCCCTTACCTAAGTCTTTTTTAATACGTTTAGTTAATCTTAACTTGTCATTACCATCACTCCAATTTAAAAAGCTTTGATAATCTTGTCTAGTAGCGCCTATATGTATTTTGTACTTATAGTCTAGTGTTTTAACAATAACATTGTCTTTTTCTAGAACAGGACTAGTTCTATTAGGCAAACATATAAACTTGACTCTTTGATCATCTAATGATGCTAATTTTTCAATGGTTGTGCTGTCATTTGTATAAAGATTGATTCTAGGACTTTCGATACGCAGTTCGTAATCTCCTAGAGTAGACATTAAATCTCTAAGTTTAAAACAATATTCTAAATCTTCTTTTGTTTTTATCTTAACCCAAGAAGGAAAATGTCCTTCATTGAGTTTTTCTAAAACATAATCTAACTTATTGCCTCTAAACCAACCAGCAATAGGACAAACAAGTACAATTTTATACTTGTACTTGTTTGCAAACAGACTTACTGTTTCTTTAATCAGAACTGATTTCGGTAGTTTCATTCTGTACTATTGGTTTTGTAGCTTTAGTAACAGCAACAATCATCAACTGATCTTTATCTAGTGTAATGTTAGCAGTGCCGCCATTCTTTAACTCACCAAACAACATCATTTTAGCAAGACTGCGTTTAATGTCTTTGTCAATAACACGTTGTAACGGACGAGCACCCATTTTAGGATCAAAGCCTTTGTCAATCAAGTAGTTAAGAGCTTCTTTGTTGATCTTGATCTTAACGCCTTTTTCTTTAACTTGGGCACGTAACTCATCAATAAACTTATCAACAACCTTAGTCATTGTTTCTTTAGTCAACTTGCTGAATGTAACAACAGCATCTAGTCGATTACGGAACTCAGGAGCAAAGAATTTCTTTAATGCTGTGTCACTATAAGTAACTTCTTGTGTACCAAAACCGATCTTGTTCTTTTCAGCATCACTTGCACCAGCATTGGTAGTAATGATTAAGATAATGTTACGGCAATCTGCTTGCTTTCCGTTTGAACCAGTGATAAAACCATTGTCCATCATTTGCAACAAGATAGTTGAAACGTCAGGATGGCTCTTTTCAATCTCGTCTAACAGCAATACACAATTCGGATGCTCTTGAATCTTAGTAATCAGTAAGCCTGCATTTTCTTCAAAGCCTACATAACCAGGAGGGCTACCGATTAGCTTGCTAACACTATGCTTCTCTTGATACTCACTCATATCAAAGCGCACAAGTTTAACACCCAAGTTCTTTGCCAAGCTCTTGGCAGTTTCAGTTTTACCTGTACCTGTTGGACCCATGAACACAAACGCACCAACTGGACGATTGTCAGGTTTCAATCCAGCACGGCTAACAAGGATTTTGTCAACTACTTCTGTAATGGCAGCTTCTTGTCCATAAACTTCTGCCTTTAGCTGTGATTCAAGATTGTTTAATGTAGAACTTTCTTGTTCAGCAATAGTTTCTGCAGGCATGTTAACAACTTTAGCCAATTCATATTGAATCTCGCTTTCGCCTACTGTACGAGTTTCTACAATCTTTAAATTGAATCGACTGCAAGCCAAGTCAATTAAGTCAATTGCTTTGTCAGGAAGCTTTTTATCGTTCTGATACTTAACGCTCAAGTCAATAGCTGCCTTAATAGCTTCGTCTTTAATCTTAACCTTATGATGTTCTTCGTAGTATTTCTTAATACCTTTAAGGATCTGGAAGCTCATTTCTTTGCTAGGCTCGTCAACAGTAATGCGTTGGAACCTACGCATCAATGCACGATCTTTTTCAAAGTGTTTGCGATATTCTTCCCAGGTAGTTGAAGCAACTACTTTAATGTTGCCTTTGCTCAATGCAGGCTTCATCATGTTAGCAAGGTCGTTAGCATTATTGTTAGCTGAACCAGCACCGCTAATCATATGTGCTTCGTCAATGAACAAGATAGTCTTACCTTTCTTGCCTAATGCTTTCAACACCAACTTAAAACGTTCTTCGAAATCGCCGCGGTACTTAGATCCTGCAAGCATTGCACTAATGTCCAAGTTGAATACAGTGTAGTCTTTAAGGAAGTCCGGAACTGCACCTTGCACAATATTGTAAGCCAGACCTTCTGCAATTGCAGTCTTACCTACACCTGGATCACCTACAAGAATAACGTTGCTCTTGCTACGACGGCCCATTGCCAATGCTACATTCTCAAGTTCTTCTACACGACCGATAACTGGATCAATCTTGTTTTTCTTAACAGCTTCGTTAAGGTTAGTTGTAAAACTCTTTAGAGCACGATCACTTTGATTGTCACGCGGCTCTTCTTCTTGTTCTACAGTAGAGTCCATCTCGTTGTTGAGATAGTCTGCAAATTTGTCTTTATCAATGTTAGCTTGCTGAATGTAGTAAGCTGCAAAGCTACGTTTCTCACTCATCATAGCAAGGAATACATCAGTACTTTCAATACGTTGACGGCCATTAAACAGAACCTGTGTAAACGCACGATTGAGTACACGTTCTACAGTTTGTGTTTTACGAGGTTTAGCATCAGACTCACTAATAATATCGTCACATTTATTTTTTAAATAATGTTCTAGATTTTTCTTAATAAATTCCGGATCACTTCCGTACCCTTGAACGCATTTGGTAAAAGTTTCTTCGCATAGCATAGCAAAAAGCAAATGCTCCAAAGTCAAGTATTCGTGTTTAAGTTTCTTAGCAACATCGATTGCTTTTTCAAATACTAGTTGCAGTTCGTTACTTGGTTCTACCATAAATTTCCTCGTTGTAATTAATTTATTATACAGTATTATTTTGATTTGTCAATTAGTTCGGCGTAGAGTTCTTCAAATTTAATTTTAAGATCTGGATCAGTTAAAACAGGAATATCAATACCCACTATAATAATAAGATTTCCAGACTGTCCTCTTAGGTTAGTAAATCCTAAATTGCTACTGACATATTCGGTACCATGTTGAACACCGGGCCGAATATTAAATCTAATCCCAGTGCCATTTAAATGATTAACAATTTTAGTACATCCAGTCATTGCTTCAATTGGATTAATAACACAATAGGCAATTAAATCATTTCCTCTACGGTCAAACTCTTGACTACGTTGTACCATAACAGTTACATTAAGATCTCCCCGCGGCAAATTAGGTGAACTGTCGTCCCCCATGCCTTGATATCTAATAACTTGTCCTGATTCTACTCCTGCAGGAACTTGTATTATAACTGTTTGTTTTTTACCATTAGGCAATTGATAGCTTGCTTCTAAATCCGCTCCGAGATAACTTTGTTTAAAGTTAACGTTTACTCTAATGTTTAGATCTCTATTTTTTCTTCTGTTAGGTTGTTGTGTTTGCCTAAAGAATTGTTCAAACGGATTTCCGCCGAACATAGAACTTACATCATGCCATCCTTGTCCGCTACCTTGTGTAAATGGATCAAAGCTGTGTTGCGGAGAATCGTATTGTGCTCTTTTAACAGGATCACTTAGTGTGTCATATGCCTGTGCAATGGACTGAAAAGTTGCAGTATCTCCTCCTTTGTCAGGATGATGCTTTGTTGCTAACTTTCTATAGGCCTTTTTGATTTCGTCCTGACTTGCAGTTTTTGAAACACCTAACGTTTGATAATGATCCATATTGATAAAAAAAGGTATAGTGTATTATACTATACCTTCTTATATATGTCAAGTAAAAAAATGTTTATTTTTTCTTGGCGTCTTCGACTTTAGTACCTTCAAACTTTTTGTGAACTTTAACAGTTTTACAATCTTGTTTTGGTTGTTTAGTTTTTGGATCGATAACTGGCTTGCCGTCTTTGCCCTGAATATCAACACAAACTTTTTTAGTTTCTGGTGCTGCTTTATCATCGGCTGCATAAGCAGAACCTGCTGCTAAAAATCCTGCTACGAATAATGTTGTTAAAAATTTCATTTTATATTCCTTTATAGTTCTGGGAAATTTGGTTGTTGTGGGCCAATCTTTCCGCTTCTTGATGTGAGTATGGTTGCTGGAGGTACTGCGCCGTAGCCTGGGTGACTTGTGCCAAATGAGCCTCCATTGTTAAATCCGCTTCCCATTGATTGGAGTTGTTCGAATGATTGTGTAAAGGTCGTTGCCATTGGTGTACCAATGTTGCCGCCGGGTTGCTGTCCAACTGTCGCCGGAGGTGTATATGTTGTATTGACATTTGATGGTAGGGCGGGTCCGCCATTGTTTGCTCCTCCTAGTTTCTCTTGTGTTCGACCATATGCAGCAACTCCTAGTACTGCACCCATTGCAATATGGTACAAACCTGCGCCTTGTAGTGTAATAGGTTGCCATTGTATAGTAACGCTTCCCTTATCTAAAGCCTGCAACAGACTCCACAATATTGGAAAAATAACAAAGTCTGCAATACAAGTTAACATGTAACTCCAACCCATAGCTGGACGCCATTTAGAATTCATCCAATCTTCTTTACTATGGGCTTTCATAATATATTACAGTTCGGGATGATCTGGTTGCATCGGCATTGGTTTACCTGTGCTAGACATCATTGGCGCACTTGGAGGATTGAAGCTTTGCGCTGGCGCTGCTCCAAATCCAATAGGTGCTCCGAAGCCTGTTGATACATTATTTCCAAAACTGCTAGTTGGTGTAGCACCAAACGCAGGTCCTGCTCCAAATCCCGATGACATAGATCCAAAGCCACCGTTGTTTGTTGAAGAAATAGTCTGAGCACCGAATGGTCCACTAATTGTTGTTGATGAGCTTTTTGGTCCTCTATCCCATCCAGAATTTGCCGCCTTTAATGCTTCTTTCTGTGCTTCTTTGTCACCTGGACTAGCTAACATGATACCACTTAGTGTACCAGTTAAGAATGTAGCAATAGGAATGATCAGTTCAAAGAACTTTTGATCAATTGGGCTAATAGCGTTCAGCGGTTGTGTAACAAATATCAATGAATATAGCACAACAAATACAATACCGAACAATGTCAATGATAGGCAAATTCCGATGAAAAATTTCAATCGGGCCATTAATTCTTCTTCAGTATAAATGTGTTCAGGTTGATTATTTTCCACAACTGACTCCTTGTGTGTTAGGCGCCATAGCCGGCGCAGAAATTGTTTTAGCTGGTTCATCTTTTGGAGGTCCTAATCTTGGGTCACGTTGACCTTTAAAAATATGCTCGGGACATGTGCGAGTTACATCACATGTTGGCAACTTGCATATTTGTTTATCCCAGTTATCTGGATTTTGGCAAGGGTAACGAAAACTGTCACCGTTACTAAAATATGCTAACGCAAGAGGTGCTAATAGTAATACAAACACCCACTTGAGTAATTTTTTATCTTGCATTACTCAGCTCCTTTATATACTATTATTTAACAGTTTCAAACTGTTTTTTCTGCTTGTCGTACCACTCATTCCATCCATCTACTTTGTTAGCACATTCATAGTATAAGCCGTAATTTTTAACTACAGTTTTTAACAAATCTGTTATTGGTACGTTTGTACCTTCAATAGTGTTTAATGTTGGACATTTTTCTTGTAGAGTAGGTACTGCATCTGGAAAGTTTCTTTTAACTGGAGTAGGTGTGCTACATCCTGCTAATAACACAACAACGCCTAAAATAATTGCTTTCATTTCTTAGGCCCCTCCGCTGCTTTGTTCATAACTGCCGCTGCATTATGTGCATCAATAATAGGTTGAGGTACAGGACAACGTTCTACATACTTGATAACTTCTTCTTTTTTAACAACTTCTTTATCTATGTATTGAGTAATGTATTCAGTTTTGCCTTTGATAAACTCTTTTTGTTTTACAATTTTTTCTTGTATAACAACATTTTCTTTCTTAGACTCAGCTTCTGCCGCCGCTACTTTAGCTTCTAACTCTTTAACTCGATCACGCCACATCATTTCTGTAGTGTAACCACCTTTGAAATAGATTCCCGCAGTTAATAGTACAGCACTACCAATTTGAATTACTGTTACATATTTTGATAGGCCGGGAATTTTGTTTAAGATTTTGTGAAGTACAAAAAATGCTAGAATGAAACTGACCACTCCTGCAATCAACACTATGTTGACTATGTACATTAACAAAGTGTCAGGTAAGAATGACAGTAACCACATATTAATGTACTCCGAGAACGTGCAGAGCGTGATTGTAGTGTTTAATACGATCTTCTAAGCCAATAGTACCACCGTTAATACGCTTGGTTAGTGTAAGGATATCACCTGCATCTGCCCATTGATTTAGATTATTTTGTTCCCAGAAGAAACATGCACTTTGTACGGCACCTTCGAATGTTCCTAAGTACTCTACACATTCTTCCATGTTTTCAATACCTACACTGGCTGCAAAGAATGTATAATTATTCTTACCAGTTAATTGAATTAGTCCACGTCCTAGGTAGCGATATCCGTCACCTGACGCTTCGTCACCGTTGCCCATACGATTGGCATAGACCTTGTTGGCAATCATTTGAGGATTTTTAGCATAAGGCTGTGCAGACTCTAGTGTAGGAAAGTATTTCTTAAAAGTTTTAGTTAAACTTTCTGCTTTGTAATTTAAATTCTCTTGTAGGAATTTAAAATTGCCACTTTCGTGAGCGCACTGAGCAATAAACGCTGCTACTCTTTCAGGAGTATTAATTTTATACTCTGGAAGAATTTGATTCAATGCATCGTACCAATAGTCTAGATAAGGGTTCTTACCTATCATTTCCGCTAAATGTGCTTTTTTAAATTCAAATGTAAAACTCATAGTTTCTCCAATGCTACGGCATAACCGCTGTTTTCAAATACATACACTCCGTTTACTTTAGTAATATTATAGTTACCGAGATATTTACTTAAAAATAGAACTTCTGCCATGTCTTTACTTTCTAGCATGATTCTTCCCGGCAAACTTTCATATACTGCCTGTGTTGTTCCAAATCCTTTTATACGCATTCTTAACGGATCAGAATACATTTTTTGAAAAATTAAATCTTCGTTGTCTGCACTAACTGCTTCAATAAAACTACGATTAAAAAAATTACTAAAGTTGTTTAGTGAATTTTCTTTAATTGTTACTTCGTAATCTTGTTTGCTAGTAGGAATATTCTCTGAAAGAGTTTCTTCACTAACTGGTATACTAGTAAAACTCTTATAGTATCGAAATTTAAAATCGTCAATACCAGTTAGTCTTTGTACACCGCTTAAAATCTCCATGATTTGTTCAGGTACATGCTTGTTACGTTCCATTTCAACAAACACTTTATAACGGCCATCCTTTAATTCACCCGGAGTTGAATCAGCGTCAAGTACAAATTCATATCCTCTTTCGATAAAGTTAACAAGATCAGTTGCTGGTTCGTGATCTTCTACAGTAAAGCTCAATACAACAACATCGTTATCAGAGCCCATCTTACTAGCATAACTGTCTATTTCAAAAATATTACTAACAAGATGTACTAGATCATTTGAATGTAACGCCATGTTATGCTGCTCCTGGTGTTACAGCAGGTGCTGCTGCTGGTGCAGCCGCTGTTGGTGCTGCTGGTGCGGCAGCAGCCGCAGTATCAGCTGGCTCGCTTGGTGCTGCTTGTGTTCCTTCAGTACGGCCAATACCCATATTTTCTTTCATCTTTGACATATAACCATTATAAATGTCAGCCGCTAGCTTCTTAGGCATATTAATTTCTACAACCCATACTGGTTTTCTATCCAGTTTTCCTTTTTGTGTGTTTGGTCTCAAATCGTCATGTGTTTCTACTTTTCGAGGTTCTACTAAAAAGGTCTTTTCATATTTGACTTTACATCCGTAATCTAATAGGCGTTTACCTCCCATCGGATTCGGCATTTTATCTTGGGGCCACATGAAACTAGCCTTGATCCAATGACGATCTATATGAGGACCACTACATAGTTCCCCATCTTCCCAGTTTTCGTAGACATACATATCCATCTCGTCCAACACTCTTTCAAAGTCTTTTAACACTGAAAGATTGCTGTTTGTGTTGTATATTGACTCTACGTTTTTGATAACTTCTAAAATATCTAGCATAATGACTTCCACAATTGTTACAGTTATTTATCTAGCCTAAAATGATATCTTATGTTATTACTTTAGCCCAAAAGAACTAAGTAATAGTGTAGGACCTCTGTAGTTACTGGGCGGTCACTACATTGTCCTACTTTACTTTTAAAAAGTGGGAGAACTGAATGAGTAAAAACCGCGTAAAAAAACGTTTTACTTCAAATGTCAATGTAATTGACTTTCAAAACTATGCACCTCAAAAGAAGCATAAAGTAACACTATTGCCTCGCAATAAAAACCAAGAAACTTACCTACAAAAACTACAAGATGATAAAAAAAGCATTGTCTTTGCTATCGGCCCTGCTGGTACGGGTAAAACAATCATGGCTGTTATGCATGGCATTAAATTACTTCAAGAAGGCATTATTGAAAAAATTATAGTGACAAGACCCGCCGTTTCCGTTGATGAAGATTTAGGATTCTTGCCAGGTACGCTTAATGAAAAGATGGCACCTTGGACAAGACCTATTTTTGATGTTTTAGGAGAATACTATCAAACTAAAGAGATAGCAGCCATGCTAGAAGATGGAATTATCGAAATAAGCCCACTTGCATATATGCGCGGCCGTACGTTTAAAAATGCGTACATTATTGCAGACGAAATGCAAAACGCCACGCAGAATCAAATGAAAATGTTATTAACCCGTCTTGGAGAAAATTCTAAGATGGTAGTTACAGGAGATTTAGCTCAAGCAGATAGATTAAAAGACAATGGTTTGATTGATTTTATTACTCGAGTCGAAGACAGGAGATATCAACATATTGATGTTGCTAGATTTGATCATAAAGATATTGAACGACACAAAGCAGTTGCCGAAGTTTTAAAAATTTACGGCGATGAATAAGAGATAAAAAAGGGCGCTTTATGCGCCCTTTTGTATTTGTGTAACTGTGATTCCTGATTTTTCTAGGAACTCTATTCCTGCGGTGTCTCTATAACTATTTCTATAATATACGCTAGATATGCCGCTTTGATATATAAGTTTGGCGCAATCCAAACAAGGAGCATGAGTAATAAAAATATCAGCATTACTGCCGCTTTGGCTTGAGCGGGCTAGCTTGGCAATGGCATTAGATTCGGCATGTAATACCTCAGGTTTCGTTTTTAATCCGTAACGAACATTTCGTTGAGCACCTTCGTGCCATCCTTCGTAAGGATACTTAGCCTCAATCTCTTCAGGATCTAGCCAGCCACCTGCACCGTTATCCCATACCTTGTCTTCGCAAGTGTTGTCCCATCCAGCAGGCATACCATTGTAGCCGTAGCTAATAACTGAATCGTCTTTAACAATCACAGCACCGACTTGTAGTCTAACGGCATGACTGAGATCTGATGCACGACTCGCCCAGTCCATATATAAATCTATATATTTTTGTTTCATACGTTAGCAAGACGAATTAATGTAGCAGCCAAGTTAATTTCAGGATCAATAACCAATGTATGATCAACAAGACCTTGTTTAATAATCAACACAGCTTTGTCTTGGCTTGCTTCATCACCGAAGATTTCAATGTTATCATATAACCAACGATAAATTTCATCCATCTCTTCAGGGCGAGCCTGTCCGCAAACAAGTTTACGAGCCTCTTGAATCTTGCCCTTCTTAAACAGTTCAACCATTTCAATCTTATAGTCAGCACCGCCGCTGTCTCCTTTTTCAGGAGTATGAAGGGCACCTTCCATACTGTTCATCTGTACCATATTAATACACTTACGAAGATCTGGGTAAGTTGCTTTGACAAAGGTATCTAGAGTGTCAAGATCAAACTGTACGTTTTCTTCCATAAGGATAGTTGCCATACGAGCAGTGAACTCTGTTTGATCAACTTTTGCAATGTGAAAGCCTTGGCAGCGACTGTGAATAGCTGGAATGATCTTGTTAGGATAGTTGCAAGTTAGGATGAACCTTGCAGTAGTATGATACTCCTCCATCACACCACGAAGTGCTGCCTGTGCGTTTGGACTCAAATAGTCTGCTTCGTCTAGAAGTACAACCTTGAAGTCTCCGAATGGAATCATCTGTACAAAGTTAACAATCTTATCACGAACATCATCAACTGAGTTAGTACGACTTGCGTTAATCTCTAAGATGTCAAACTCTTGAACTTTGAGTTCGTTAAACAAAATCTTAGCAAGTGTAGTTTTGCCGATACCAGCATTACCGCTTAACAGCAAGTGAGGAATACTTCCGTCTTTAATCCATTGTTGGATCTGTGCTTTTTGATGTTCATCTCTAAATACATATCCTTCGACAGTTTTAGGACGATACTTTTCTACCCATAATTCTTTCATTTTCATTTACCTTATAAAGTTCGTGTGTCTGCATAAATCCGACCCTATACACGCTGTATGTCACAGCTTCATGTAAGGTTAGAAATGTTTTACTTACCAGTGTTCCGCCAGTTAAAAAATATCTAAGCTTATACAATTTCTTCAACAATGCCTAATATTTCTGCCATAATAAGGCAAACGCCTGCCATTAGAATATTGCCTGTAATTAAGCAACCTCCTGCAACAATTCGAATACCGCTTTTTACAAGGCTCACATAAAAGTGACCTTTACTTGTGTCTTTTGGTTGTATATTAATCATAGGTGGATGGTGAGGACAACGTCCTTGGTTATAATCACAGTTTGCGCTGTATTGTTTATTGCAAGTTTTACAATGGTCCATTATGAGCTTTCATCATTTTATTTGCTTCTGCTTCTACTACTCGGTGTCTTAATTCAGTTGTAGAAAAGCTGTGTTCTCGAGTGTTGAAATAAAACTTAATACCATGCTGTATGCATTCTGCCCTACCGGTAAAGTCTCTATCTTCATACTCTCCTCCTAGTATTCTAACATCAATAGGATAACTAAGCAAGATGTCAACTAGCTCTTTTTCGGTTGCATATACTACAATTTCGTCAATATACTTACATGCTTGTAGTTGTGCAAAGCGTTCAAACACTGATTGTACAGGTTTGTTTTTTTCTTTTCTATCAATAGTCGGGTCAGTTTGCAATCCAACAATAAGATAATCACATTGAGTTTTTGCTTCTTTCAACATGATAACGTGTCCTGCATGAAACAAGTCAAAGGTTGAACAGGTAAAACCTACTGTCATTTGTTTAATTCTTTCTTCATTCTATCTCGCCACATTATTGCATCTTCTTCGTAATCAAAGTGAGGGCTTAACTCTAAGTCTTCGTTATGGTCTTCAACCCAGACCCAACAGTCGTTATACTCATCGTTAATTAATCTCATTAGTTGTCCTCTGGTAACATCTCATCAACAATAACATTCTCTCCAGGAAACGTTGTTAGGTGATATTCTGTTTGACCTATCATGTAGTACTCTGTAAAACTGTGCTGATTGTTAGTAGCCTTAAACGGTTCTGTCATTGCTAGCAGTAATAGAATATCATCTCGTTCTTTACCTTCTAACGTTTTAATAGGAGGACCCATAACTTTACGTATAAAGGCACGAGCTTCTTCTTTGGTCATTTCCTTCATATCTTATTATAAAGGTAAAAAAAGGGTCTGTCAAGACCCTTTGGCATTACTTAGTACCAGTACTGCCCATACCACCACTGCCCCGGGCAGTATCAGATAGTTCATCTGCTAGAATGAGTTGAACTTGAGGAACTGGAACGATCATTGCTTGTGCAATGCGCTCGCCTGCGGAAACATGCACAGCTGACGATCCGTCGTTGTGCATCTTAACCATTACTTCGCCGCGATAGTCACTGTCAATGACTCCAGTACCATTGGCTAAACGAATACCATTTTTAAAGCCGTGTCCACTTCGGCTGTAAACCATCATTACATAGCCTTCTGGGATTTCAAAAGCTAATCCTGTTCGAAGAGCAACGTGCTCGCGTCCAGGAGTGATTGTTACATCATTAACACACACTAGATCAAAACAGGCCGCGCCTGCGGTTGCGTACTGCGGCAATACCGCATTATCATTTAATTTCTTAACTCTAACTTGCATTACATGAAGTCCTCTGGTCTGGATGTTATTGGTTTACTAGTGTCGTGTTCTTGTCCAATGTAAAAATCATTAGGCCTTTCGGCTGCGGTACACATGACGCTAATATTTTCTACTCGACGGATAAGAATTTCTTTACCATCTTCTCTCACAGTAACACCTCTAGTCCATCGACCGTGTTCTACAAGAATCCATTCGCCTACTTTAACATCTTTTTGTGTAGGGCCAACAGCCCAAACACGGCACCAACGAGGTTTAACTCCGTGTGCCTTGCCATCATCACTTTGAACAATGATTCCTGAAGCAGTCTTCATTTCATCAAAGCTCATGTCAGTAACTAAGATATTATCGTTTAAAGGCCTAATTTTTCCTTCAACTATATTCATTTATTCCTCTTATTGGTTTTCTTGACGACCAGTATAGTACTCAGAAACAATGTCTTCACGCTTTTTGACAATCTTGCCACCTGGGCCTAGTTCATCACCTCTAGCGTTCATACGAACATTTCCTACTGCTAAGGTCATTTCATTTTTTTGACGTAGTTGATCAATGTCAATTTCTCGTCCTTGCATACTTTTATGTACGACTTTTGCTTGCGGTTTCATTGCCATGATAGCATCTCCTTTATGTGCGTATATTTATCTTAAAAATTCCTGCCAATCTAAGTTATATTTTATGCTATCTATTTTATGAACACCTAGTAAAAATAAAACATAACTGGCAACACTACTTCCTCTGCCGACACCCCAGACAATATTATTTTGTCTTAATGTGTCTACCAAATATTTAAGAGATTGTAGTAACGGCAACATATTTCTTGCTCGAAACTCTTGTAACTCATCTATAAGACGTTGATAATTTTCTTTAGGGCATTCATTTACAAGAAACCCTTCAATATCCATATTTTTATACTCGTCAGGAACTAACCAATCTGACTGCATTGCAGAATCAAAATCTTTGATCGAAATGTCATAAATGGTAGGATCGAGCTTTTTTAAAGTTGTGTTTGTAGAATCCTCAAACTTTTTAATGTCATCTGAAGGTTCTACAAATATATTGTTGAAATCTAATTGACCCTTGTAGAAAAGATCAAGCAAATCTTTAGATTGATAAATTACATTGCCAAATTTGTCGTAGATCATTCATTGATTTTAACTGACTTTAATAAGTTTGTCAAGATCTTTATCACGCTTTTGGTACTGTTGCTCAATTGCTTTTGCCCTACGAGCAGATAACTCAGTTCGATATATATCGATAAAAATAGCTATCTGCTGTTTAACGGCAGGATTATGAGTTTGAAAATATTTTTTGCTGAGGTCTTGAAGTCTAGTTTCAATCTCAGCGTCTTTAAGTTTGCTGTAATCCTCAGCTAAAGGGTGCATCATGCGAAGGTTGCTCCGTTGTTACCAATGCAGTACCATTTGCTGTTTATGTAATGCAAAGTACACGCTTGTCCAATTGTATCAAATGTAACAGTTCCGGAACCGCTAGCTTTCCATCCAGCATTAGCTACAGTAATAACCATATCGCCGTTGTCAGCTGCCATAGCAAATACTTTAACTTGTCCTGGTGAACCTGCAGCAAGCGTTGCAGTTTCAGCAGCACCTGTTGAAAAATAAGATGTACTTAATATAGCACTTGCTTCTGCTGCATTTGCTAAGTCTTCACTACCAGTATAGAAACCGTCCTTAATAACTGCAATAGGAACATTTTGACCTAGAGGGAACGGTCCAGCACCTTCAGTTCCTGGTCCTCCGTATATGTATAACGGAGTAGGTGTATCTTTAGTTATTTCAATTTCAATATAACTTCCCACAGTACCTTCAGTTCCTGATGTTCTAACATTAGTAGTATAAGGTTGTGTTCCAGCAGCGTCAGTTGAAAACTTTAATGTAGACTGTGCATTTAGCGGATTATCTAAATTAAATCTGTATATATTGCCTACATGGAAGGTTAGTAACCCTTCTTCAATGACAGTGCCATCTATTTCATATCCGTCATTTCCGTCAAAGTTAGGAGGTAAGTCAACAGCATAAACATAGATGTTAGGATCGGACTCATTCCTCCAAGCTTGAGAAATAGGATTATATCTTACAACATCTCCTACCGCAGGTGTTGCAATAGAAACATTTTTTAATTCGCCTAATTCTAATTTGATATTAACCCAGTTAGTTCCATCGTATTTTAATACTTGAGCAGTATTAAGTGTATTAAGTGGATCACCGCCGATAACTACATCACTTAAATCATTTATTGGAAGTGCTCCTGAAATCCAGTTAGTTCCGTCATACTTTAACAAATTACCAGTAACAGCTAAACTAACATTAACATTAGGAATATCGTCAAGAGCAGAAATAGTAGGATCGTTTGCAAATGACCATTTAGTTCCATTCCATTTTAGAATATCACCGTTAGTTAAACTGCCAGCAGTATAATCAGTGACATCGCCTACATTTTCTAAACTGGCAATTGCACCTACAGTAACAGTTCCGTTAACCCATTTAGTTCCGTCGTATTTTAATACTTGGTTAGTTGTTAGTGATGTAAGTGTAACATCTGACAAAGTATCTAAGTCTAGTGATGTATCAAAACCGCCAACAGATCCAACAAAGAAATTTTGTCCGTCAGTTGTCCATACTTCAACAACAGTACTTAAAGTAGGATTGTTTCCGATATTAATTGCAGGATTTTCTCCTACTTGAGTAAATCCCACAGTTCCGATTACTGAACCTCCGTTACCTGATATAAAACTTACAATATATCCTATAGATGGAACTCCTACGTTAGGTTTAAGTTCAATTCTAATTTTTGAATATTTTCCGTCAGTTGGATTTCCAGCAGGGAATTCTAATAGTCTTAGAGAATGATTTCCGCCTACAATAAATTTTTGGTATTCTCCATTTTCGTATACTACAGATGTAACACCTGTAGTCGGACTTGTGCTTGAATAAACTGTACCGTAAAGTCTATTAGTTTGTGCGTTATCAATTAATGTGCCGTTAAAGTTGTTTGCAACATTTAATCTTGCAGAATTGGTTTGAAGATCAGTAACTTCACTAGTTGCTGTAGCTAGTGCTGTTTTAATAATTGCAAAATTATCTCTGAATCCTTGGCTGTCATTATCTTGCCCAGCAACTGGAAAATTTTCGTCGATGGTCGTTGATACAATTTGGCTTGTCATACTATAGTTGTCCTATCATTTCTAAATACGAGATATTTATCCTCGTAATAACCGTCTACAGAATCTATTATGTAGCGATCTATGGTGTAATCTAGCAGTTTAAAATCAAAACTGCTGTTTTTAATATTTAAAATAATCTCGTCTGCGCTGCCGGGTTTGCAGAAACAAATTGGAATTGCAGGTACCCAGTCTAATTCAGTGTAGCTGTTTTCTTGTATACTACGCATCCAAAGAGGCAAATAGTTTCTTTCTCTTCGAGCAGTTTCTATTCCTCGTAATCTTTTCCTCCAGATACTAATACTTGATGGAAATTTAACTCCTGTACCAGGATCTCCAGCAATAACATCAGTTCTGTCCACAGTAGAATTAAAAGGAATTGGTCTGTTCCAGAAAGGGTTGTCTAAGCTAAAGTTAGGTCCTTCATAGAACTGATTATTATTATCAGCAGTTACATTTAATCTAGTAGGAGTGTGTATTACTTTAAATGGTAGATATTCCTTGCCTTTTTCTAAAGGATCTATCAAATCAACATACACTACTTCGTAAAGAACATTATTTGTACCTGGTTCTTTTGCCACTGCTTTTTTAACTTGCCCTAATTTAAATCTTTTTGGCTTATGATTTAGACCCATTGCGCTGACATATTCTACAGCTCTTTTTGTTTCTATTCCTGCATAAACTAAAGTAGTTAAATTTCTTTGAACTCCAAAGTTAGAATCTCCTAATCTATAGATATATCTAGGATCGAATACATCGTTGTTATCTATAAACTCTTTCCAATGCTGTCGCTGACTTTGTTTCATAAACGGTCTAGCTGTTATATTGCTATAGTAAGTGTTACTTGGAATATTGATTCTTAAATTAAATGTTTTAGTAACAGCACTATAACCTATTTGATCTCTAGCTTTTACAGTAAAAGTATAAACTTTGTCTATTGTAGTATCGTCACCGTCTATAAGAGTTGTGTTTTTATCTAATACAGCGAGTGACTCGTCTGTTTCTGGAAAGGTATATTCTCTCCAATTATCATCTGTAAACTCAATATCACTTATATGATCAGCGGTAGCAATGTAGAATATAGGACTTCCTATTAAAGATCCTGATGCAGCTTTCATACTTACCGTAGGTTTTGCAATAGGATAATCGAAAGAGTTTGTAGGAGTTAGTTGAGTTTGTCCTTCAACTACCCCAGCGTTTGTAAGAACACTAATTAGTCCTGTTCCAAATGTTCCAGGAATCTGAGGGAACGTCAACGTAATAGTATTGGATGTTGAATTAGTTGCAAAAAATCTTCCGTTGAATTTAGAATTTGAATTCCCGTTAATTCTATAATAAAATTCTAATCCGCTTGAAGTTATAAATGTTAAATCGTTAACTCCGTCAACACCTCCCAAATTACTTCCTGAGATGGTAATTCTATCACCAGGTAGATATCCTGTTCCAGGATCTATTAACACAATAGAAGTAACACCTACATAGGTAGCAGGAAATCCTGTACCGTTAAATCCTTTAACAACTTTAAATCTAGCACCTGTTCCATTACCTGATGTACTTTTAACTCCTACGTTAATATATGTAGCATCGCTTGTAGAAACTGCTGCGCCTTCTATTAATGTGAAAACAGGAGCCAATGGAGCCGTCTTTTGATTAGGTATTGAAAACTTAACTCTATAAGGTCCTGATCCTTCTACTTCTAATACGCTATTAAGCTTAAGATTATTAATTTTTATTTCAATACCGTTGTAAAAATTAAAGTCTAGTGCTGTTGAATTTATTTTAACAATATCGTTATTTTTAAAATTATGATCTGATTGAGTAACAACAGTTGCAATATTTCTTCTTCTTATAACAGACTTCACTTGATTAACTACATCAGTTTTAATAATGTCTTTAACTTTATAATCTGTTACAGGTTTCCAATAACTTCTATATCTATTTTGATCTCTAAATTGATTTACTTTACCAATTATTTCTCCGTCTAGATTTAAATCTAAGCCAGGAGGTAAACTTCCTTCTTCAATTGTATAAAGTATAGACGCATTTTGAAAAGTTGAGTTAGCTGACACAAAGTAGGTACTAGGAAATCCTACGTCAATAGTTCCGAGGTCACTAGGACTAATCCAAGTCATTACACTATCTACTTCTCCAAGTATGTCAACAGTGAACACTCTCCTACTAATAGAAGTTTCGCTTCCTTGACCTACTCTAGTTGCTTTAATTGTAAAACTGTAGGATTTTGTAATAGCAGGTTGGTAGGGCACAGTACCAAATATTTCTCCTGTAGTAGAATCAAATAACATTCCAGGAGGAAGAACACTGTCTGTACCTAGGTAAACTACTTGATCTAAAGGAACATTAACATCTAAAGTATTGTTTAGGGTTAATCTATAAGAGTCTCCTCCTAGTACATCAATATCTTCTACAGTGTAAATTGTTCCAGTTGCTCCTAAAAATTCATTATTAAAAGTTAACTTCTGTCCTACTTCTGGAACTGCGGTAGTTTTTTCTAATCTAAGTTTATTAGATCCTATTCTGTTGTCTGAAGACAATTCTTTTTTAGCTATGCCATTTACTATTGCGTTAACTGTGCTTAGTTCGTAAACTACTCCGCCAAGTTCACTTGCACCTTCGTAGATATCAATCTTAAATGTTTGATAATTATTGGCTCTTCTTAATCCTAAATATTTAGGTGTTGTAAAGATAGGAGCTCTAACATAAGTTACATCAGCAGTATATGCTCCAGTTCCTGCTTGCATAATAACATTATCAGAACGGAAGAAATCATCACCTACTACAAATATTCTAAACTTACGCTTAGTAACAGTATCACCATCAGTAATAGTTGCAATAAATTCGTAGTTCCTATTTAATTTTCTAGGCTTTAATGTTCCTACACTAAAATCATAAGTAAAAAGATCATAAACAAATGTATCATACCCGTTTGTAGGTCTGTATCCAAAATCATATGATACGCTATCATATAATCCGCTGTCATAAAATCCTTGATCTTGATTTTTAGGAACAGCTAGTAAGGGTTGAACAAACCCAGTTATTCTTCCATTTGGTAACAATACTAGTCCTGGAGGAAGCTCTCCTTCTTGACTAGCTATAAAAAAGTTTAGTTTTTGGCCGGCAGCAGTATCTATATCACTAGCTGCTAATTGAAAATCTATAAAACTACTGTCAATTATAAAGTAAGCATCGTTTGCACCTACAGGAAGAAGACCAGCAGGAGTAAGCCAATTAGGCTCATCACTTCCTTCTATAGTCATTAAGAAAGTTCTATCTGAAATTTGTCCGTTTGCACTGGCTCTTATAACAAATTTATATTCAGTTGTTCTAGTAACTTCAAAAGGAGTACCTAGAATAGTTGAACTTATAAGTTTTAGGCCAGGAGGTAATGTACCAGAAATCACTTTGTAACTAACTACAACACCAGGAGGTGGGGTTACTGGCAGTTGTAAAGTTACTGTATTTCTTTCATTAAAAAATCCTAGATGATATCCGGATGCTAAATTCCATACTGATAACGCCATTGTATCTCCATTTACAGTATTTACCGTAAATAGCCTAAGTTATCTTCTACCAAAAGTTCTTTTTCTTGGCCATAGAATACCTGAACTAGGCCTAGTTTTATAGTTTAATTTTGGATATACACTACCTTGACTTCTTCTTTCTTGATTGTAATAAAGAAATAAATTAGGAGCTCCCTGCAAACTAGTAATATCATCATACGTTCCGTTTGTATCTGTAATTTGATTTACTTTAGCATATTTTGTAACATATTCTAACGCTTCTGCAGGAGTCATGTCAGGATAAATTTCTAATATACACGCAAGAACTCCGCAGACTTGCGGGCTTGCCATACTAGTTCCGCTGTATTTGTTTAAAAATCCAACGCCTCTAGGGTCGTTAATTCCGCCACTATTAGTTGAACTAATAATATCTGTACCGGGCGCCCATATATCTATTCTAGGACCAGTATTGCTGTAGTCTGCTTTTAAATCTGTAGATTGAGAATCTATACTTCCTACACAAATGCTTCCTATTGCGTTACCTGGGCTGCTTCCTCTATGGTAATAGTCGATGTAGGGGGCTCCTGAAAAAATTATTGTAAAAGTATTATCATAATCTAATCCGCCTGGTACATCTACTTTTGTAAAATCATTTGCAGCAGCAGAAACCATTATAATACCATCAGCAATAGCATCCTCTGCATCTGCATTTAGTGCAGGATAATCTGCCGGCATATAAACCGTAGTATTAACAGCATCTATGCCATAGCTTTTTAATTCAGCATTTGTAAAAGGTCCATTAATAGTTGCACCCCTATAATTTATACTTGTTATAGGAAGTGATGTTTGATCAAGCGTGTATCCATATCCCCAACTGTGATTCATAATAGTTGGGTTACGTCTTCCTGTAGCTAAGTTTATAGGTTTAGAAGCATGAAATGCTCTAATGTAATCAAATAGAACTAACTCATCGAGTCCGTTAGGATTATTACTATAAGGGTTAATATTATAAATGTTTGCTTTTCTAGCCCATCCTTGGGTAATACCTGCAACAGTTCCTGCAACATGGCATCCGTGATTATTGTTGTTACCATCATAGGGGCTATAAACATATGATGTTGTTAACAATTGAGCAACGTCGTCATCAATTCCGGCAACAGTCGGTGTAAGAGTATGCCAATCTAATTGTATTACTCTGCTGCCTCCAGTTCCGTCAGGATTAACTGCAAACTCAGAATGGTCTGGATTTATATGACCGTCAACAATTATTACATCAACATTTCGTCCTTCTTCGTTTACTGTAATAGTTGCTGTTTGATTTACAACGTTATCGCTACCCCAATTTTCGATTTGCTGCCCTTCTAATACTCTAAGCAGTCCCCAGTTGATGTGTGTAGCACTAGTAACACTAGATTTATTCCATTCTGCACTAGTTTGGGTCCAGTAAGGTCGGACTGTTAATCCTAATTCTTTAGGAAGTAAAGACACTGCTACGATTCTAGGATCTTTTCTTAATGATTCAGCTTCTTCTGCAGTCAACAAGTAATGAGTATTTCTACTTAAAGGTCTTCGCAGTTGACAATCAACTGCACGTTCTGGCATGCAGTTATAAAGAGTAGAACGCAGAGTTTCCATATCTTTATAAAATTCAGATAGATCATCTCTATTTTTTAGAGTTATAATATACTCTTTTAGCTGATCATCCATATTATTTCTTTTTAATCAGTGGACGAGGATACATTAAGCCAGAATCTGGTCTAATATAACGAACATTTTTCGGAATTAACACTCCGTTATCTGGTCTCTCTTTTCTATAGTAAGCAAATCTGTTGGCACTTCCTTGCAAGCTAGTGTTATCATCGTAACTTCCTCCAGTGTCAAGTAAGTTTGATCTTGCAAATTTAGTTACAAATGCTTTTGCTTCAGCTGGTGTCATATTAGGATAAGCTTCTAACGCTAGGGCAAGTATTCCTGTAACTTGAGCACAGGCCATACTAGTACCACTACGTTTTTGATATAAGTATCCTTTATGGATTTCTCCAGTTACTGAAGTTGTTGTTACATCAGTACCAGTTTGTGCATAGCTGAACGTTGTTTGATCTACTACAGTAACCTGTACATTGCTAACATTAAATTGTGTAATTACATTAAATTCCGTAGTAACAATATCGCCAGTTGTTAAATTATGATCTGCAGATGTTACTATTGTAACAACACCGCTAGATCTAGCAGCAGATTGAGCAGTAGTTATCAATGCATCCCCAACAATGTCAGCAGCTATTCCAGTATTATCATATACTGCTGAAGTAATATTTCTTCCAGGAGCATAGATATCTACTCTAGGACCAGTATTACTAGTTTGCGCTTTAGTTTCAGTGCTGGCACTGTCTATTGAACCTACACAAATTGCATCAGGATGACTCGCTGCTGGACTACTACCTCTTTGGTAATAAAGAGGCAATCCATTATCAATAACATAATTGTCGTAATCTAACCCGCCTTGGTTATCAATTTTAAGACCTGCATTACCTGCACTACCTACAAATATAACTCCTGCATCTATGGTATCTGAAATGTCAGCATCTATAGCAGTGCTTCTAATAGGACTAGGTCCTAATTCGTTTATACTTAATCCTCTACTGAGAATTTCAAAATCTGTAAACTCTCCTCTGTAGTTAGCATTTGATACAATTTGTAATTCAAAAGTATTAGGAGTAGCTTCAAAGAATTTCATTTCCCAAACGGTTGTAGGAGTAGTTTCGTAGGTAGTGCTGTAAGCACCTTCGTATCCTTCCCAACGTACTATAAATGTTCTACTACCTGTAGTACCAAAAGTTCCAGTCCATAAATTTTCGCAACTTCTATCGCCTGTAGAAACAAATATTTTTCTAATAGCAGGATTAGTAGCACCAAACGAAAGTGCATTACTTGGGCCGCCGAATGTAATGTGACTGTTAGAACTTACATAAACTGATCCAGTATTATATGTCTGGGTGCAGTAACTAATACCGAACGGTATTGAAAGTTGCCAGTATGCTTCATCATTTTCACTAACACTAACTCCGGAATTAACAAATGTAGGGGCAACTTGTGTAAGGCCAGTTCTTCCATTAGGAGAATAAGTAGTAGTTGTTACAGTTCCAGTTTCAATACCCGTTGTCTGGATCGTACAAGCTGTACCAGGTGCAACACTAGACAATCCGGCAATTAATGCATTTGATGTAAAAATTCCACTAATGCCTGTATCTACAGGACTAGTTGTAGGAGTAATGTCAGCTCCTCTGTAATTAATTTTTGGAAAATCGTAACTGGATGTTCCTGTATAGGGATTTCTCCTAGTGTATAAAGTTATACCTAAGCCCCAACTGTTATTAACAATTGTTGGATTTTTTCTTCCAGTCTCTGGATTGATCGATTTGTTATTATGAAATTCTTTTATATAGTTAAAAATTAAATCATTAGGTATAGACGTTTCTGCATCTACTCCTATTGCATTATGTTTTAAGTTATATATGTTTGCATCTCTAGCCCAACCTTGTGTGTTGCCCGCAGCAATAGCTGCTACGTGAGTTGCGTGATTATTTTCTTGAGTGAACTCAGTGTATTGGTAAACACCTCTCCAAAATCCTTCTCCGGTAGTTCTTGTTACGTTACCTGAAGTGACACTGATATAACTTATGGTGTTGACAGTAAGACCGTCTCCGCCGTTTCCTATTGATGTTACTCCAACCGCAGTAACAGTTACACCTGTTGCTGTAAATGAGCTGTCTGTTGTGCATACAACATTGATAACAGCGCCAGGATTTATATTGTGTGCAGTTTGAGTTGTTATAGTTGCTGTAGTTCCTGATCTTGAAATGTGCGTTATCACACAGCCAGTTCCTCTTACAGCAGCATCATGCTGACCAAACCAATCATACTGTACAAATCTTTCTCCAAATTCTGCATGATCTGGCCAAACAGTATCGTCAACTATAATTATGTCAACATTTTTACCAGTTGCATCTAAGGTTATATCTCTAGTTATAGTGCTGTTAAGAATTACATCAGAACCCCATTGAGCTTCGTTTTCAGTTACAAGGCTGCGATACAATCCCCAGTTTTTATTTCCTACTGAAATATTGTCGCCCCTACTCCAATCACCAGTTTGGGTTGCATGTGGTTCTATTTTAATTGATGGGTCTTTTAATCTTAGTTCAACTGATTGAACTCTTTCGTCTTTAATTAATTCTCTAGCTTCATGCCTTGTGAGCAAATAATGCGTATTTCTACTTACAGGTCGCCTGTCAACACAAGGAATTGCCGCAGAAGGAATGAACGATTTTGTTGTTCCTTCTGTTTCCATGTCTAGATAAAAATTTTCTAATTCATTGTAATTTTTTAATGTTACAATAAATTCTTGACGAAAGTCTGACATAAATTAAGCCTCTAGTTGAATTGCAGTGAGTGTAACAGTAATTGATGCAGTAGCACCGCTTTTGTTTGTTACTCTTACAGGTATATTAGTTGTTACAGGGCTTTCGTTATTAAATCCAATTGTTGCTGGACTAATTAAAACTGTTTCTGCTCCAGTAGTAATAACTTCAGCAATAACTCCACTTCCTGGTGTTGGATCAACACCTTCAAGTCTGCTAGCGTCAGCAATTCTTGCTGCTTCACTAACATAAATTCTTACCCATGCTGCTGCACTAGTTTCTAATTTAAGTAAAGTATAAGACTTATATCCTACTATATTAATAGGGCCAGTTGCAGCATCTGCTAAAGAACTAGTAGATCCTGATACCGTTTGTCTAGTAAAAATAGTAGAAGAAAGATCTTGTCCGTTAACCCAAGAACTAGTTCCGCTATCATATTTTAATACTTGCCCGTCAGTCGGTGTACCAGTAATAACAACATCACTTAGTTCGTCTAGTGCAGCAGCACCACCGCCAGTACCAACAGCATCAGTTCCGTTAACCCAATTAGTACCATCAAACTTTATAACTTGACCAGTAGTTGGTGTGCCAGTAATGACAACATCGCTTAGTCCATCTAACGTAGTTGCACCACTAGTAGCAGTTGATGCAATAGTAATTGTATCAGCGTCAGTTCTAGTAATAGTTACGTTAGATCCTGCTGCTAGTTTAACACTGTCTGTAGAACTATCACTACCTGTTAGTGTTAAATTAGCACCTCCTGATACAGTTTCTGCACTAATAGCATATGTTGCACCAGTACCACCGCCGCCTGTTGCGTCAGCAGCAGGTGCCCAGGCAGTACCGTTCCACTTTAGTACCTGCCCAGTAGAAGGTGCAGTACCTGCAACATCTAATAAATCTTGTAATCTTAGACTTTCGGGGCCTGCAACATACGCAGTAATAGAATTCCAAGCTGTAGTTCCATCACCAATTTTAAACTTTTTAGTATCTGTTTCGAACCCTAATTCGCCTGCGCCCAATGTAGGATTAGCACTTGTCCAGTCTGCTGCTAGTCCTCTTCTTAATAAAATCTGCACGGCCATAAAAAACTCCTTTGATAATATATTTATTTGTTTTAAGTAACTATTCCGCCGTCATAAACTTCAGTAGGACTGCTAGAAGGGTTACCACCTTCTAAACTTTCTAAGAACACTGTTCCAGGTGCACCACCGTCTGTAATAGTAGCAGTAAATTCTGGGCCGCCACCTTCTACAATCACTGTAACAGCAGAACCAGGACCTTCTCCGTCTACAGTTACCGTCATAGTAGAACTAGGTGTACCCCCGTCTATACTTGCATCAATTAATGGATTACTTGGATTTAAAATTGTAACTGATACCGAAACAACAGGTACTATTCCATCTAAAGTCAATACAAATGTTTCAGTTTCAATAAATTCATCTAATGTTGCAGTAAATGTAAAACTTGCAAATCCGTTGTTTACAACAAATGTTCCGTTTAAATTTGCTTCGTTAATATCATCTGAGCTAACGCCTGTGATAGTGTACGGAATAGAAGTGCCATTTGCAACATTGATTGTTGTTAACGATATAGTAAATGTATTTCCTTCAACTACACTAGATGTTGACGCTTCTAAAGCATAAAGCGATGCATTAGCATCTATAGATCCTAAATCAAGTTTAATAGAAGTTCCGTCGTATATAGGACCAAAGTCTACGTTAGTAAACTGCATTACTAGGTCAAACGGATCTCTTACTCCAGATAATAGTCCAAAGTCGTAGTTAGTTATTGTAAATCCACTACTCCCAGTAGCATTAATAGTAACTTCGCCTGTTCCATTTTCTGGCGTTATTGTTACATTATTGCCTGCAATAATCTTAGTAACACCGTTGGTTGCTATAATATTTCCAGGAGCCCAAGAATTGCCAGTCCATATTAGTGCTTGACCGTTACTAGGAATACTTGCAGTGACATCTGCTAAATCTGATAAAGTATGATTGCTTATATCACTTACTTGACCAATCACATTTCCAGTTAGATTACCAATAACGTTTCCAGTTAAGTTACCAGTAATATTTCCTGAGATATCTCCGCTAAAGTTTCCTTCAAAAGTTCCTGTGATTATATTAGCAGTGATATCACCGTTAATAACAATATCTCCAACACCTTCAATATTGTAACCATTTAAAGTTAAATCGCCGCCAAGCCTAGGATTAGGATCTTCTATTAAACTGTTGATAGAATCTTGTACATTAAAAGTTACACTGTTAGAATCATAACTTAGAGACAGATTGTTGTTAGCACTTGCTATACTTCTAAATCTTAGAGTATTAAGAACTTTATCAAGAAAAATAGGGCTGCCGTTGCCTAAATTTTCTGCATATAAAACAACATTGTTTTTTATATTTTGAAAATTTTGATTTGATTTTTCAAAAGCAGTTCGTAAGTCATCACCCGTGCCGTCATTAGGGTAACTGCCTAAATCAACTAGATTAATCTGCAGCGTCATATGTTTCCTTAGTTGTACTATATTTATGCACCATTTTTAAATATCCTTTAAGCGAATGTAGCATTTAGAGTGTACCATTTGCCGCTTTGAACACCAGGAATAGAGTCTCTAGTGCAAACAAATTCTAGTGAAGTTTGACTGCTTAGTCTAAATCCAATATTTTCTCCTAGAGTGTTAATTTCATATCCGTCATTAGGATAAACACTTACATTTAAAAGACTATCATTTCTAACGATAATTCTATACCCCTTTGGAGCACCGTTAGGTAAAATTACTCCTGGAGCAGGATTTCCCGGAGCAGGAGCACTTACATTAGTAATTACACTAACACTCTTTGTTAGTTGATAGGCTCCTGCTTGAGTAGCTCCTGATGCTGTAATATTGTCTTCTACACTGTATGTTATTAATCCAGAGACTTCTAATTCTCCTAGAATTCCTACACTAGTTAAGCTAGAATTTAGTACATTAGCAGCTAATGTATTACCGGTTAGAGTGTTTGCGGCTGCGGTAAATGTTCCTGAGCCGCCTAGCGTTATAACTTGGCCGTTAACTGTAATACTACTGTTAGCCAGCATTGTGTTAGTCACTGTGCCAGTGTCAGTTGTATAAACACCGTTTGTAACAGTTGCAGCATTTCCTGTTAAGTTACCGTTAAAAATATTTGCAAATATTTTATTAAATCTAGTTCCGCCTGTGCCTAAGTTACTTTCAATGTCAGTCTTAACAATAGTATTAGGTTGAGCAGTTATACTAGTTTTTTGTAGGCCAACAGAGACATTGTTATCTATGTTGTTGCCTGTTGTTTGAATAGTGAATTTAATGTCATTAGTTGGACTAACTCCGCTGGCTCCAAGCTGAGTTCCGTAAACTATTAACTGATCTCCTTCAGTGTATCCATTGCCGCCATTAACTACTACGACTCCCGTGTACCTAGGAACGTTAGGACCGCCGCTGAACAACGGAACATCTGTGTAAGACACATTAACTACAGCACCGTAACCATTTCCTGTTACTGTAGTAACAGCAGCTTGAACCGTTCCAACACCAGCAACTGGAACACCGCTGTCTATTGTAAATGTAGTTGATAATTTTAAAGCATTTTGTCTTCTTGAAAGAACAGTTGCGCCATCTTCAAAATCTTCAAATAATTGATTGACACCTGCTAGCTATTTGTGCCGGTGCCGCTGCACCTGTTCCTAAATTACCTACAAAACTGTTAGCATTGATGTTTTGAATTTCTGCTAGAGATACACCTGCATTTTTAATGCCTACCCAACCGTCAGTAACTTCAAAGTTTGCACTGTCAAAACTTGCTAGGCCACTTAATGCTTGTTTTTGTGCTGCTGTACCTGTAGGAGCAGCGCCAGCAGTTGCAGACAGTTGCATTGAAAGTTTGGATTGAACTATTCCTGCTGTTGCACTAATGTCATCATTGACAATGCTGTTATTGGCTATTTGGAAATCAATATAAGAATTGTTTAGACTTTCAACAGTTGCACCAGTAGAATGTACAGCGCCAGCAGTTTCAAATTTAGCTCTTGTAACATTATCAAATCTATTAGCAACAGTAGTAATAGCTCCATAAGAAAATATTTCATTTCCTATTCTTAAGAATCCATTGTTAGGGAATCCTGTAACATCGTCTACTACAATACCTCCGCTTACACTAGATTGAGTAGTTCCTATTATTCCAGAATCTATAACAGGCAATACTGTAATACCTCCTACAAGTAAAGCTGTTACAGTAGTGTCAACAGTTGCACTAAGCACACCTCCGACTGTGCTACTAATAATTGCAGGACCAGCTCCAGTAAACACTGGTAACTGACCTTTGTTAGTAGATATTACAGCAACATCTTTTAATTCTGCAAAAGTATCAGACTGTTCAACTAAATTGTCAACATATCCTTTTGTTGCAGCATCGGTGTCTGATGAAGGTAATGCTAGGTTAATAATTCTATGAGGAGTAGGAGGATCACCGCCTCCCATATTTAGATCCCCGCCCATTGGTAAAGTACCTTGTAGATCTAAGAATCCGCTACCAGCAGGTATTCTTTGACTGTCAGTAACAACACCTCCGTTGTGTGTAATACCTAAACGTCGATCAATATAACCCCTAACTGCACTTTCTGTTGGAACAGTATCTTCAGCATTGTCAGTCATAGTGACATCTGTAGAGAATTCTTTTACAGTAGTACCTCTCTTAAATCCAATACCGTCTAAGTTACTTAGAGCAATACTTGCAGCAAAAGTAACAGTGCCTGTTCCTTGGTCTACGCTAAAGAATCGTCCTACACGGAATATACCGTCTTGGTCTGTACTTACATAGAATACGCGACCTTGTGTTTCTTCTCTAACTTCTTGTGTAGGTTCCGGAGGTGAAGCAGGAGAACCAAACACGTTGTTAGGATAGTTACTACTGTTGTAACCGCCAGTACCAATATCTAAAAAGTCATGTCCTGTTGCACGGCAAGTACTAATATTAACAGTAATTTCTGCAGGAGATTCTGCTTTTACACCTGCTCTTAAAACAGTTGATTGTACTGTTGGCAAACTTTGATAGAGGCCGGTGCCAGTAACAACACTTCCGGATCCGTATGCTATATCTTCTAAATCAACATATGCAGACTCTGCTCCGCTTTCGTCAGTGTAACCTGTAATTCTAAATGTTTTTCCAGCATGTGCTAAAATAAGATTTCCTGAATTTAATCTTCCTTTGGTAAAATCGCTCTGTATAGTTTTTATAGCAATTCTAGTATCGCCTACTTTTGAGCCCATAGTTTTTAAACCACCGTCTACATAGTCAACGTCGTTTAATTTTAATTCATTAGATTGTAATATGGCATAATTATAACTTGTATCAAAAGTTAATATTGCTGTGTCACCGTAAGAAACAGTACCTGTTCCTGGAGTTGCAGCAAGAACATTATCACCGGGATTGTTGTATGTAAAACTGTTAGGAGTCGGAACAGAAATAATAGTTATAGAAACATCATTAAACGTATCATCTGTTGTACATCTAACTTCGTCAATAGAATCTCCAGGATTTAATCCATGGGGTTCTGAAACTGTTACTGTTGCAGTATTACTAGCACGTGAAACAGTTGAAATTGCCTTTTGGATTAATAAATTTCCTTCAATTGGGCTATTTCTAGTATAAGCAAGTGTTCTATATACTGTTCCTTCTTCAGCAGGGTCAGTAAATTCTAATGCTGTCGAAGGTCGTGTAGGTCTAATTACATTTATTCCGGTAAATTTAAAATTCTGTAAACTTCTTATAATTACCAATTGTCCGTCAGTTAATGGAGCACTTATTCCGCCTGTTACCGCATCAGCATTTAAATTTAATTTAAGCACAGGTCTAGTACCTAATACACCACCTGTGTCAACACCTTCTCCTACAGAAGTAGTAAGTTCAACATTACTTACTTCATATCTAACAATGTCGCCTAAGTATGTTATGTCAAACGTTGCACCAGTTCCGGTTCCGCCATCGGAAAGAGTAGTTACTGTTCCTTTGACAGTCGGGTATCCACCAACGGGATTTATGCTGTAATCTCCAACTTCAATAATTTCAAATCTAGTAATTATACCGTCGCTAGGTCCTGTAGGTGCTAGTTTTACAGGATCATTATCAATTTCTATTACCCTGATTCTAGTAGTTTTTCCATTAGGATATAATGTGCCGCCTACTACATCTATAAATTCTTCCTTAGAATATCCTAAACCTCCGCTAACAATAGTTACATTGTTTGGATTAGTTGGAGTATTAACAACTGCACCTGATCTAGTATTTGAAGTATCTATTTCAATTTCAGATACATTCTGAGGTGCAAAACTATAATTGTCAACATATATACTAATTTCTCCTGCTACGTTTTTAGCAGCAAAACTTCCTCTTCTATATATCTTAGCAACTTGTTGAGTGTCATTGGCTAATGCTACTGGATCAGGAACCTCATTAGGATCACGTCCTGCTGCCCTCATTCCGTACTTACCGTATGAGCTATTACCTGCAACACTTCGAATTTGAGAACCGTTTAATGCATAGTAACTAGTCCAGTTATAGTAGGTAAACACAGATACAAGTTCTGCAATACCGTTGTTGGTACAAATTACTCCGTAGCCTAAATCGTTAACCTGTGTATAGTCGTTAGCCAACATACTTCTGTTTCCAGGAGTTTCGATAATTATATCAATTCCTTTTATATCAAAAGTAATAGAACCTGTTGTTGTATGAGCTTTGTCTAGTGTAATAAAATCTTCTGTAACAGAAACAATTTTTGCTCCGGCTGCAAGAACACCTGTTCCGCTAACTTTAGTTAATCGCATTCCTTTAACTAGCCCAAGCGTACTGTCCATAGGAATGGTAAATTGACCAACAGTAATGTTTGCATTAGATGTTAAATTAGTTGCATCTGGAGTTATTTCAGAACCTAAATAATCTATAAATGGAGTTGAATCATCTAAGATTACTTCAGCAGTAGCAGTGCCAGGATCGTAAGTAGATACGTTAATCTGATATCTTTCTCCATTTATGTAAAATGCATTAGGAACTTGAATCTCTCTAACATTAAGTCCGCCTATAGTTAGATTGTATTGATCAGTAGTTGACAATACTTTGGCAGGAAGATTTCCACTGAATCCGTCAATAAACATTCCTCCCCTAAAGCTTTGTTCGTTAACGCTTCCGCTCAAGCTGGTTGCAGTTTGGCAGTATGGAGATTTAGTTTGAATTTGACCTTCTGGATCAAGAACCATCATAAAGCCGCCGTGACCTTGGCAAGTAATGTTACGCAGGATAGTTCCGTCGTTCATTAAGAACACATCCATGTCTTTATTTTCTTTAGGAGGATTGTTAACTCCTATAATAATGTTCTGTATACCTGCAATTAAATCTGCTACAATAGCTGCAACTGTAGGGCTAGCAGAAAGCAATGGTTGTACCAAAGTATTGATGCGTCCGATGCCTGCAAGAGTTTCTGTTAGTTGAGCTGTTATTGCAATTCTAGAACTGGCGTTTCTCTTGTAGGAATAACCTGCTCCTAAAGATCGTTCAATACCTCCATCGGTTATATCGTCAGCTAATGCTTCTACAATATAGCCTACATCTCTTGCACACAACACACTGTCATAATCTAAATCTGGATAAGTTGCGTTTATATAAGACACAACTTGATTGGAAATATTTGTTTTAGCAGCCAATAAGATTCCTGCCTCAACAGTATGGCCGCCAGTTTTTGCAATAGTATCATCGAAAATACCGCTGAGTCCAGTTGGGTCAGATAGATAGTGATATCCAAATTTGTTGTCTTTTGGAGCTAGACCTGAACTGTTTAAACCTCTTATAGTTGCCCCAACTAATTTAGTTTGCGGAACTTTATCAATTTCAAAACTAGTATCATCTCTAAATCTAGTCACTCTGGTTAAATTCTGGAATCGGCCTGTGCCTGACATTACTCTTAAGTACATGCCAACGGTTAACTTGTTTACTGTTCCAGTAGACAATGTTATTACATTTCCTTTAATTGTGCCAGGGGACGTTTGAGCATCAATCGCTTCACAACTAAAGCTGACAGAACTTGTTGTTCCAGTTATTACAGTGTATGTACCGTTGTATGCAGATGGCACTGCACCGCTAACGGTTATAGTAGTACCGTCCGGGAATGGAATACTAGCTTGCGGAGCAAATGACAAAGTTGCAATGCTACCAGTACCAGTTGCACCTGTACTAACTAATTCGTTTGAAGATGCTGCTGCTGTTTGAGATAAGAATGTTCTTGACAAGCCGTCAAACTCGTCATCTCTATAGAAGTAGATATTAGCCCATGGACTTAAACTTTGTCCTGCAGCCGGTCTAATAATTACACGTCTAAATTCATCGCCCTTGATAGATACGTTAGTAGCTATTCTAATTGGCAATTGTTCGTAATACACTCCACTTTCTATTCTAATTGTCACTTGTTGTTCAGGAACAGGCTGACCGTACTCTAATTCTTCGCCTGGAATAAATTCTAAAGGAGTTCCAGGTTGCGCTGTTCCGTTAGCTACAATGTCGCTTATCGATGCAAAAAATTTAGTTATTAAAGGTAATGTTCCTTCTTCTGCTTCGTTTCCAGCTGTAGATTGGCTAATAGTTCCCCTCTTTCCAAATGCTCCGGCAGTTGTAGTTGAACTGATTGTATTATTCACTAATATTTGTTGCATTAACAATTTTATGTAATTAATACCATCTAATGTTTGAGAAAGTTGCTCTGTAGGTAATGCAGAAGCTGCGCCTCTTCTATAAGCTTTTGCAGCTTTGATAACATTTGAATTTCCGCCGTAAAGCACATCTTTTTTAACTGCTTCTACAATATAGCCTACATCTCTTGCACACTTAACTTGATCGTAATCAACTGTAGTAAGTTTAGAATCTATGTACAAAACAACTTCGTTTTTTATAAATTCTAAATTACTTTCTAATTTTGAAGCAGCATCTATGTAGCCAGTTTGAAAATAAACTATATCTTTAGTATCATGTAGTAATTCTACAATATATTGATCGTTAACACCACTGACTCCTACATAGTTTATTACTTTACCTGTAGCTCCGCTTCCTAATCCTTTAATGATACTGCCTTCTCTTAAATCTCGGTTTTCAACATTTATACTTTGATCAACACCTTGACCGTCAGTAAACACGTTCAATGTTCTAATTGATCCAATACCTGAAGTTAAAGAATTAATATAAGCTTTATATGCGTTGCTTCCGTATGTTAGGGGTTGTCTATAAGGACCTGGTTCAGTCTCACTTATTCTTATCATTTCTTCTGCTTTTTCGCAAGCCTTGCTTAGGCTAGCATAAGCAGAAGAAAATGCTCTTCCTTGTCTTTCTTCTGGAATGTTTAGTTGTTCATCACTTCCTGTTGTAGAAACAAAAAGATTGTTAGGACTTACATAGCTTGAACTATCAACATAAAGTTTAGTTGCTGCTTGAAGGTCATCTAAGCCAAAAGGTGTTCCTACTCCTGAAAAACTTCCTGGGTGATCAAATAAAATTAAATCACCTTCCATGTTATCACCTTGTCGACGAACAGTGCTCTTACGAGGCAAGGATTCATCGCTTATCCAGTTTCCAGAAAGTGTAGGATCGTATGCAGCATCTACAAGTTGTTCATCTCCTCTAAATTGAGAAACTAAACTAAATGTTAGGTCTTGTCCTGGACTTACGCCGCCTAGACTTGTTCCAAGTATTTTAAGATCATCACCTTGAACATATTCATCATCCCCAAAATCAACAAAAGTAATAATAATATTATTTTCAGAGTATATAGGATTGTTATTAGTTTTTTCTACTCGTACTGTTGCTCCAGATCCGATGCCAGTAACAGTTGTTACGTTTAATTCTTCATAGATAAACGGAACAGATAGCCCTGTTCCAGAAATACTAGTAGGATCAACATTGTATACAGTTTGACTAATCTCAGGATCAATGTTAACAACTATGCGAGTGTTGTTAAAATTAACATCATCAATGGCTTGCTCTCTAGAAGGATATACTGCTAATCTATCATCATCGTAATATCGAAGATAGTAAGTGTCTTCGGTGATTAGTCCAGTTGCCGGAGTGTTTCCTGTATTTACATAAACAAATGCTGCACCGTTAATTGAAGTATTAAATCCATGTCCAGGTATAACGGCATACCCGTCTTGATCCCAATTATCAACTGTTAAAGAATATTCAGATACATCTTCAGGTTCAGAACGAACTCTGATGCGTCCACCTATACCTGTAAAACCTCCTGTTTGCACATATCTACGATCAGCATATCCTCTAGTTATTACTAGGTCATCTTCACCTATAGATGTATTGTGTAACGTATTGAATAAGTTTCTAGCTTCTGCACTAGGGTTTGCAATATTGCCTATAGCAAATTGATTACCATTTAGGTGATTTCCTAAAACTGGTTCGTCGTCATTAACTAATCTTCCGCCGGTTGTAGTAATGACAATTTCATTTTCGTCAGCATGATTAACCAGTATTCCTTCTCCGCCTACTAATTTCTTAGCAACTAATGCATCGGCAAATTCACTTGAAACAATAACTTTATCAGCATCAGAACCGAGGTCTCCTCTTGGTACTCCATTAGGGAATCCGTCCGGTGTATCATCCAAATCTCCGAAAGATATCGTATCGCCTGATCCAAATATTGCAAAAAGTTGTGTAAAATTATCGTTTACTTTTCGAAAAGATTCACGAATACTATCACCAGTTCCGTCGTTACCCTGTGTACCAATGTCGATAGTTTGTCTTGCCATGTATTACTCCGTTAGAAGATTTTCATCTCTTTTCAATATTTACCAAATTTTTTTGTAAACTTAATGTAAATAAACGATGTATCTTAAAGAAGAAATAGAAACTGTCTCGTATACTAGAAAAAGTAAATTAGGAATAGAACATGCGTATGTTCGATCTAAGAAAATATGTATTTTTCGTTGCGACAATTGCGGATTGGTATTCCAAAGAGAACGTGCTAAAATGAGTCCTAAAAGGCTAAGCAACAACTATTTTCATTGTTGTAGTAATTGCGATGCTAAACGCTTTGCTCAAAAGAAAGGTACTGATAGACGCACTATGTGGGATAAACCTGCAAGTAGTTTAGATGATATAAGTAAATTATGAATAATCTATTTGTTTATGGAGATAGTTTTGCTTCTCCGTCTGCTATCACAAAAGAAACATGGGTTAATATTTTAGCTGATAGTCTTAATTATCAAGTAGTCAACAATGCTGTTTTAGGAAGTAGCACAGAGTATTCTTTTTTTAAATTTGTAAAAGATGCTCAAAATGATATTTTTAAAGAAGAAGATATAATTATTTTTGTAATAAGCAGTCCAGGGCGCTTATATTTTAACTATCAATTATTTGATGATCCGTCAACTGGATCTAGATTTTTAGGTCCTATAAGAAAGACAGATCTTTCAAATTTATGGTATAAAGAAAATAAAGATAATATTAAATGGTATGTAAGAAATACAAATCAAGAATTAAATCAAATTAATCATGAATCTTATATTGAAGTTTTAAAGTCTTTTGCTAGAAAAAATCCTAAACTAACGTTTTTTGTAATGCATAATCCTGAACCTTTAAATCTTTTTAAACTAGATCAATGCCCTCCTAATTTTTTCATGCCGGATATTTGTTTAGTTGAAATATCAAATAGAGAAATTATCGATCAAACTAACTGTGATTTTTCCAGCTGGACTAGATATACAGATATAGATTGTAGATTAAATCATTTAACTAATCCAAATCATAAAATTTTAGCTAATTCTATAAAAAATACTATAACCAAAAAAACTATAGATTTTTGGAATTATGATTTATTTCATCAAGGAATAATTAAACAAATTACAGATTTAGCAGAATACAAACATTTTGTTGATAAACAGATTTTATTTCAATTTCCGAGAATTGAAAAAAAATTATCTAAAAAAGTTTCAATATTTAGACAGTGTATAAATAAAATCACGAAAGGGGAACATTATGTTCACATTTATTAAAAAATTATTTGGTTTCGATCAAGAAACTATTAAGGCAGCTGGAGTACAAATTGAACAGGCACCTTACAAAGTACCTGAGCCAGTAGCTCCGACTCCAATCCCACTAGTACCAGAGGCAGTACCAATGGTAGCAGTAGAAAAGCCAGCACCTGTTGTTGAAGCTGCTCCCGCAAAGCCAGCTCGTAAACCACGTGCTCCAAAAGCGCCTGTCGCAGAAAAAGCAGCCCCTGTTAAGAAGGCTGCTGCAATTAAGGCTGCTCCAAAAGCTAAAACACCTCGTTCAAAGAAGGTTTAATTGTTTAGCCTGCTGATGTAGGCTAAAACTGGCAATATTTTTGCCTTTGCTTTCACACATGATATCATGTGTACCCAAAAAGCTCAGTGCCCATTCGTTCACTGCTGTATTCCAGTAGAAGTTTGAATGTGCTCTGAGCTTTTGTTTTTTGTGCCCAGCTTCTAGCAATGCTGTATAAGCAGGTAGTGTTTTATCGCAATGTCCTGGCAACCATTCTTCACGACTGACTGAATAATGTACTACAGGACGAACGCCGCGCCAAGAGTCAATTACACGTAGAACTCTATCGTCGGAGGGTTGAATGTAGTCTCCTGTACGGACCCAGTGATGGTGTATATCAAGCACGAGGGCGCAATGCTTTTGCAGTTCGAGACTGCTTTCGATTCCCCATGCGTTTTCGTCATTTTCGATGGTAATGCAGTTTCTTGCTTCTGGAGTGAGTCGTGAAAGAGCGTCGATGATACCGGCTGGACCTCTTCGACCCGAGATGTGGACATTGATTTTAAAGTCCTGAAACGATTTACCAAATCCCATCCATCGGGCCATATCCACATGATATTCAAATTCCTCAATAGATCGATTTACAATATCATCTGACTCAGATGCCAACACGCAAAACTGCCCAGGATGCATACTAAGCCGAACACCCATCTTGCGAGCCAAATCGCCCACGGTTCCAAAGTGCTTTTCTGCATAGGCTCTAACATCGGATAGCCCATAGAAGAACTTCCAGCTAGGCTCAGTGTATACAGGAAGTATATCGCTGCTGAGTCGTACCATTCTAAGATTTTCATCAAGTGCTCCTACACGTTCTACCAGCTTGCGAACAGCTTCAATGTTACCTTTCATTAGGTCCCATAGTTTTTCTTCAGCTACGCTCTGGCTCTGTCTATTTAACCAACTGACAGTAGTACTGCCAGTATTATACTGTTTAGCATCATCTTTGGGTTTAATACCGTTAACTTGATCAGGAGTGTCAATCCACTTGCAAGCAAAACCAATACGCTTCATAAAAATTAATCAAATAAAAAGGACATAATGTATTATAACATCTATGTCCTTTTAAGTCAATCAATCTACTAGCCGAACTAGTTTCATTGCAGTAGCAGGACTCAGTGTCCAACCTAGGTGCCCATGTCCTGTATGATAATAGACATCGGGTGTGTTAGATGCCTGCACTATGGGCATCATGTTTGGAGTCATAGGCCGTAAGCAAGCCCAACTTGAATAGTCACTAGTATTAATTTTTGGAAAGTTTTCATGAACCCAATTTAACAAAGGTTCAATTCGATCTCTGCGTATGTCATAATTTTCGCCTGCAAGTTCCGCAGTGCCTGCAACACGGAAACGATTGCCTAATGTGCTGGTAACAATCTTAGCTTGATCATCTAGTAGACTAACTTTAGGCACATGCCGCATGTCTTCTTCTTGAATATTGATAGTGATACTATATCCCTTGACTGGGTATATAGGCAAACTATCTCCGAACATACTAGCAATCTTTACGGATCCAACACCTGCGGAAACTACTACAGTGTCAAACTGATCGAATAAGTCTTGAGAAAAACTGCTGTTTATTTCTAAGTCAAAAATAAACTCTACACCATATTTCTTTTCTAATACGTTTGACAGTTCAATGCAGAATTTGTGTATGTCTCCAGTCCAATCGCTAGGAGTCCATGCACCGCCTATTACATCTTCTAAGTCTCCAAGTGCGGGATCTAAACTAGTAGCTTGTAATGGACTTAGCATATTCCATTCGCAACCGTAGGCATTATACAGTTCTTTTACATCGTGAGCATTCTGTAGGTACTGCGGATCTTTATAGAAGTGCAATATGCCGCAGTAACTTTGATCAAACGCAAGACCTTCTTCCTCTATAATTTGTTTGTAGAGTTTTCTAGATTCGATACCTAATCTAATAGTTTCAGCAGTGTTTCTGGCATAGTCACCTTTAACAGTATTCCAGAGAAAACTAGTCATCCATTTGATCTTGCTAATGCTAGGGGTAGGACGAATCAGTAACGGAGCATCTTTTTGAAACATCCATTTCATACCTTTCCAAACATTGCTCCAAGTAGTCCATGTTTCACTGTTGCTGACAGAAACTTGTCCACCGTTGGCAAAGCTAGTACGCATAGCAGGATGACGCTCTTGTTCAAGTACAGTGACCTTGTGACCTGCCCGTGCTAGATAATAGGCTGCTAATATGCCTGTAATGCCTGCACCAATTACTGCTATTGATCTATTAGTCATTTAATACTTTCCGCTAGCCAATACAATTTTACAAATATGCTCTAGTCGTTCGATATGTTCATAGGCACGCCATGGTGAGGTATCAATTGCTACAACACCGTGTCCTTTAATACCTACAATATCATAGGCAATGTTGCCGTCTCGATCTAATTGTAATTGTTTGTGACATTGGTCCGCAAGCTCTTGACTTATAGGAGGTACATCTCCTACGTTAGGTGCTACCCGAGTATATCGATTGAGTTCTGGAAATGCGGCACTTACCGTACTCAAATCAATGCCGGCATGCATAGCCGCAATACAGTAAGTAGGATGCACATGTACTACTACACGGACTTCCCCTGTATGCTGTCCCATTTCTTTTTGTAAACCAAAATGTAATGGTAGCTCTCCACTGGGCTTTAGGTTGGCGCTGATCTCAGTGTAGGGCAATTCTTTAACTGCATGATACAGGCGAGGAGGTTGATCCCAGTATCCTTTCTCGATGCCAATCTTTTTAAATTGATCAGGTTGCAGTGTTTGTTTACGCACACCACTAGGTGTAATGTAAAAGTGATCCCTGTCGTGATGGCGAATACTTACATTACCATCACGACTTGTGATCCAGTTACGCTTATAAGCGTCAACCATTATATCGCAAATTGTTTCTAACATTAATGATTTCTCTTCCCGTCAAATACGCAAACAAAGTAAAGATTATTAGATTTTGATTTGTTATGAACACGATGAAATGCACCGTCTGGAATTAATACAACGTCACCTTCTAAAACATTAAATCGCTTGTCGTCTATTTCTATCTCTCCTATACCCAATACAAAATAATAAACTTCTTCTTGTCCCGGATGACTATGACCTCTAGTGCTTTGTCCTGCCTTTAAGTCAGTAGAACTTAGCACTAGATTGTTTAAAGTTTTATTATCTTTGAGCACATAGGTTTCGTTGTCTTTGACAATTTCCCCTCCTACATTGTATATGCTCAATTTCATATTAGCCCTCGTAGATTGCCGAATTACCTGCGTGTTCAAACACTTCCGCTGACTTTAATCTAACACCCGCACCTACTGGATAGCGAGCTTCAAACACACGACCGTCAGGGTGTGTCCAACCGCGACCTTCTTGATATGCAGTTAGAATTTCGTTCATAGTCTTGTATACTAATTCAGCAAACATTTCGCAGCCTACACCATCTACAATGCGTAGATCAATGATACCCATGTTTTTAAATCCGCCTTGGATTTTGTTTAGTTCTACAAATGTGCCACGTTCCGGATCGTCTTTGCCAATTACCAATGTATGGTCAAATTGCCATTCACTCCATTCTTTAAATGCTTTTAATCCACCGAAGTCCATAACCCAATTACGATCATCTAGTGTTTCAGATTCAAAGATTAATTTGATACCAATTGAGTATCCGTGTAGCATAGAGCAATGACTATGTGTGCTTTTCCACTGTCTAAAACAGCATGAGAGTCCTCTATCGTTACCGTATGTTTTTGTTGAAAGATATTTTGCCATCTCTAGTCTCCTTATGTATGAGCAAGTTTGACGACATGCAGAGTTTATAAAGCGGGATGAATGACGTTAAAGACCGCTATGATACTTATCTCAAGCTACCTTGAGCAAGATAATTTCTTCGTTAATGCGTCCGTTCATCTTAGTGTCAGTTGCATTAATTTCGTCTAGAAACTTTCGCAGTGCAATTTTGCCAGCCGCTTTAAACTCTTTCAGTTTCTCTTCTGGCTTGCGAAGTGTCTTGCAAATGCTCTTAGTCTCATCAAAGCCTGTAATGGTAGTACCTTTGATGCCTAGTGTGTTAAACTCTGAGGCCACATACTTGCCCAACTTACGGCTCTTGGTGTTGTAAATCCAAAGTTCGCCTGCGCCAATAATGTCAACAGGATTAACACTAACAAGTTTCAAAGGTTCGTTAGTCTTCATGAACTTGAGTTTAGCAACCAACTTGTCCTTAGGCACTGCCTTGGTCTTACGAGGCGCACGATTGACTTTGGCTTCTTGCATCAACATTGTGCAGGCAGTTTGAATCTCAGTTAAGAAGATAATAAAATTCTTAATCTGTTTGCGGCTACGATGCTTGTATGCTTCTTTAAGTTGCTCGTCTGCCGAACCACTGGCCAGTTCTTCAAGTTCTGCCAAATCTCGAGCGTAGAAGTCACGAATGATACGTGCGTGAGCAGCCTTTGCGCCTTTGCCTTTCAGCAAGTTCAGCATCTTAAATGCTTTAGGATCAAAGTTTTCTGGATCATTCTGAAAGTTTTGATACGCTTCTTCAATCTCTTCTGTCATCAACATGGCAGCATCACGTACTCGTTCTTGAATAGTGACAACAGGACCTGTAGGCTTTGCTTCTACAACAACACCGCTTTCGTCAATGTCGTCTTTGCCTTCGTCGATAATTTTAGCAATCTCAGAACCTAACCAAGTGGCAGTGTCGCGACCTTTGTTAAAGTCAGGACGATTACTTTGCATACCACGAAGCAGACAAGCGGCAACTGCACCGACTGTCATGCCGCAACGATTATCTTTTGTTTTCTTAAAACTTTGAACAGTCTTTTTGTCGTAACCGTTCTTGTTCATCCACTCGATGACTTTAACTTTGAGTTCTTTACCGCTAGACTCCATTCGGTAGTATTGCATAGCACCGTGAAAATAACGAAGAAACTTAGTTTCATCCCAAGTTTCGCAACCTGTCCAATCTGGACTATAGTCACGTTTAGCTTTTTCGCGGATTGCAATAGATGCTTTTTTAAGTTTAGTTGCCATTAGGCGCTCCTGTGTTAAACAATACTTATATTATAACATCAAAATAGTGCTGTGTCAAGTCCAAAGACTGCCACGAATTTTAACCAAACGGCATAACATTTCGGTATCTTCTTGCTCGTATGCTTGCTCAATTTCATGAGTTTTGGCTAGAGCAGTGTCGCCCAAAGCACGTAATTCTGGATTCTTGCTTTCTTTCATAAAACTCAATCCAGTGTCGCCGTGTTCTTGACGCTTGCGTTCGCAGTACTCTGACCAGCCGCTGGCATCGTGCGGATCTGGACGATTTGGATAAACTTCCGTCCACCATTTGTACAAAGCCAAAATTTCCAAAGCTCGTTCAGCTTGCGGAGTAGGTTGTCCAATATGCGGGTCTCCAGTTTCAAAACCTTCGTCTTCTCCCCAGCGAAGTTTGCTTTGCCAATCTAAGTTATCTAGACCTGCCTGCGGACAACGCCAAGTTCTCCAACGCCACCAACCAGTAGCCCAGAATGGAGCATTGTATTTTGCCTTTTCTTCTTTGTCAGCCCAAGCAATGTGCCACCAGGCTAGTTCAACTTCGACGAATTCAACAAGTTCGTTGAATAGGCAAGGGAGGAACCGGTTGCCCACGTCGCACCAGTTACCGGGCTTGATGTCACGAGGGTGAGCGGTAAGACTATGAGTGCGAGTAACCCAACGGTTATTAATATAGTACTTAATAGCATGTAATGTATCCGTAGGCCAGTATACGACCTTTTGTAAGTAATCGAGTCCTTCTTCTGCTAACCAGTAACGAAAGCTGTGTTTCATTTGGGCCGCAGTAGTCCATTCATCCCAACCTTCAGCAGTCTTGGCTCCGCCCTTAGCGGTACCTCGAAGCCAGTCAGCGAACTTTGAGTTGGTCCAATAGTGGTTACGCATTATAGTTTCTCGTATGTTTGTTTAAAAATATCTAACTTAACTACACCGTAGTCGTTTTCACCGTGACGAACAATAACATCTTCGTCTGGATTATAGTGTAACTTCTCACCCCATGATGTGTCAACACTTCCAGAGTGATCTGCTAGTTTAGCCACTTTGATAATCTTCTTTGGTGTGCAAACACTGTTGCCTAAATCATCTTTAAGATCGTTAAACTTCTCTGGACTGATAGGATACTGTTCACCTTTAGGTCCAGTCATGATATAGAATCCTTTTGGATACTTAACTGGACCTTCAAGAGTGTCAATGGTGCCAGGCTCGTTGGCAATCTCATAACGCTCTTTGGCAGGACGTTTGTAAGTTTTAAATCCACCGTCCTTGAACCATTCGTCGTTAATGCCCTTGCCCATTCCTTCTACAATATTGATAAACTCTCGAATCATTTTATTTTCTTTCGCCAAACAGTTGTAACAAGTTTAAAAACAAGTTAATGAAGTTAAGGTATAGTGTCAATGCACCTGCAACTTCGCCATTGCCAATTTGATCATAACTGAGCATTTCTCGAATACGCTGTGTGTCGTAAGCAGTAAGACCAAGGAAGATGATAATAGCCAATGCTGAGATTACCATTTGAAATACAGTACTACCGATAAAGATGTTAATAATGCTAGCAATGATAATTGCAATCAATCCAACAAACAATAAACTGCCTAGTTCAGATAGATCCTTTTTAGTAAAGTATCCATAAAAACTCATAACTCCAAATAATACTGCGGCACCCATAAAGGCTGTAACAATACTGCCCATATTGTAAACTACAAAGATTGTAGCAAAACTTAGACCCATTAGTGCGGCAAATCCGTATAGCAAGAAGTATGCTACAGATTTACTCACTTTCTCCAAAGCAAAACTAATACCAAACACTAATACTAGAGGTGCAAAAATTACTAACCATTTCATTGCACCAGTAAAGAAAAATGTCATCAGTGCCGCATTGGTTCCTACAAAATGACTGACTAGCATAGAAACAATAACTGCTAATCCCATATTTTTATAAACGCCAGCCATTGCTGTATTAATAGCACTAGCGTCTCGATAATTTGCTGTTGTGTACATAAAGTTCTCCTTATCCTTTATTTAATACGATTTTAAATCGTTGTTCAAAAGCTGGTGCAAGGCAGCTATAAGTTTGTTGAGTAAACGTATTAGTATAAAAGACCCAAGTCCTTCCGTCTAACTCTCTTACATCATCTACATAAAACTCTGTACGGTTATCCCCTGTCCATACTTGGTGTCTTTCTATTTTCATCTTAATGCGTCCATTGTTAATTCTTTGCCGTAAACATGTGCTACAGGTTTGAGCCATCCTCGATCAATACAGGTAGCAATAATCTGTCGATATTCTCGTGGGCAGTGTTCATTAATTTCAAATCCTGCCCTAGGGCATATCACTAAACCGTCGTTGAGCATAAACTTACTATCACCTTGTCTCACTGTTCGTATTTTTGATACTTGTTGAATAAATTTCATCGTAGTGCCTCAAGTGTTTGTTGTTTGGCTTCTTCTTTAACTTCTTGATTATGAATAGTTTGAAGTCCTCGGAACATGTCTTCAATTACATGTATGATAGCATCTTTGCCTTCTTCAGTCAAATGACTATACTCCGGACTGACAGAACTTTCGTGCCAAACACTTTTGTTCCGACTGAGTTCTAACAAGGCACCATAAACAATGTCCTTGTTCATACTTCGTCGCAGATTAAATTTTTTCGCCATGATCAAAGCCTCGGAAACGGAGGAACCGCGGAAAGCGTAGAGAATAAGTACCATCTTGGTTTTGCGTGATAGCGTCTGCACGGACTTCCACAATGTCGCCCACAATCTTATCACGGGCGGCCCAAAAAGCAATACGCTGATCATCAGTAAACCCAGAACCAACATTGACCAAAATCCTACGTCCGTCATCTTCGCCTTCACAAACTAACGCACCTAAGCGTCCAATATTTTTACCAGTACCTTCTTCAACTGCGGTTACAGTTAGACTCACTTCAATAAATGGCTTTAACTTGAGCCATGCCACTGAACGTTTGCACTTGTAACCTGCGTTGGCGTCTTTCAACATAATGCCTTCATAGCCGCCAGCAATGGCCAGAGCGTTAATTTCTTTATAACGCTTTTGTCCGGCAGCAGTGTCTAAGTCTACAGTTTCTTGCGCCACAACTGTTACATTGGGCAGTACAGATTCATTAGCTGTAAACCAAGTCTTGAGCCATTCACTCCGTGCTTCTTGTGTAGTAGCACTTTCGCCAGTTTCAAACTCAGCCAACGGCAATGCATCAAACAAGTTAAGAACAGCATCGTTAGCCTTTGCACTACTCTTGCGGTGAATCTGCTTCATCAAATCTTGAAATGTCCCGCTCATGATCTCACCGTCAAGCACCATAGGCTCAGTAAAGCCCTTGGCAATTTTTGCCAACTGTTCTTTGACATGAGGAAAGTTTACCAGCTCTTTGCCATTGCGACTAAACTGATCAACACGACCATCCGGGTAGACAATTGTAATAACTCGTACACCGTCCAGTTTAACTTCAATGATCTTTTTACCTACGACTTTGCTTTCATGATTGGCACTGTCGTGTGCAAGCTGACAACTAAACACAGGAACGCTATAGTGGACATAATCTTTTTCCGTTACACGATTGATTGTTGCTTCGCTGAATCCTGCTCGCATGTCTTTAATAAGAATGCGTCGGTACCATCCATTCCATTGTGCCTTAGTGGCTGTCTTCATCAAGTTAGCAACAGTGTCACGGGCAAGGTTGCCGGTGAGTGAGCGATTAACAAAGCCAGTAACAATGAGGCTAAAACTATCCCAATCCAAACCAGGCCCATCTTCATCTTTTTTCTCCGGGATCTGTTTCAATCCAAAGGTGATCATAGAGTCCAATGCCAATCGACACCCGTCGAAAAACTCTGTGTTGCCTGCCACTGCTTCTTTTAGCACTTCGGCTTCTTTAGCCAAACGACTGTTATCTGCTTCAATGGCTGCGATTACTTCCCAAGGTTTACGCATTTAAACTCCTAATCTTTTACAATGCTTGTATTGTAACATCAAAAGTTTAGTAAGTCAAGTGTTTGTCTGTTTTAAATGGCTTACCTATTTGGGCATACGGTAAATTCCTGATGATTTTCTTTTTGAGAGAACGGATTACAGGGTGTGTATGATCCCAATCAAATGCTTTGAGTATCTTATGATATGTTGTCTTTTTGCTACGTTTTGCTCGATTACTGTCCAAATATTGTTTGGCAGAATCAAAGTCGTCGCCAAAACGATTATACAGTTCACAGGCAATGTTAAAGCTAAATGCGCCCATTTCGTCTGGATGTCCGTAATACTCTTGTTCTTTACGGTCACGGGCATAGTAGGCAGTGCTTTCGTAGCCTGGTATTGCTTTGAACTGTCTTGTGCGATATTGTCTTAGGTGTATTATTTCGTGTAACATTGTGTCTGCAAACAACATACACATTCTTTGCCAGCGAGTCTCAGACACTTTGATCTCGCCATCGGTATCCTTGTAACTAAACACTATTTCTATTTGACGCTTGCCTTCAACATCGTAGTCTGCATAGTAAGTTCCGCCGATGTAAACTAATCCTGCTTCGTGTGTAGGATCGTGATCCATACGAACTTTAATGGGCAAATACTGTTTAATATGGCTGCTTAGGAGTTTTTGTAGATCTTTGACAGAAAATCTCTTGCCTACTATAGAAGGTTTAAGCCCGTACAACATAGTGTACAGGCTTTTTCTGTCCAATAATGACCAGTTAAACGGTTTTCTTGACACAGGACTCTCCTATTTTATATATTTAAGTCCTATACTAAAGTACATAATGTGCGTAGTTTATGGCCGCTTGTCGATAACTTTATCAGCAAGTCCATAGGCTACAGCTTCTTCTGCGCTTAAAAATGTGTCAAACTTCATAGTTTCAAACAGTTCTTCGTACTTTTTACCTGCTGTGTTGTGCTTAACATACAGTTGAGTCAGTCGTTCGTTCAATCGTTTGCTTTCGCCCATGGCACGAACAGCGTCTTCGAACTGTAATTCTTGCACATGAACTGACCCACGGGTTCCTGGAGTACCTGAGCTAACACGGTGAATCATAGTTCGACTTTCGGGCAATACAAAACGCTTACCCGGAGCACCTGCTTGTGCTAAAAATGAACCCATACTACAGGCTTGTCCAAGAACAATGGTGCTAACAGCAGGCTTAATAAACTGCATGGTATCGTAGATAGCCAACCCAGCAGTCACTGACCCACCGGGACTGTTGATAAAGAACTGAACATCTTCAGTACCTTGACTTTCAAGAAACAACAGTTGAGCAACAATGATACTAGATGTATGCTCGTTAACATCAGTGTCCAGCATAACAATGCGATCTTTCAGCAAGCGGCTGTAGATGTCGTAAGCACGTTCACCTCGGGCTTCTGTTTCGATAACGGTTGGAATAAGATTAGGCATTGTGATCCTTTAAAATTTTAAGTATATGTTCATTGATACTTGTCGTCAAGCTCAACATTAGTCAAACCTGCAACAGTTTGAAACTTCTCCCATGCTGCCTTGGCCGCTGGGTTCTTCTCCAGTTCGATACTGGGCAACACTGCTTCAAGCCAAATTTCAGGACGACGAGCAGGCCGAGCACCAAACTTACGAGGCTGATGCAGTTTGCCAGTTTCCCAAAGTTCGATAGTCACTGAACGAAAAAGATCTTCATCTTCATCTCCGTAATCTGACCACTCTGGATTACTACCACCAAAGAATCCACGCATTAAATTAGCGTCAGATCCTCCAGCATAACCTTGCCAAATTGCCTGCCATTGATCGTTATTATTTGGATCAAAATCTGTGCGAGTAATAATAACCAGCACATCGTCAATCATTACTTTACCGTCAACAATGTCTTTAACACAACGGCTATAACTTAGTCCAATTTTCATCTTCTACCTTGTTTAACGTTTCTAACTAAAGGACCTTCTGTAGTAAAACTCAGTCCTGCACTCTTGCCTTCGTACACTACACCATTCCATTTCATATCGAGTTTAATGGTACGATTAATACTGACTGCACAATGATCATGTTCTCGGAAACTTAACATTTCTCCGACCATTCTACGTCCGTTGTCTTCGCACATGATTTCGCAAGTATTTTCAACGACCTGCCTCATGATAACTCAAACCTTACTTCTTTAATACTATCCCATCGAAAACTTTTCCAAGCTTTGGATTCTAGGTCATACACTGGCATAACCTCTTCGTTAACTTTCTTTTCTTTCTTGGGCTCTGTACTTTCTACAATTTCAACAGCAGGAACAAGTTCTGGATTGGTTGTACAATTCATTACTCGTTCCGTACCATCTTTTTTTGTAAAGACCACAGTAGTAGGACCGTAAGCCAAATGACTTTTCAGCCAACGCTTAAAGATTTTAACATCTTTCTCACTTAGATTCTGCATCGTGTGCCTCTAATTTTTGTTTAAGTTCTGCATTCTCTGCTTCTAATGTTTCGATATGACTTGCTAGTTGCATCATCATTTCGTACATATTTTTAGCAGTTGTTTTTGTAATGTCAGCAATATTCATTTATACCTCGATAATTTTAGTAATGTCCCAGCCACTTTGCTCACTGTAGCCATCGGACTCGTATCCCCTCGGGTTGCAGACAATACGAGTTTCACCTATGACATAGTCAAAAGGATGATGTGTATGACCATGTGTCCACAGTTTGATCTGCGGATGATCTAGAATGAACTCACTAAGATCGCTACTGTAAGCACCGTTCATTAGATATTGATCCTTGTAGTTTTCATGTGTGCTGAGCTTACTGGGCGAATGATGTCCAACTACAACAAACTTTTCGTCATGCTTTTCAGCAACAATAGTCTTGATGTATTGTAACATCTTTATGTGTCGAACTACAGTGTCTTCTGGACGAACTTTACGATAGTCGGCATTTTCTACTCGAATGATACGGAAATCGTTCATCATGTCGCGCACCGCCTGCAGAGTCAAACTGTCTTGACGATTCATGTCAGTCCACAGTGTACCACCGATAAACGTAATGTCATCGATCTTCTTGCTTTCACATTCTAAGAAATAGACATTGTCAAACTTAGCACACTCGTTACGCAACACTTCTAGTGTCTGAAACCATTTGCCGTTATAGAACTCATGATTACCTGCAACGTAGATAACGTGAGGAAACTGAAAGCTACAACGCTTTAGAAAGTCGCGAAACCGCTGAACTCGAATTTGCTTTTTACCTAATTCGGCAAATGCACCTTGACTGTAGGGATTAAAATCCGCAGCCGGGTGACTGTGCAAATCGTCAGCAATCATAATGTCGCCTCCAAGTATCAGAACATCTGCACCTTCGTCATTTTTAATATTGATATCGGAAAACTCTAAATGGAGGTCCGATACTAGTTTAATCTTCATTTGGAAATCTCTCTGCATAACGTGCATCTGCTTCTGCTCGATGCACTGGACATAATGTTTTAATCCAACCTTTACCCCCAGCTGTGCCAGGAGCTCCACATTCTTCACAACTGCGTTCAGCCCATGCTTCTGCCATACGCACCATACCGCTAATTTGGTCATCACCTCCGGTGTAATAGAAACGTAGTCCACCGAACTTTTCTTTAATCTGTTCTACAACTACCTGTTCAACTACAGGACGAGTTTCTCGATTCTTGTTCCACCAATCAATATGACTTTGGATGTTAGCGCATAGGCTTTCAATAATAGGCCACCAGCCTGCTCCTATTGCAAATCCGCCATAGGGAGTTGCAAACATTTTGGGATACTTCTCTTCCATACGTTTGGCAAACTCATCATATTGTTGTTCAGTATATCTCATTGTGCAATCTTTACATAATTAAGTCGAGTTTCAATTTTCTTACACAACCAATTCTCAGCATGTTGTTTTACTTTGGCTTTGATTACCACAGCCGGGCCTACTCGGGGCTCTTTATTACTCATCCAGCTGACAATCTTATTGTCTATTATAGCAAGAATATTCCAAGCATCAAAGTTTTTTGAACGATTGACTTGCAGGACCTCGCAGTCCTTGTCGAGCAACATGTCTCCAATTTCTGCTAACCCTGCATTATCTGCAACACGAAACATTTTTTCAAGTTTGTTTTTGCTCACATCTCGAGCATACACACTGGGCAAACATGCAATAAACCCAATCTTGTTAGAAGGCATGTGCTCAGTCATTAGCAAACTAAAAACTTCAGTTTGGAACTCGTTATCTCCTTTGACAGCAGAAAACATTAACCGTTTGTAATAGTTGCGGATCTCGTCGCTCAATTCGGCATCTTGAGTTTCTAAAGCCAATGACATAGGTCGAAATTCTTGTTCAGCTTTATCGTACTTGTCAATACCTAAGGCATGTCGAATTAGTGTTTTGTTGTCGTGCTTGACAAAGAGAAACTTGCCTTGGTTGTCGTGGACATACTCGGCAGTTTTTATGTATGCTTTGTTAGTACGTTGAGCGGCACAGGCCAACTCAAGGACTTTTTGGACGGGGAATTCTGCGCTCACTTCTAGAAACTTTCCAGTAGGATTATCGTTGCTGATGATCATATTTTACACGAAAATGTGTCTGCTGTCAAGTGTTTCCAAATGTTTATAAACCTTTTTGGCTAGCTTTTTAAGTAGCGCATTGTCTTTGAAGTAGGCAATGTAACAGTTTAAGTTAGGACTTACTAACATATCTCCCCGTTTCATTTTACCCAAAATAGTCATTTTAACCATATTTCGTTTGGCTCGAGACGCAGGCATGGCTCGCAACAGTTCGATAGCAATGCTTAGTGCATAAGCATCTAACTCGTCTGGATCAGCTAGATACTTGCTAAATGGCTCGTGTGCATGTTCACTGTAGCTTTCAAAATACCTTTGACTACTCTGAGTTTGGTGACGCATTTCATGTACTACCGCATCAAAGATTTGAATTAAAAAATCTGTAATTTGATTATGTTGAAACTTGTTGTCACCTAAAAAGTTGTGATGCACTACAACTTCTATTGCTGTTTCATTATTAAAATCATCTTCAGGATCATAATATGCCATAACATAAAAATGATCGTGATCTAATGTCTTGTCCTTCTTAGTTTTAATGGCAAGATCTATGTCGTTGTTTTTAAATTCTTTTTTAGTAGCAAATACTAACTTGCGAAAGCTAGTTGACGGATGACTCTTTCGAACGTTTTGACATACATTATTAACACGTTCGATAATTGAGTTCATGTTACATCCTGTAAATGATACGACCTTTAGTTAGATCGTATGGACTCATTTCTAGTTTAACTTTATCACCCATGATAACTTTAATTTTGTGTTGCTTGAGTTTACCGCCCATGTAACACAATACTTCATGTTCCATATTGTCTACTCTAACTCGAAATGTAGAGTTAGGTAACACCTCTTCTACTTTGCCTGTGATTTCTAATAGTTCTTCTTTAGCCATTTTTTGAAATTGATATTGCTCCGTCTACTACAGACACTGTTAACGTGTCTCCTTCTTTCCAGCCTGTTTGCTCCAACACTTCGGGAGGAAATTTTAGAATAACATTGTCAGGATCTCCCGGAATGTCTTCAAAAATATCTTCAGCCTTAAATGTTAATACTGTCATTATATATCCTTAGTGTCATCGTATTTAACCACTAACCAACCTAACCGGTGTAAATCACTTTCAATTTCCTCAGTTACTACACTTTCGGAAACATAACCAGTTCTAGCTTTCCATTGCTTGTCAGTTTCTTCACTAGTATAATCAGCAATTTGGCCGCCGATTCCACTACAGTACCAATCAATGTAGTCGCCTTCTTGTCGCATGTCTGCAATTATACCGCCAGCTGATCTCCAACTGCAACTCCATTTCTCTTCTTTTAAAATGGACCACATTTCACGTTTGATAAAATCGTTGTTGCACATTGCCGCATATAAATTCTGTGCATAAGATTCGCTAGCTCGAACTTTCTCTAGTATCCAATCAGTAGTCACTAGATCGTATTCCATATTATTTTTCATAGATTCAGGAGTTTGCCATTTTTTATCAGCATCTTCGACAATCTTTTGAAACATATCTAAGTAATCTTGATTAGGCTCTTCGCCATTTTCTTCCATGCGTTTTAGATAACCTTCCTTTTGAAAGGTGTGTCGTTCAGGGCTTTTGCTTGGTTTCATACTTTGTTGAATTGTTTTATAAACCTGTTAAATATAATCAATGAACTTTACAGAAATACCATTTGAAAAAATTGTGCGTTTTGGACAACGAACAATGTTGACTCGCCCGTTGTTTTCCACAAGCTGGATACTAGGACGTTTTTGCAATTACAAATGTAGTTATTGTTGGCCTTATGCACGTAGCGATCAACTTGATTATCAAAGTTTAGACGTATATAAGTGTACAGTAGATCAAATAAAAAGTCAAGCTCGTTTGAACGGATTTACCGAATTTCATTGGAGTTTCAGTGGAGGAGAACCTACTGCTTACAAAGGGCTATTAGAACTAACCAAATATTTAGATGATGGTGTGCAGACTCCTTATCAAAGTGTACACATGACTACCAATCTATCACCTGGATTAGAATGGTGGAAACGTTGGTCTAATGCTACTTCTATGTTAGCTAGACGCAGTATTACAGCAAGCCATCACGCAGAGTTTGCTAAAGAACAAGAGTTTGGTGATAAGATTTTACATCTAACAGACGAAAATGTTTTTGTCACTATCAATCAAGTAATGGTACCTGAGTTATTTTTTCAACTGTACGAAAAACTAGAACGCTTTCATCGAAGAGGAATAAACGTAACGTTGAAGCCGCAAAGCGATCCTACAGCTAGTCGTATAGTTGATGGGTACACTGACGAAATGACGCAGTTGATGCGTACAGGTTTCCCGCAACAGTCACAAGGTGAAGATATATATCAAATATCACTGTTTGATAAAAGTAATGAAGAATACCTATTTGATCAAGCTGAGAGATTCAACGCATTTGGATTTAATAAGTTTAAGGACTGGTCTTGCAATAGCGGATATCAAAGTGTTATTATAAGAAGTAACGAAGTTAAAAGAAGTTATAGTTGTCATGACGGAGCATTAGGAACGTTAACAGAAGGGTTTAATCTTTTTAAATCTCCTAAGGTTTGTATAACTCCTACTTGTGTAAGTTCTGCAGACAGTAAAATACCAAAAATAAAAAATGAATATTGACACAGAACATTTACATCATTGGATGCAGGCTATTAGGCAAAGTCCTGATCCTATGCGTACAATGGACGCCTTTTGGAGTGGACAGCTTCGCAGCAAAGAATGGCTTATAGATTGTTTAGATGAGCATGTACACCACAGTTCTAGTATAGACATTCACGGAGGATGGGTAGGTGTACTGGCTAGTATGATTTTTCAAAGCAACATACCTGTTACTACTATTAGAAGTATAGACATTGATTCGTCGTGTGAATCTATTGCCAACATGATGAACAGACAAGAATATTTGAATAATAAATTTAGAGCTGTAACTGCTAACATGTGTGAGATTCGTAGCGACGCTGATATTTCTATTAACACTAGTTTTGAACACATATCTCAAGACGATTATGATTTATGGTTAAGCGGATTGAAGCACAACAGTTTAATAGTACTGCAAACAAATAATTACAAAATACCTGAGCATATTAGAATTTCTAAAAATTTAGAAGAATTTAAAGAACAAGCAGGTTTAGAAAAAGTTTTATATTCTGGAGAATTAGAGTTACCTTTATATAAAAGATTTATGATTATAGGATATAAGAATGTTTAAATTTTCAGAACTACACGCAGTTCATTTAGAAATTACTAATAATTGTCAAGCAAAATGTCCTATGTGTTCTAGGAACTACAGGGGAGGATTAGAAAATCCGTACATCAAAGTTAATGAATGGTCACTTGAAGATTTTTCTACAATCTTCAATCAAGAAGTATTAGATCAATTAAAGAGTATTTTCTTTTGCGGAAATTTTGGAGATCCTATTATCAACAACGACCTAGCAGAAATGTGTGGGTACGCTACTAACGGAAATCCAAATTTACAAATAAGAATACATACTAACGGCGGAGCACGATCTAAAGAATGGTGGAGGTCATTGCCCGCAAAACTTCCTAGAAATCATTTTGTTATATTTGGGATTGATGGACTAGAAGATACTCATCACATTTACAGAGTTGGTACTAAGTATCAACAGGTTATCGATAATGCCAAAGCATTTATAGATGCCGGAGGGATTGCAGAATGGGTCTTTATTAAATTCAAACATAACGAACACCAAGTAGAAGAAGCAAGGAAAAGAGCTAAAGAATTAGGATTCAAACTATTTACAGTTAAAAACAGTACTAGATTTTTAGAAGAAAAATTTAAAGTCCTTGATAAAAATGGAAACACTGATTATTACTTAGAACCTCCTACAAACAATCAAGTGACTTTAATTTCACCTGATATGATTAAAAATTATAAGGTATGGGTTGATGATTCTAACATTGAATGTTACGTTCAACAAAATAGAGAAATATACATAGACGCATACAAAAATTTATTTCCCTGCTGTTTCCTTGCATCTACTCCTTATAATTATACAGAAGAAAATGACTTTACGTTCCCTGTAAGACAAGAAGTAAAAAAACAGTATTCTAAATTAGTAGAATCGCTAGGCGGAATAGAAAATCTAAGTGCCACAAAGGTAGGTGTAAAAAATATACTAGAATCTAATTCTTGGCAAACTGTTTGGGATTATTACTGGAATGAATATAAACTAATTGTTTGTGCTAGAACTTGCGGAGTTAGTGCAAGCAAACCAATTTCAAAACCTAAAGATCAGTTCGTAGAAAGATCTAACCTTAAGGAAGAATGATATCTCTAGAGTGAAGACTTAATAAATGATTTCTATTCCAGTCTAACACACTGTACATTTCTTTATAAAGACAGTGTAATTGATCGTTAGACAGGCTGTTAATGTAATCAATAAGTTTAAAAATCTTTAATAATCTTTCTGCATGATCAGATTCTTCATCGTAAGACTCGTCCCACCATTTATCAAAAGTTTTAAACCCTAGTTCTTTCAAATACTGTAAAGTAAATGGGGCACCTATCATTATAAAAGGTGTTAGTGTAACCATAGAGTTAAATGTTTTTTCAGTAATTGTAGCAGTAGGTTGAAAAAATACTGATTCAGTAACTATTGCTGCAAACGAATCTTCAAAACTTTTTAAAAAGTTTTCTAAATTTCCATCCCAAGTCCACGGAAAGTTTGCAATTTTAGGAAATTTATAATTTTCAATTACAATTTTATCAATCTTATTATCAATGAAAAAATCTGTTTGATTTAAAATTTTATTTCCTTCTTTTAGATAGTACCAAGGTAAAGTTTTAAGCCAAGTGATATCTTCGCATATATTGTTACAGGAAAACGGCCAACTGTACTTCCCTGGCTTATCAGCTAGATAACACATTAGTAAGTGTCTATGATTAGTAAATCTATTTGCAGAACACCAAAACTTATATTTGATTTCATTTTTGGGCTTAAACAATTCTGCGTTATACTTATAACCAATTGATTCGGTTTGATTTTGAAAATCTAAACACTGTAATGTTAAATTAGGATAATTTTGAAAAATATATTTTGTTGTATTGTATTCACAACAATGAACAGTTATGCTAATTTCTTCTTCTCTAGCAAACTTATCTGCAACATCTAACACAGGAGTTCGCAATTCTGTATGAAGCTGGTCGTTGTATTCTAGTTCATTGTATTCTTTTACAGTTTTATCAGTATCTGAATAATATCTAAACCATTCAAACAAATATATTTCTATCCCAGTTTCTTTAAGTAAATGTTTGTTTAAATTGTGTTTAATGTTGTCTAAAGAAAATTCTTTTCCTTGTCCTATATAAACAATTGAAGGAACTTTAGTTCTTCCCAAAGCGGTAGATTCAATTATTTCATTGTCTAGTACAATAGTAGAAGATAACTCAAAAGGAAAGTTATGATAATAAATGTTTTCCCGCATATCAATGACTTCTAAATAAATCTAATGTGACACAATGGAACCCGCCTCCTAGTGTACGTTGTTGTCTTGCTGGCAGCATTGCACATTCTATTTTGTGCTTCTCTAATTCTTTTCTAAGTTCGTGTTGATGATCTGGTATTGCCGCTAGATTAGGATTGACAGAAAAGATATTCATAGCAACCCATTTGCTACTGTTACAATAGCCAGGGTAGTGTGCGACTTCGCCAGGGTCAGGTGCCCATACAACATCCCAATTTTGCAACGGCTTTGGTAATTGTTCGACACTTTTTATCCTGCTGGGATTTAACAGCATTAATCCTTCTCTTAGTAATGTAATAGTACTGTCAATGTGCATGTAACTATAGACACCTTCTAGTGTCCATACACGCTTGTTACCTACTAGATTTTGTAGATATTCTGCACCTTTTTTATTTCCGCTGTTGCTGACAAGATATATTAAGTCATCATTTACTTTTAAAACATTTGCAGCATCAAAACAAGGTTGTGTTTCATTTAATGCAAGAGTGTCTTTATCTCCTAAGCAATTTAGGTTGTATAATTCTTTATTGTAATTAATAGGTGCTTCAATATATTTTGCACCTAATCGCTCTAAAGGTTCAAAATGTTCATGCATAGCAAGATATTCTTTATGTCTTGCACGTAAAGGTTGCGGCGTTGCTAAAATTGTATCGTTATATACTATGACGCTGTCTCTAGGACAATAATTGTAATAATTAGGTAACGGAGTGCGTTTTGGTCTTAATACTTCTACACTTTCTCCTTTAAGAAAGTTGCAAAATGTTTCTAAGTCTTCATTGGCTTCGTCTATTACTTGTTGAGGATATAATCCTTCAGGAATGTCACTAGAATCTTTTTTATCTGCGTAATTTACAACTCGAAGACTTACATCAAGTTTAGGTATTCTTGCACCATCAGCAACACCTACAATAACTGTTTTAAGAGTATCCCACTCGTTTTTGCTTAACATTTAATTACCTCGGACAAATAAAAGATTAAATAGTAGCAGTTATTTAATTGAATACTACTATGCTTACACAAATTTTTTCAAAAGTAAACCCAGAAAAACTGTTACATTCTGTATATAGGCCCACTGTTAAGTCTAACAGAATAGACTTAGCACCTCCAGAACAGTTTTTGCAATTGTCAATAATCAATCCTTCACATGGAAAAAAATATGATAAGCACTATCATATATGGAAAACTCCTTCATTTGATAAGACTATTGCACAAGAATCATGGGTTATAATATCTGGTTCAGTAAGAGTCAGCTTTTATGATACAGATAATCAATTACTACAAGAAGAAATAATAGGGCCTGGAGAGTGTTCTATGACTTTTGAAGGAGGTCATACTTACGAAATCCTTGAAGAAAACACTTCAATCTACGAATTTAAAACAGGTCCTTATAACGGAAGAGAAAATGACAAACAGTTTTTTTGATAATAAAACAGTAGGTATAGCAGGCTACGGATTTGTTGGAAAAGCCACGCATCGAGGTATTCTCAACGACATGCCTGTATTAATTCACGACCTACAAAGAAATACAAACTTATCTGATCTCCAAGATGCTAGTACAGTATTTTTCTGTGTACCTACTGATAATCAAAATGATGTAAATCGTTTACTTAATGAGATTAAAAAATTAAAAGAAATTAATAAAGAATGTAAGATTATTATTAGAAGTACAATTCCCTTAGGAACATCTAAACGTATAGAAGAACTAATACAAGACAAAATTATCTATATACCAGAATTTTTCCGCCAGCGCATTTGGGAAGAAGAGTGCGGTCGCAGACCATTGATAGTAGGTCACAACGGAATAAATGTCAAAGAGTGGATCGGAGACGATGACTTTTTAGAATGTTCCTTAGAAGAAGCAGAACTAATAAAAATGTTCAGCAATAATTTTGCTGCATTAAGAGTTGTCTTTGCAAATCATTTCTACGAGTTAGCTGAACAAAGTAATTGCAACTACGATGTAATTACAAAATTATTTTCTAAAGTCATGCATCCTGAATCCTATCTTGAAGTAAATGAAGATTTAAGAGGATTCGGAGGGAAGTGTTTGCCAAAAGATTTAGATTTTATAATCAACACTTTCAATCAATTAGGATTGTCTCAAACATTATTTGATTCTGTTAAGAAAGATAACGAACAATGGAAAATTACCGTAAGAGAATCTTAATAACTGGTGCTGCGGGTCTTATAGGTAGAGAACTTTGTAATAAGTTATCTCTCAAGCATCATGTTGTAGGAGTTGATAATAATTTTAGATTTAATGACTACACTCCAGAAAACTGCTACTATGTTAAGAAAGATTTAAAAGAATTTATAGCATCTGCTGACAATGACTTTGACTACGTATTTCACATGGCGGCTATAAATGGTACAAGTCATTTCTATGACATGCCTCTAAATGTATTAGAAAATAATATTACTACAGATTTAGAAATATTCAATTTTGCCGGAAAAAATAAAAACTGCAAATTAATATATGCCAGCAGCAGCGAAATTGTTGCAGATTCAAAAAACTTTCCTACGGCTGAAGAAACAGATGTTGTTATAAAAGACATACACAATTCAAGATGGAGTTATCGATTACCAAAAATTGTATCTGAAAATTATCTATTCAACAGCAACTTAGATTTTTTAATTGTGAGATTTTTCAATGTCTACGGTGCTAACAGTACCAAAGGACATTTTATAGGTGATATTTTAGAAAAAATAAATTCTAATGTATTTGAAATACATGGGTCTAACGAAACAAGATCTTTCTGTTATATAGATGATGCTATTACTGCACTGTTATCTATATACGAACAAGTCAGCAGAGAAGTAATCAATATAGGAGCACAGGAAGAAATATCTATTCTAGATGCTGCAAATCAAATTGCAGAGTGCATGGGTATTAAAGATCCTAACTGGAAAATAGTTCCTAGCAGATATGGCAGTGTTGATAGAAGAATTCCTGATATAACAAAACTTAAATTTTATTTTAAGCAATATAATCCTATATCTTTTAAACAAGGTATAGAGTTGATTCTAAAGTCTCGTCAATAACACTTAGTAAAAATAGTTATTCCGCTTTTTTCTTTATGTGTGCCAGCGCCCGCATGTAGTCTGTTTCGTTCAAACACAATTACATTGCCTGGAGTCCATTCTACTATATTTGAAACAGTTAGTCCATGAAGACTTTCTATATCAATATGATTTAAGTATTTGCTGTGCATTGCTTGATCAAACAATTTACTTTTATCATAGTTAACAATTTGAGAATAATCATAGCAACGATTATCAACTTTGCCAATTTTTTTATCAGACCTAGCTTCTATTAAGTATTCTAGTTCTTTTATCAGTTTGCTGTCCACGTTAAAGTCTGTTATAGATTCTGGAGAATCTATACATTGTTTATAAAATTCTCTAATATCTTTTACAGTTTGAAATTGTTCTTGTTTGTTGGGCAGTTGATATTCAAAAGGCGAGTTTTCTTTTTTGCTAAATTTTGCACTGTGTCCGTTCCAAAAGTTATCAAAGAATACAGTGTAAGATTCTCCGTTATTGTAAAGAGGAATTATTATTCCATGTCCAGTACTTTGTTCTTCAGTATCTCCGCTGTCAACATGTAACTTAAAGCTTATTTTAAATAGATTAAAAATTACTTCATCAACTTGATAATTGTAATCTAATACTGAGTCTAGTACTTTTTTAACAATATGTTGAGGCCATTGGTCCATATCCCACCTAGGATGCTTACTAGCAACATCTGGTCTTATATCAGACCGATGATCTAAAATATTTTGATAATAAATTAGTTCATTGATCTCTGCCGGAGTAAGGACATTTTTTATTTCAAACATATAAAATATTTATGGCTTAGATCTAATTAAATCTAGTGTAACGCAGTGAAATCCACCGCCTAGTGTTCTTTCGTGACGCATTGGTAACATAGCACAATCTATTTTATATTTTTCTAATGCTTTTCTTAAAGGTTCTTGACTTTCTTCTACAACAATTAAGTTAGGATTAATCGAAAAAACGTTCATGTTCATCCATATGCTGGCATTGCAATAACCAGGATAATGTCCTATATCTATAGGCTCAGATGCCCAAATGTAATCCCAACTTTGTAACGGCTTAGGTAGTTGATCTATGCTTTTTATTCTGCTGGGGTTCAACAACATTAGACCTTCTCTAAGGAGGGCAATGGTGCTGTCAATGTGCATGTAACTATAGACACCTTCTACTAAATGTACTTTAGCATTGTTTCCTACTAACTCTTGTAGATAGGCAGCTCCTTGTTTATTGCCACTATTGCTGACCAAATAAAACAGATCTTGATTGCATTTTAAAACATTAGCTGCATCAAAACTAGCTGTAGTTTCTGTTAGTGCCAAGACATCTTTGTCTTGTACACAAGCTTCGTTGTATAGACTATCTGGATGGTCTGGTCTATTTTTAATATATCTAACTTCTGGATATTTTAAAAAGCAGTGTTCTAAGGCAAGATGTTCATTCTTTCTTGCTCTCAGCGGTTGAGGTGTTGCAAGTATTAAGTCATCATAGACTAATACGCCATCCCTTGGGCAATAGTTATAGTATTCTGGAATAACACCGTCGTCGGGTCTAAGAACTTCTATGTTTTCTTTTTTTAAAAAATCACAGAACACTTCTAAATCTTCATTGGCTTCATCTATAACTTGTTTTGGATAGAGTCCTGTTGGGATGTCATTTATGTCAGTGACATTTGCATAATTAACTGTTCTAAGGCTTAAATCTACTTTAGGAATAGCGGCGTTTGTTGCACTACCTACAATTACAGTTTTTAAAGGATCCCATTCATTTAAACTTAGCATTTATCATTTTCCTTGTTAAATACATTTATGCAAAATTTTGGAAAAACACCTGTGTCTTGGAATATAGAAAATTTTAAAAAATTACCATATAAACTCGATCCTGATTTAATAATGTGTGAAGAATACGTAGCCGTAGGTCACCATTTAGAATCTATGAAGTTTTACAATTGTTTTGAAACAGACATAGGATTTCCTTTAGATAGTATTGTTAAAAATTTTGATTTTTTATCTAACATTCGGATCGCAGTAAATCTGTTTACACCCGGACAGTACATTCCGTTGCACTCTGACAAGTACGAAAGATTTAGCAAACTTAACAAGCTTTCAAACTTAGATTCTGTTGTTAGAATTATTCTAATGTTAGAAGACAATGTGCCTGGACAGTTTTTACAAATTGAAGATAAAGTAATTTATTCTTGGCAAGCAGGAGATTGGTTTGCGTGGAAGTCTACTGCCCAACATGCCTTTTATAATTTTAGCAAGCAGAACAGATATTCTCTACAGATAACCGGAACATTAAATTAATTAAAAATAGGTAATAAAGAAAGATCAGGGTAGTCTGTATAGTCTACTGTTCTTGGAGCAATGTCTTTAACTTTATTAAATTTTTCTATACCAGCAGCAGCAGTTTCTGGAGTCATATAATAATGATATCCCATGGTGTAAATTTTCTGTTCAGCCCATAACACATCGCGATCTCTACCATCATAGCTCATTCTTACTAGTTGATCTCTATCTTCTTTATTATCTAATAGAATCATCCCTCCTCGGCCTAGTCCCAAATGCTTACGAAACTGAAAACTTAAACACATATTTGTTCCGGAAATGTAACTTTGTTCTTTCCAAAGAACCGCAGCATCTATTATGTTTGTATTAGACAAATAATAATAGTCTTGCCATTGCTCGTCCTTCCATTGCCATTCTATGTTTAATTTCTTTAAAGTCATAGGCACTGAAACATATGTATGTTTTGGACTACTGCTTGTTTTGATGTCTTGTAATCTAAGACATAGTTCTATTGCATGAGTGCAACAATCTGTAGCAACTGCATATTTAGAACCATAGTACTCGGCTATGGTATTTTCAAATTGGGTTATAGTATTAAAGCTCATGACAATATTTATTGTTTATAATTTAGAGCATTTTTTTTAATGTTAAATAATGGTATCAACAGGAAGAATAAATGATTAGTATCCATAATAAAATTCTAAGCAACGAAGAAGTAAAAATTTTATTAGACTATTTTCAAAAAGACGATGAAAAAGTAGATGCAAGGCCGGATGTAAGAAGTAAGCATCCTATATGGGAAGAGACAGATTGGCCAGAATATATTATTCAAAATGCATTAACTAGAATATTAAACTACGATTACAAGGTAGAAGAAGTTGTATTTTTTGAATCTAAAATAAGCTATAGCCTTCATGTTGATAGCGGAAAATGTCCTAAATCTAGAACAGGAAATGTTGTTATATTTCCGTTAACAGTTGAAGGTCTTGGTACAACTGCGTTGTTTAACAATTTTTGGAATAAAGACAGCACTAGATTTAGTAGAGTAATACTAGAACCTTTTGAATATAATTTACCTAATAAATTTAATGAATTGACTTATGTAAAAGATTTAAGAGAGTTGCTAGTAAAGTGTAAAACTGATCCGTTGTCAATTGAAGATTTTAATGTAGATAGTGCATTTATATCTACTATAGAATATCTTATTGATGCTAGACAAGACAAAAAAGTTAGTAAAACCGACGGAAGGTGTTACGACTATACTGATATTGTTAATTGGAAAGCTGATGAAGAGTTTGATAAAACATTGCATCAACAACATTTAAGTCATATACCAATTGAAACTTTACAAGGTCTTACTTTGAATTCAATTGTAAATTGGAACATAGGAGACTGCTTTTGTTTTGAAAGAACAAGATTACATTGTGCAGGATCTGGTCACAAAGTAAAAACAGGATTAACAATTTTTACTCAACGTGCTTGACTGTACATTTCCAATATTGATTTTTTCTTTGATAGTGATATGCAACTCTAAAGAACTCTTCTTCTGAAAGAATACGATGATCACCTGTATGATTTATTTCAATCACTGATGATTCTTGCCCTAATACTATTTTCGTAGTTTCAATATCTTGGCTGTTGTAAGTAATAGGATATTCTGTGTCTTTATCAACACAAAGTAAAATATTTAAATCTTCTAATGTTTTATTATTTAGATTGTATGTAACTTTTAAAAAATTACTTAGTTCATCAACAAACTGTTGTCGGTTTCTATGAAATTTAACACACGTAGCTGACTTGTATTCCCAATAGGTGTTATTTAATTTCGTTCCCCAAAACTCTCCGTTAAGTATAACATTTTCTATATTTTCTTTAGTTAAAGTATGCTCAGAGTAAAACAGCTTAGGTTTAGCTTGTTCTATGTAGTTTATAAGATCAGATGTAAAACGAGTTTCATTAATTTTTAAAACATTCTTAACATACTTTATTATGTGATGAGCCCATCCGTAATAATACATCACAATTATCCAATGTGAAAACATGTAACCTTTTATTACTTCTTCAAATGTTAAATGCTTTGTTGAACAAACAGTTCCCATAGTTTCAGTAATATAATTTTCTTCATCTTCTACATTTAACCAAAATGTGTCTAATGGAACTATCTTAGAAACTATATCTTTGCTTTTTAAATACTCAGGATTACTCATTGGAGCATTAGGAGTTAATGACAGTGGATGAATCATTAAGAAATTTTCTTGCCCCATATCAATTAATTTTTGTATGCCTGTTATAAAGCTATCAAGAGTCTCTTCAGGCATAGGCCATATTAATTCAGAGTATGTTTTTATATCATTTTCTTTAAAAAAATCCATTGACTCTTTAATAGTTTTTTCTTGAAGATTAAATCTATCAATGGCTTCTAATGTTTTTTCATTTAAGCTTTGTAGTGCAAATGTAATTCCTTTGAACAAGTTAGTGCCTGCTTTTTTGTCCAAGGAAGATATTTTTTTAATTCTTTCTGTATTATTTTTTGCCCAGTCTACATCCCATACATTAGGATATCCAGTTTCTAATTTTTTCTTTATAACATAGGCAGTTATATCATAATCTCTTTCAAGCATTCCCCAGTTACTATCGCATATTGACACGTATTCAATTTTGTTTTCTGAAATCCAATCAATTTCTTTATAAACTCTTTCAAGGTCAAACAGCTTTACTTTATTCCAATAGGAACTGCCTATATCGCAAAAGCTACAATGATAAGGGCAACCTCTTAGTGTTTCATAAGTTACTTGCCATAGAAACTTTTTATTATGTCTTTTTTCATAATTTTCCATAATAAAATTATAGAACCCCGATAATATAGGACTAGGCAGTTTATTAAGATTCTCAGTTCGATTTATTCCAGGTATAATTTTTCCAGGAAGAGAAATTCCGCCAATGTCATCAAAGTTTTTAGAATCTAAATTGTTTAAAATAGATGTTAATGCGTTTTCGTTTTCCCCTAAAACTGCTATGTCAAAACACTTATTAGTTTTTAATAAAAAGGGATCTGTTGTACTAACTTGAGGCCCGCCTATAATTATAAAACTTTCAGGCCATTTTTCTTTAATTCTTTTTGCAAGTTTTCGATTATAGTTCCAATTCCAGATATAGCAACTCATAATAACAACGTGAGGTGTATCTATTCTAGAAACAAATGACTCAATTGATTCTTTTTCTATTAGTACGTCTTTTAAAATAAAATTATTCTTAACAAAGTCGTTTTCAATCGCAGTAAGCCAATGATAAGATATAGCAAGTGGCAAAAATTTATTAGGGCCGTAACTGTCAACGACTTGAATCAAATATACATTTTTCATATGTATTATTTATTAACGCATTTTTTTAGAAGTAAATATATGATGTTAACTACAAAAAATTTAATAGATTGGGATAAAATCATTTTCAACATCAGTCCTGAAAGCGGTGATCCAATCACTATGTCTGCTGTGCTAAACAAATCAGAGCACTCAAGGACTGACAAACAACTTATGTCAGACTATGAAGAAATAGCAAAGACATGGCTAAATGCAGGTTACAACTTAGAAAATATCAAATGGTATGATTATTATCCAGGGGAACATTTTGATAAAAGTATAGAAACTGCTTTTGAAAATTTAGTAAATGCCAAAGCTAGAAGAGTTTGGATTAGTGAAATAATGCCTGGAATAACTTCGCCTTATCACTGGGACGTAGAAGACTATGAGCAACAATGGCTTAGTGAAGGCAATCTAGTTAGATATACTTGTTTTATAGAACAGCCTACTGATGGTCACATTTTTGTATTAGAAGATCAACACTTTTATAATCCCGAACAGCATTCAGTAATCAAATGGGAAAATCATCGTCACTATCACGCTGGATCAAACTGCGGATTTAAACCCTTTTATCTTTTTCATTTTGTAGGAACTCCTAGATGATCAATTATATAGGAAACTCTAGTTCTATTATTAATTGGCAAGCACTGATAGACAATTTAAAAAATCAAGAGCCTGCTTATGTAGGCCCTAGTCACAGTAGAAAAGATAATATTCCTGGAGTTCATAACATTTTAGATAAGTGGGATGCCGCAGGATATGTGTTACAAGAAAATGGCGGCACTGTTGGATGGGATATGTTTCTCCCTCATAAAAATTTTGACGTTGAAATAGTTAACAAATTTGCTAAGTTCGTAGGACTTACATCTTATAACAGTGCATGGGTCAGCAGAGTTAATCCAGGTATGGTTGTTCCTTATCATTGGGATGTTCATGACAATGAAGAAGAACTTTCTAGAATGGGAAATTTTAAAAGATGGCATTGTCACATTAGTGCCTCGAGTTTTGGTCATGCATTTTTTGCAGACAATCAATGTTTTTATAATCAAGAGCAGGGTGCGGTTTACGAATGGGACGATAGGCGACATTGGCACGGTGGAATAAATTGCGGACTAGTGCCAAAGTATGTTTTTAATTTTTGGTAATATATGGAAGAAATAAACGAATACTGGGAACAACCAGAAGAAACTAAAATTGGTCATTGGCAAAATGTCATAAAAGAAAAAACAGGAAGTTCTACTTTCTGTGCTTTACCTTGGGTACACTTTGCTACACGACCAAACGGAGATATGCGTCTTTGCTGTTCTGCTAACGCTAGTGGTGCTGGTACTGATCATGAAGTAGGTCTAGTTAAAAATGAAAGAGGAGTTCCTGCAAACTTTGGCAAAGAAACACCTATGAGTGCATGGAACAATGAATACATGAAGGATGTACGTTTGACTATGTTAGAAGGAAAAATTCCTGCTAGTTGTCAAAAGTGTTACAAAGAAGAAAGCAAAGGTGTTGCTAGTAAACGTATTTGGGAAACAGCTTATTGGACGTTAGACGGTGTTGACCTAGAAGAACTAGTAAAGCAAACAGAAGAAGATGGAACTATACCAGAAAAACTAGTTTATCTAGATTTAAGACTAGGGCATACTTGCAATCTAAAATGTGTTATGTGCAGTCCTCATGACAGCAGCTTATGGGTTCAAGATCATAAAAAAATCTATCCTTTGTTACAGCATGATGCTTTAAAAAATCAAATGGGATGGGATCAAAAGAGTTTTAATAACTATTGGCATGAGAATCCAGACTTCTGGAAAGAAATGTATGCACAGATTCCTAATCTTAAACAGGTGTACTTTGCAGGCGGTGAACCTCTTTTAATTAAAGAACATAAAACTTTCTTAGAAGAAATTATTCGTCAAGGATATGCTGACAAAATATTGATTAGATATAACACCAACGGACTGCTAATAGATGATACTATAATAGAGCTATGGAAAAAATTTAAAAAAGTTAAAGTTGGGTTTAGTATAGACGCATTAACTGATAGAAATTACTATATTAGATTTCCTAGCGAATGGAGTAAGATAGAAAAGAATCTTCATATATTAGACAACACTCCTAGCAATATAGAAGTTAGCATTGCTACTGCTATACAAATTTTAAATATAAAACATTTACCAGAATTTGCCAAATGGAAGATTCAACAGAACTTTAAGAAAGTAAACTTTGAAAACGTTACAGGAGGCATACAAGCCGGCGGCGGAATTTTTAATATGCATTTGTTGTATATTCCTACTTTTTTAAGTATACGCTGCTTACCTAACGAAGATAAAGCAGAAGTTAGAAAACTTTTTGGAGAGCTTGCTAATTGGTTGTATGTAAACTATAGACAAGATGAAGATTTTTGGAAGATTAATCCTTACGGATGGAAACGTTGGCAAGCTGTGTTAGATTTTATGGATGCCGAAGATCACACACATTTGCTGCCTGCGTTTAAAGAATACATTGAAAATTTAGATCCAATTAGAAAAACTAATTTTAAAAACTATTTTCCTGAACTAGCTCACTTAATATAATGAAAAGAAAGATTATAAAAATTACCAACAATGTAAGTCCTAATGTTTTTAGGCTTGAATGGGTAGTGGGTAATTTGTGCAATCGTAAATGCTGGTATTGCTTTCCCGGAGCAAATGAAGGAACTTATCCTTTTCCTTCTGATATAGAGCTCATAAAGAAGAACTTTACTACCATGTTTGACAGTTACAAGGAAAACGGTATAGATACGTTTGAAATATTACTTACAGGAGGAGAGCCTACTTTATGGAAAGAATTTCCTGAAGTACTAAACTTTTTTAAAGAAAACTATAATGTTGTAATACGCACATTAACTAACGGGTATAAAAAATTAGATTGGTGGAAAGAAAATGCAAAATTTTTCGATCATGTAGAGATATCAGTACACAATGAAAATTCTGATATAGACCATATAATTTCTGTAGCAGATTACTTATTTGAATCTAAAACTATGGTAGTGGCAAATGTTTTAATGGATCCTAAAAACTTTGATGTTTGTAAAGACATTGTTGAAAAATTAAAGACCAGCAAACACCCATGGCCTATTATAACTAAAACAGTGTTCTTTGAAGGTATTCCTGACTATACAGAAGAACAGTCTTTGTATTTTAAGGGAACGTTAAAACATAGACTTCCTGACATAGAACAAGTTAAAACATTCTTTAAGGGTAGAATAGAAGGTAATAGATATCAAGTTACTTACGATGACGGAGAAATATTTGTAGTACCAAATGATAGATGGATAGCGTTAGAAAAATTAAATCATTTTTACGGATGGGAATGTAATTTAGGTGTTGAAGCTATGCAAATTACCAGTGAAGGGATACTAACCGGCGGGTGCGGCCAGCAGCTACACGGAAGCGATCATCACTACAATATTTTAGATCCAGACTTCAGTAATAAATTTAAAGCTCCAAAAAATCCAATAACCTGCAAACAGATTACTTGCGGATGCACTACAGAAATACATATTAATAAATCTAAGTTAAATAATATATAATGGAGATTTCAAATGGGTAATTTAACTGATGCCGCAAAAAGTGCCAATCACTGCCAAAGAAATTGGTCTAATCGTTTAGTAGACGAAGATATAGTACAAGAACTTATAGGTGTTGCTACTAATATGCCTACTAAACAAAACGAAGAATACTACGGATTGTTAGTAACAACAAATCAAGAATTTAATCATACTGTTTATATGCACTCATACGCGGTTGCAAAAAACGTTATGAAATTACCTTTTGAAAGACGTCACTTAACTAATCACAATACTCAATTAAGAGCTCCTTTACAATTTCATTATCTTGTTGAAGCTGGAAAGAAATTTCAACACGGACAGCTTGAAAATGCAGGATTTTTTAGCATAGGAATTAGTGCAGGCGCACTAGGTTTAGCAGCTAACTCTCTTGGATTAAAAACAGGATACTGTGTTTGTTTAGATCATCAACCTATAGTTACCATGATAAATCAAGAATTTAATACACCTTATACTGGTATCTTATTAAGTATAGGTATAGGATATCCTGAAGAAAATCTTAGATGGAACATTGGTCGAAGACCAGCTGGACAAACTTTTGTTAAGCCATCATATAAAAAATCTATAAAAGTTTTTAGGAAGTAATCCTATCTAATAAATATTAGAAAATAGGACTTTCGCGATGAAAATAAGCAAAATACCAGGACTAGGTAGATTCGGTGTCTACATTGATAATGTCGATCTTAATAACATTTCAACTGAAGAATGGATGGAGATTGGAAAAATACATTTAGAGTCTCTAGTCACTATAATTAGAAATACAGACGTAACACCCTTAAATTACTATAGACTAATGATGCAGTGGGGTCCAAGCAGATGGAACCGCCCAATTTCATTTTATAAAAAATACGGTAAGCCGTTGAAAGAATTAGTATTAAACAAAGAATTGGACGAAGAAGATCAATTGGTATTTGATAACGGTCGTAGATGGCAATATGACAAACGCTGCCCTGGCATGGTTTGCGTAACTCCTAAGAAGAATACTCGCGGTGAAAGTATGGGAATATTTGGAGACGGTGAGTTGTTATGGCACAGTAACGAATGTGGTGATGTGGCATTTACTCCTGGGGTAGCATTATTAGGATTTGAAAACGTTGATAAAACTGCTACTGGGTTTTGTACCAGTCCAGATTGGTATGAAAAGCAAAGTGAAAGCTTTCGCAGTGAGTTAGACGAGATGATTATTGTACATAACTATCGTCCAATGGCAATGAGTCCTATTGTAATTGAAGATCAAGAAAAGTTTTATAAAAACAATATGGCTCCTGAGAATGACATGAAGGTGCCGTTGATTATAAAGAGTCCTGGAGATATCAAAGGAGTACATTTAGGAATTAATACGTTTGATAAAATTGAAGGTATGAGTTTAGAAGAAAGCAAAAAGATCTTTAATAAAATCCGAAGCGAAATGATTGTTCCTGAATATTGTTACGATCACTGGTATGGAGGCAAAGACATTTGTTTATTTGACAACAGCATTACTTTACACAATAGATCTATACATGAGAGCATTGGTGTAGCACCAAATCGACTTGGTTTAAGGATTCAATACGACTTTGACAAATTAACTGGTAAATCTTACAATCCATTTTATCAAGAAGAATTTAATCAACTTAAACAAGACAGACTATCTATCTTAGACAAAGCCATGGAAGGCATGGTTATTAGCACTAACTAATGTCTTACAAGATTGTTGAATATTCACCTACTCTAGACCTTGAAGAATTCTATAAAGAAAATCAACGCCGAGGCCTAGAGAATAATGCTACTCAACAGGCAATGTTTGATTGTTTTCGTAATGAAAAGCAATGGAACGGTTGGCTAGTAGAATACAATAATAGATTTATCGGAGGTGTGTGCATACACAGCTTCGATGATGTCATGGGTCCCAACAGCTATAGAATCTATGCCAGATCTTGTTTTCATACAGAGTACAGTATGAAACCTACTGGTTATATAAAAGAACACTACGCTAGTTTACAGAATGTAGGCTTACAACTTTTTACTCCTGTTTCTATTGAGTGGGCAGGATTAGATAAAAAATTCTACGGTAGCAGTAACTCTAGAGATGTAGGGTCTGCACAGGTTGTAGATAAAGTTTGGTTTCCAAGGTTAGCAGAAAGAGGAATATTTACTAAAGTTAAAGAAGTATTCTATCGAGGACACTACCAAAATATCTGGGAGCTAAATGTACAAGAATATCTTCAACAGATTCAAAAAGTTCCTCTTTGGGAATGTCAGTTTCCTTTAAAAGACGTAAGAAAGAAAATTTAATGTTAACTCAAGTCATTGAAGGAAGAGCAAGTAATGTACTTACAATAGAATTTATGCTAGGCAATCTATGTAATTACAAATGTTCTTACTGTTATCCGGGAGCGCACGAAGGTACTCATCTTTGGCCTGATGTAGATATCATTATAAAAAATATTTCACATTTATTTGACGTATACAAATTGCAGGGGAAAACTAAATTTGAATTATATATTGTAGGAGGAGAACCTACACTATGGAAAGATTTACCTAAGTTTTGTAATTTTTTAAAAAATAATTATGATACAATTATTAGAATGTCTACTAACGGATACAGAAAATCTGATTGGTGGAAAGAACATTCTAAACTTTTTGATGCTGTAGAAATTTCAGTACATCACGAATTTGCCAAGTCAAATCATATTAAAGAAGTTGGTGATACGTTGTATAGAGAAAATACCAATCTAGTTGCAAACGTCTTGATGGATCCAAATCATTTTGATAAATGTATGAATCTTTTAGAAGACTTAAAGACTAGTAACGAATCATGGCCTATTATAGCTAAGACTGTACACATTGACGGTAATACTTTGTATACAGATTCTCAAGAAGAATATTTAAAATCATCGCTAAAAAGAATGCCAAACATGAGTTGGTGGAAAAATTTAAAACACAACGAAGAATATGAAACTTGGGTTATTGAAGACAATATAAAGAAAAAGGTAGAAGACAATTACCTACGTTTAAACGGAAAAAATAGATTTAACGGTTGGAGTTGTAATCTTGGATTGGATCATTTACATATATCTATGTCCGGAGAAGTAACTGGAAAATGTGGGCAATCTCTTTACGGTAAAAAGATTTACTATAACTTGTATAAAGATAATTTTTCTTTAGTTTTTAATCCTACGATAGGTCCTGTAATCTGCACCAAAGATGTTTGCATGTGCGGATTTGAAACTAATATAAGTAAAAAAATAATTCCTATTAAATCTCAGTAATAGGAACAATACTATTAGCATTCCATAAAGCGTTAAAGTCATCAGCTTCTTTTGCTTTTGGAATACACATTCCGCAGCCGCATCGTTGATTAGGACAGATTATCGGAGCAGGATTTTTCATTCTTTCTTTTAAATCACTTAGCATTTTATCTGCATCTTTAAGCAATCCTAACGATCCTCTTTTTTGGTTGTGTAATGCTTGACAAGTTTGATGATGATATACTAATCCTGTATGTTGATCTATGTGCAGGAAAAACCAATCTACCATACAGCTCCAGTTTTTAAAATTTGTATCAATAACATCAACAGTCTTCCATTCTCCGTCAACCTTACCTGTCAAACATCTTCCGCCACAGCAGCGTCTACCTTCAGTTATCTCTTTAGTTAAATTTTTTATACCAAGCTGTTGACAATACCAATCTTGTTGTTCTTTAGTGTATTCGTGACTTGTTCGTCTTTGAGATCCATCAACGTCAATAAACCAACCTTTTCTTTCTACATTTCCGTCACCTATAGGTCGAAGTTTTACATTGACATTATTTTGTTTAAGCAACTCGTATACTTCAACACACTCGTTCCAATAATCTTGGTGCATCATTAAATTAACCTGCAACCAAATGTCAGTTTTACTAAGTGTTAGTATATTTTCTATAACTTGTTTTTTAAGATTAGGATGTCCTTCAGCATGATAACTAACTGTTACTCCGTGAAATCTTTTAATTATTCTATCATTAAATTTACTATTCCATGCTCCGTTAGTAGTTAAACTTAGACGGAATTGTTGTTTATCTTCTTTTATAATATCAGCTAAATCCCAAAACGCAGGATTCATAGTTGGCTCACCTCCAGTGAAGTTGATATTTGTGTAGGAATCATATTTTCTATTTTGATTGTATACTGTAGTCCATTGTTTTATAAACTCAAAAGTTTTAAGGTATTCTTCTAAACTAGAATGAGAACTAACATTGTCGTGTCTAGAGATTTCGCAATAACTACAATCGTAATTGCATCTTCTACCAGTATCCCATGTGACCATCATAGCTTCTTTAGCCGTTGGGTTGATTGCTATAGTTTTAATCATTTTTTATTTTAGTTAACGGTATGTCAGAAGCACACGTACAAAAATTTCTGTCGCATACAATAGGGTCAGATGGTGTTACAAAAGTATCGTTGTATACGTTTCCAAGACTTCCTCCTACTCTGCAAGTGGCACGGTGTACTTCTCCGTCCCAGTTAATCATAAGACTTTCTATGCCAGCATTACATGTCCATCCTTTATATTGATTTAGATGTAATTTGATAACATCATTGGCATGTTTAAGCCTAGGCATGTCAGGCTCTTCTTTTAAAAATATTACAGTATTTTCTTTAACTGTTGCATCTTGTTCTTTAATCCATATTAAGTCATCTGGATGGTATCGCATGTCATCAAACAAATCATGATCACCTTCGGTCCATCTTATTCTTCTAACAGTAATCGGTATACCGTGTGCCTTAAGTGCTCCGTGAACTGCTTTAACATAAGTCATATGACTGTGATGTGCCATTAGTTGTGCTATTATATTAACATTAGACTTATCACTAACTTTCATTAATGTGTTGCCAACACGCATCCAGTCATATTCAAAGTGAACACTAAACACTAACTGATCTACCGGCAGTGTAGTGTAAAACTCTGCAGGCAATGTTCCGTTGGTAGTTACACTAATCCAACTTATACCAACATGCTTACAGTACTGTAACAGTTCTTTAAACTTAGGATGCACTGTAGGTTCGCCGCCTGTGAAACTTAATCTAATAGGTTTGCCTAAAGTCATTAGTTTATCAACTGTTGCTTTAAGAACTTCTATATCTGTATGTGCGCTGGTATTGTCGTGTATGCTACTAGGACAATAACTACAATCGTAGTTACAGCGTTTGCCAAGATTCCATTCAACTTTTACGCTATTTTGATGCGGCCATCTACTAGTGACTTTAAACATATGGCTTAAATTCTGGGATAGTTTTTAATAAGTCTTGATTTCTTGTAGCGTCTAGTTGTCGGTTAAACTCTAGAAATTCAGGCCAAAGGTTATATTGATCTTTGGCTTTGAGATAGTTTATATTATCTTTAATTTGTTGGCGGGTAACTTTTTCTAATAAACTGTTATTTTTAATATTTTCAAAAGTAAAAAGTCTAGCGTCTACTGCCTGTAATCTGCGAATTGATTCTTCTTTTAGTTCTTGGGGCAATACCTGTGCCGACAAACAGTTAGGATAACTGACTCTGTGACTGTAAAAAACTATATTCATCTTATTGATAAAGTAATCAATACATTCTGCTGCTTGTAATATGTTACCAGCTTGAGCAGTAAATGCACCTACTACTCGACTTACATTAGGAATCTTTTGTATTTCTTTAATGTTAGTTTCTATTTGACTAAAATCACCATTGCCTCGAATATAATTGTAAACATCGTGTATACCGTCAATAGAGACATTAACAGCAACGCTTCTAAAGTACGGCCAATAATCATGTATTGTTCTTCCTTTAGTTATTCCTAGAGTTGTTGCATTAGTAGCATATTTTATTTCTATGTTTTTTCCGTAGGGTTTCAACATGTCTAAAATTTTGTAGTGCTGCGGATCCATTAAAGGTTCTCCGCCTGCAAATTCTACCCTACGGAAATGAGGAAGAAGTTTTTCAAAACTTTCCCACCAATGATCTGTGTCTTCAAATGGGCCTATGTATTGTCCAGGCTTTCTTACTAACTTAGCTATAGTTGGAACTAGATAGTTGTTTTCTTTTTCGTAAAACGGTTTGACTACATCCCAGTCTTGCCAACTTGTACTGTCTAACGGATTACACATTCTACATTTTAAGTTACATAGATTGTTAATTTTAATCTCCATTGTAGGAAATTCAAAAGGCATTGTGTAATCTTCTCGAAGCTGATCTAATGCAGTTGGATATAAATTAATCCTAGCTTCTGGAATAACGCCATTAACATGACGCTGTCTTAGGCTTTCTACTCCTTGATCTTCTAGATCAAAACAGGGTCTGCAAACATCAGGTTTTTCTCCGGAGAGAATCTGTTTTCGAACGGCAAGCATTTTCTCGCTGTTCCATACTTCTTCTAAACTGTTGCTTTGTATCCATCCTATTGGAAGACTTCGGCAACAGATTTTAATTGCGCCATCTTCTCTTGTTGCTAATCCAGTAAAAGGGTGCATACAAAAAGTTTTGCTAGTTGTGTTTTTCAATTTGAATATCCGTCGTTATTTTTTATTTAATACAATCTAGGTTGTTTATAAATATTTTATCATGATTAATCCTGCTGGACCCGTAATTACAACTGATAAGATTTTATCAGCTGTTCAAAGTGATTTTGTTAATTCCATATTGAATAGCACAGAATTGTCAAAAATAAAATACGAAATTAACCAACCATCTGGAGATTTTTTCTATGATCCTTGGACTATTAAATCGGAATTTAAAAATTCTGTATTTGAAGATATACTAAGTTCTTTAGACTCAGATATAGGAGAAGCTAGAATCATTGTTCTTAAACCAGGATCTTGCTATCACAGTCATGCAGACATAGATGATAGGTATCATTTAAACTTGCAAGGACAATACTCCTATTTGATAGATCTAGACAGCAATCAAATGTTTCCTACTAACGTAGACGGAATTTGGTACAATATGAATGCCGGTGCAAGGCACGTAGCTTCAAATTTTGGATCAATAGATAGAATACAATTAGTAGTTAGAAAACTGTTAACAAAAAATCAGTTAACGGACTTTTCAAATATTAACCTTAAAATACTACCTGATTTAAAACATCCTAGATTTGTGTTCGATGATGTTGTAAGCCCATGGCTTAATCGAGCATCAAAAGAAAAAACAATTTCTAATTTTAAAACAGATTTTAAACAAGCTTGGTTTGATATAAAAAATTCATCTTTAGAAGATTTAAAGAAAATATTACCTGCTGGTATAGAACTTACAATTACTTCCAATCGTTATTAATATGCCAAGTTGGTCTTCTTAAAGAATTTATTTCTATAGCTTTAATTATTGATAAATCACCCACATGGGGTAGATCTAAAAATCCAGCTGCTGCTCTTGTAGAAAATGATAGTGTAACATTTATATTCTTTTCTTTTAATTTGTTAATTATTTCATTTTCTTTATGTAACCTATAATATAAAGGTTTGAAAGAAGCAGTTCCTTCGTAGCAAAAAATATTTGATAGATTGATAAAAGTTTTTTTATCTTTATCTAGGTAATCTATAAGAGTATGTTCTCCTAAAAGATCTGCTTTTACAAAAGAGTAAGTTACACCTTCTTTTTTAGGAAAGTGTTCTTTCCAGTAATCTAAAGATTTGTCGTTGTAATCAAAAATAATAACTGAGCCTGTGTCTATTAAATCATGATATAATGTTCCACTTGCAGGAATAACAAGTTGTTCAAATTTTTCAGTTGAATTTAATGATCTATTACCCTCAGTGTTTTCTGTGTGTACAAAATTAACAGCACATTCGTAATCTCTGTTATAGATCCAAGGTAAATTTTTTAAAAAGTCTGTTCTGTTTTCTGGATAGTAGTGACGTTTACTGTTTCTAAATGTATGATCAAAAACTAAAACTTTTAGCTCTTTTTCAAATGCTATATTTAAGATATTCCATCCGTGGCATTTATGATTATATTTTTTTAAACTTTGCCCTGTAGAAACTTTTATAGGAGTATAATCATCGTGATAATTTTCTTTGCTTCTATTAGGCTCTATTTGTGTATGTTCAACACCTAATTCCATTTCTCCTATTTTAGGCATTCCAATTTGTCGATATGTTTTAAGATTTATAATATAACACTGTTGATGTAACTCGTAATAAGCATCTTTTCTATCTAAAACATGTCCGCATAAAAAGAAGTCTTTATCAAAAAGTTCGTTAGCTTTTTCTGCAAAACTATTACCTAAGAATTCTGTTCCAGTACTGAAAACAATAGCATATTCGTAACCATCTGAAGCAGCAGCTTGCAATAGAATATCTTCATCTAATCCTTGATAAACATCAAACAGTTTTTCGTGTAGACTAGATATAGCAAAATCACTTTGATTTTTTATTATCTCTTTTGTAAAGTTGTCTTGGATCAATGATAGTCTATCTACTAGACAATAAACTAGTCTTTGAGTCTTACCTTTTTTTAATTTAATTATATTCATTGTTGTTGAAAATATTGTTTTCTAAAACTTCTTGCCACTAACTCTACAAACTCATTAATTTTTTTATCTAGTCGACCATGGGCTATAATATGATATCTTGTTGTATTAGAAAAATTTACTACACTGTGATAATTTCTAATATTAACTATAAAAGCCTTTCCTTCGTTAAACGGAACACACCCATGATTTTCTAATGTAAGATAACAATCTTCTGGGTGAATAACTGCTAAATTTATCGGAACTCCAAATTTTAATGCATCAAAGTTTTCTTCGCCTGGCAGCTTTCCTGGCCGATCACTGTGAGGATTTATGTAGCCTCCAGGTTCTACAGCCATAATCCTAATTCTTCTATAACTGTCATATGGAAAGTTTTCCCAGAATGTTTTTATTGTTTTACATTTATCTGCTATCTCAGTCCAATTATAAGGAACATCGTCCTCGTTAGTGTATCCATGATTGGTCCATGCACCAGTTGCTTCTACATTTATTCCGTGAATGCAAGCACTTTTCCATCCTTGGCTTTCGCTTTCCCTATGATTGACTATTTTGTCTTTACACTCTAGTATTTCTTTTTTCCAAGAATCTAAATCTATATTAACATCAAGTTCAAGCCAAGCAAAATCACTGCGATTCAATAACCAATTAGCTAATTCGTAGTCTGACATTTCCATGCTAGGCGGCGATGGTAATTTACTATTAAAAGTTTTGTTAGATAGATAGAAATTTTTAGCTTTAAATATCATAAGTTATTAAACTCGATGTCTGTAAATTCTGGAGTATTTGTTTTAATTTCAATATAACGTTTATAATTATGTTGAACCGCTTCTTGACAATTTTTCAAAAGATCAGTGTATTGATCTAATGGCAAAGCATTTATTCGTTCTATTTCTTTAATTATTAATTCTGCTCTAATTTTTGGATCTGTTTCATCATCATACTGTTCATTGATCATAGGGGAGAATGTTTTAAAATCCAGTCGTTTAAGATTTTTAAGATAACCTGCATCGGAGTATATTAAAAAAGGCTTTGATGTAATAATTGCCTTCCAAGTTTTCTCTCCCATTTCTACAGAACGAGTATTGTACTTAGATTCTTCTAAATCAAAAAATCCATTTTCAATAACTAAATGTAAATCAGATGCAAATAATTCGTTTGGGGTTTCTGCATCTGATTTGAAATTTTCTTTTTCTATATAATGAGGGCATAGTTCTATAAATTCTATAACTTCGTTAGATAATTCATAGTTGCATACTGTTGTTAAATCGTTTAAAATTCTACTAGGATCGTTTATTATTTTCCAGTTACCGGTCGCTAAAATTTCTGTTATATCCAATTGTTGTTCAACTGATTTATTAACAGCATCTGTCATGTCATTTTCACAGCCCATAAAAGAATAGTGAAAGTTATCTAACAAATTTTGTTCTTTTAATCTACACAACATATAAGATCTCCAAGGTCGATGCAATCTGCATAGTACACTGAATTTTTTATTGTCAATTTGTGTTTTATTTTCTGACAATTTCATATGTTTAATGTCGTAGTTATATTCTACAACTATGATATTGTTATTGTTAAATCGTTTTTCTATAAACTCTTTTTGCAACTTATTGCTGACTGTAATTATTAACTGTCTAGGATTTAATTTCCATTTTTCAAAAAGGAATACTATTTCTTCTATTGTTGAACTTTCTATTGGTTCCCCGTTAAAGTCATAAATGAGTTTTATATTAGGATTAACTTGTAAAAAATTTAGTTGTTCGTCGGTAAGGCAATCACTAAACTCTATATCGTATACCTGATCGCACCAATTATAGTAAAAACAATAAGGTTCAGAAATTGAACTGTTCCAGTCTTCAATAGGAAGTGTATTGTAAACATGCTTGATGTGTCTGTTTATTTTTTTTTGAAATAATAAGGGCATGGTAATATTTATGAGAAATATATGCTAAGATAAATATTACCATGCTTACTACTAACGGATTAATAAATTGGGAATCCATTATTTCAAATTTGGCAACTGTTCACGGTTCAATTCGTCATGTAGATCAAACCATTGATCCAACAAAAACAAATTTACAAACTTATCAAGAAATTATTAATAAAGGTCTACTGCCGTTTGAATTTAGTAGAACACCGTTTGTTGAGATGGTTAAGAATTATTTTGATCAAGGGCTAGATTTTACAAAAATAACCTTTCAAAATTTTTATCCAGATATAGAACAGTATAATTCTGAGAATCATTTTTCAAAATCTATAGTAGATAAATTTGAAAATCTTATTGGATGTTCAGTTCAGGAATGTTGGATTAGCAAAGTTGATGCATACTCAACTATACCTTTTCACAAAGACGAATTTGATCAAGAGAAAACGTGGATTGAATTAGAAAAGAAAAATTTAGTTAGATATATGGTATTCATAGACAATCCTATAAAAGATCAAATTTTTATAGTCGGTGATAAAAAATATGAAAATGTACCTAAGCATACAGTAGTTAAATGGCCTACTACTAAAGAACTGCATTCATTGATCAATAACAGTAACCGGCCAAATTACATTTTTCATTTCTTAGGATATCATTTAAATGAATACTGATAACTGGAATTACTACTATAAATTTAGTCAAGTAGGAATGAAGGGAATGTCCCAAACAACCTACGAGCCGTTAATCAATCCTGAAGGAACTGTTTTTTGTGCTAGTTTTAAATTAAACAGTGATTATCATAAAGAAATGGGGCCGCGACCTTTATTCACCCAAGAAGTAGTAGATTGGTTCTTTACTAACGAAGTGAAAAATTTAGAACAGTTTTCTAATAAATCTTACTGCCCAGAAGTACTCGATATAGATTATACTAATAAAAAAATTTTTATAAAATGGTATAAGCATACGTGTAACGATATGGTATATTCAGGCAATCCTTGGTCTAAACAATGGGTAGGTCAATTCAAAGAAATTATGATGGATTTAATTAATGAAGGATATTATAAGTTAACTATGTATCCCCATTGTCATTATGTTACTGATACCGGAGTTATGAAATCTATTGATTGGTACGGATGTCTTCCTAAAGATAATCCATTAGTTCCTAAAAATTGTATGGATGCTATTATTCATGACTCTGCTAAATTTAGATTAGAAGAAACTGGCACTGCAACTAACGGATATTACAACATGGAAACTATGTTTAAGAGAGGACTCGAAGAACATGTTCTGTGGGGGCATCGCAATCTTAAATTTATCTATGATGAGATTTTTAAATCATGAAGATTTATATCTTAGGTAAATCGAGAGGGTTAGGATACGATCTTGGAGAACTATTTAAAGCTGATGGACATCAAGTAATAGGAATTGATCGTTCAACAGGTATTGACATTAAAATAGATTATCAAAATTTTTTACAAGACATAGAACCTGACAGTTTAGTCATTATTAATGCCTATGCCGATGGATCCCAAATTTCTGTACTAGAACAATTAATTAATAGAAAAAATAAAGTTGTAGTTATGGGATCTATAGCTGCTAGGTACCAAGATAGTTCTATGCTAGAATACAGTAAGAACAAAAAAGATCTAGAAGATTATTTCATGCACCAAGCTATAGAAACTAAAAAATCAGATCTACTCATTTTAAATCTCACAGGTAAATCATATTTAAACAGCAAGTTAATTTACAATTCTATAAACTTTTGGTTACTAAATACTGATATAATAGCATTTTCTTATAGGACCAAATGATGCAAACTGGAATAGTAAAATGGTTTAACAACTCTAAATCGTACGGATTAATAATTGCCGACAACGGTGAAGAAATTCCTGTTGTTAATTACAGAGAGCATTGTTTGTTAGAAGGTCAAAAAGTTAAGTTTGATCTCAACAATCAAAATGAATCACCAGTTGCTGTAAATTTACAAATTGTAGATAAAGAATTTAGTAGACTAAAAGAAAAATCTTCAAAATATAAAGAACAAATATTGCACAATTATCCTAGAGTTTCTGTTTATGATAATGTGTTGTCTAACGATTACTGCGACGATTTAATAAAGAGAAGTTTAGATCCTAGTTATCCAGGAAGGTACTTGTCAATGTCTGATCATAGGTCTGATTGTGAACACGATACACACGGGCAAGCTAACGATAGAAATATTCATAGAAGGATATTAAATGATTTTACCTACTCAGACTATGACATAATAGCTACAGCTTGTTCAGAAGCATTAGGTAGACCTTATCATCTTATAGAGTCTGCTGATATTCTGTATTACGAAAAAGGTCATTATATGACTCCTCATCATGATTGGCCTTACGATCCTACTAAGTTAGACTATTATAAAAAGGCAGGCACTAGAGATGCAGTAGCATTGATATATCTCAATGATAATTTTCAAGGAGGAGAAACATATTTTCCTAAATTAGATGTTACTATTACTCCTAAAAAAGGCAGCATGTCAGTTTGGAATCACACTCAAGATTTAAATTTAGATTGGTCGTTAGTACACGAAAGCAAAGAAATTTTAGAAGGTGAAAAATTTGCTATTATTTTTTGTCTTAGCAGTTTGCCTAGACCTGAAAGTCGAGGAAATTAAAAATGAATCAACAAGAAGAAGAATTTTTTTTAAAAAAGTTTATGGAATTACAACAAGCTAATGCAGCTCTATATAAAATATTACTTGATCTCTATCAATTAGAAAATGTTAAAGAAACAGTAGATAAGAAAATGCCAAACGGATTTTTAGACTTTGTAAGAAAAAATTTAATTTAATGAAAATAGTAATTACAGGACATACACGAGGATTAGGCAAAGCCTTCTACGACTATTTTGTAAAAGACCCTTCTAACACTGTTATTGGTCTATCTAAAAGTCAAGGAGTTAATGTAGAGTCAACTGACACTGTTATTAATTTAGCAACAGGTTGTGATCTTTTTATTAACAATGCATACAGCGGCACTGCTCAAAATAGATTAGTTAAAAGACTAAACGGATTAGTGCCTATGATAGTAGTTTCTGGATCTCAGGGCGGATATTTTAGTAACTTAATTCCAACAGAATATGGTCAACACAAAAAAGATCTAGCTGAACTGTGTCATATGATTTCGTTAGATAAAAACAGTACTACAAAAATACTTCATTTAGATTTGTCTTGTTTAGAGGGCAACGAAGTTGATATTGATGATCCCAACAACATCAAATGCGATTCTATTACAGCGTTAAGTGATATAGTAGCTACTGTAGATTTTTGGATTAAACTTCCAACATTTAACAACGTTAGATTTAATTTTAAAATCACTGACCTGCTATATAATCAAATATCAACTAAGCTACATACCGGTGCAGAGTTAGACTGTTTATTAGAAAAAATTAAACAGGCTGCTGATAAATCAGCTTAGCCTTTTCCATAGTACTGTCTAAGAAGTTTGTTTTAAAAGTTTCAAACGTCAGTGTCTGTATTTTCCAGAACGATGTTAGTTCATCTGGATTAATTTTTAAAGAATCAAAAATAGGTTGTAGACTTTTTTGTCTATCCTTGCTGATATGACTCATCAGACTGCTCATAGTTATTTCTTCGTCTTTATCAGTATAACAAAAGAAATAATTTATGCCTTTCATTTTTCCATCAACAATAAAATAGCTACTAGGGTGCATGGACATTTTGTAAACACCTAATGCTTTATAACTTTTAATAATATCAAGCATTTGTTCTTCCCAATCTGGAAGTACTTGACTGTAATCTTTTCCTTGACATCCTGCTAGTTCCCACATGTCAGGTCCGTCTATTTTTAGAAATATTTTTCTGTTTGTATAGTCAATGTCTAGAATTTCTGGTACATGCTCAGGATAGTGTTCACTTACTAGTTTAATAAACTCTACTTCACGTAACCATTTATATTCCATTAAGCTAGGATCAACCACTTCGTTTTTCCCACCATGATATCCGTAGTCGTTATAGTACCATTGACAAAAAGTTTTTTTATCTTTGCTAATAAGACTTGTATAGATTAGATTATTTCTGCACAATCCTTTTTCAGGAACGTTATTATAGTAGTATTCGAATTCTGTATTCATGAGATATTTAACAAATAAATAATGCATGATTAAAGGAATTGGCGATAAGCCCTACATTAACTTAGATCCTTACTTAGATATAGAAGGATTTAAAAGCCTGCATCCAGAGATTTCTAAAGGTATGGCGTTGGCTAGAGAATACGCTAAAGAAGGCACTTGGATGGCGCCTGGATTTAAATGGGAAGACGCTAGTTACATAGTAGACTGGAAACCAATTTACAAAGCCTTTGACGAATATCAAAAACTGTCAGACGATCATCCTATTAAGATTGCTGGTAAAGATATTTTGCCCAGCAACTTTAAAGATTACAGACAACGTAATATTTCTAGTAGATTGGATTAATAATCTAGTAACTACAGGTGTCATCGATCAAATAGGCAGAGTTATAATTTTTTTATGCGATCATAATGGCAAAGCATTTGAACATAGAGATTTAGATGCCAAACACGGCATATTTGAAAATGGTCAATATACCGATCATAAAAATGAATTTATACACATACGCCCGAGAACTAAGAGAGGATTTTATGTTAGAGATTCAGAAACTGAAAACAAATTTTATATGAACGGTCATGCATCATTCTGGAATGATCAAGATTGGCATGGAGGAGAATCTTCTAAAGAACAGGAATACGGTGTTAGAATTGACTGTGTATTCTCAGAAGATTTTAGAAAACGCTTAGGCATTGATCACCTAAACAACTATTAATATGCAACTTATCGGAAATTATAAAACTTGGGTTGATCCGCAGTGGTTTAAATTAACAACAGAATTACCTGGAAAGCCTAGACCCGATTTTAACAAGTTATTAAATAGTTTTGAAGAAGAACAGTATCAAATAGCTCAAAATGTAGGTTATGATTTTTCTAAGCCTCTATGGACTATCTACGAAAAAGATGATATTGTTATAGACATTAATCCGCCTTGGTGTTCTGGAAAAGTAACTTGGTGGATAACAAAATTAATGCCAGGACAATTTATGCCCATGCATTCAGATCCGTTTACTCATGAATCTAATGTTAAAAGATATTGGATGCCCCTTATGGACTATGAGCCCGGACATGTCTTTATCTACAAAGGCGAAATGCTTAAAGATTATAAACTAGGGGACTTATATCTTTTTGACAATGCTACCGATTTACACGGTGCTGCCAATATAAGTTACTCCCCTAGAATAATGCTTCAGATATCTGAATATCTTTAATTAAGTTGCTGTACCAGCAACGGTATTCCAAGCAGTTGCTCCTCTAACCTGCATACCTGTACCAGTAACAAATACCATCATTCCTACAGTAGGTGTTGGAATTGCAGTATCTCTATCACCAGTAGTTGCATATACTGGCAATTTATGAGCTACACCAGCTTCTACAACTCTTGCACTTAATGTTCCGTTCTCAGCAAGAACCATTTGATATGCAGCATCTGCAGGATCTCTAGTGCCATCTGTTGTAGAAAATACTAGTCGTCCAGCAGTTAGACCTGTTCCAGATGGTGTTCCAGTTCCTACTTTAGACTCAATAAATGTACTTAAACCGTAATCTTGATCAACAGAATTATATGCTTTTGCTATTAAAGCATATGCAGTATCTCCTGTAGCAACAGCAACAGGAGTTAAAGGATTAGCTCCTCTACGAGTTGAGAATTCTATACCAGTACTGAATACTTCTTCTCCTGTGCCAACGTTAGTAAAAGTACTACCTAATATAGATAGTGCTATTCCTATAGAAGTAGGTTTTTCAATAATTAAAGCACTACTAGATATTTCACCTACACTTAATGATGCGTCTACTGGATTAAACACTACATTAGATGCATCATCTAAAAGACCAATGTTGTAAGAACCTGAAAGGTTTACAGGTCCGTTAACCCAAGACACACCATTCCATTCTAATACATGTCCAGCAGCTAAAGCAATACCTCCAATAATAACTTCATTTAAAGAGTCTATACTTAAAGCCGTGTTAGCCCAATCTGTACCATTCCAGGCTAATACTTGATTAGCAGCTAATGTTCCTGGATTAATTGCAAAATCTGCAAGATCAGCAATCCCTAGACTTGCATTTTCCCAGACGTTTGAACCAACATACTTTAAGAATTGTCCTTGAGTAAGACCTAGAGTTAATGTAACATCTGATAGGTCTCCTACTGCTGGAGCTGTTTCGTCTTGATTGCTCCAGTTAGTTCCGTCATACTTTAACACTTGTCCTTGAGCTAGTGTAAGACTATTTACAATAACATCTGTTAAATTGTTTAATGCAGTTACTTCGGTACTGTTGATCCAGCTTGAAGTTATTTGATCGTATTTTAGAATATCTCCATCACCAGGAGTTAGAGAAACTGCAACACCGGTAATATCACCAAAATTTATAGTCGGAGTACCGTTGACCCAACTGAATCCGTCCCATTTAACTACTTGATCAGCGACTGGTGTTCCGGTAATAATAACATCTGATAGTGCGTCTAATGTAGAGCCGCCGCCACTTGTTGCGTCAGTATCATTGGTCCAATTTTCGCCATCATACTTTAATACTTGTCCAGCAGCAAGTATTCCTGAAATTATAATAACATTGCTTAATTCATCTAGTGCAGGAGGTGGTGGAGGTAAACCTATATCATCAGTTCCATTTTCCCAATTAGTACCATTAAACTTTAACACTTGTCCTGTTGTAGGAGTGCCGGAAAGAACAACATCAGTTAGTCCGTCAAGATTAGTAGCACCACCAGTGCCAGCGTCATCGGCACCGTTAACCCAATTAGTACCATTAAACTTTAACACTTGTCCTGTTGTAGGTGTGCCAGAAATAACAACATCGCCTAGCTCGTCAAGAGTAGCGGCTCCACCGCCAGTTCCGACAGCATCAGTTCCATTGACCCAATTAGTACCGTTCCATTTTATAACTTGACCAGTAGTCGGTGTGCCTGTAATGACAACATCAGTTAGTTCATCAAGAGTAACGGCTCCGCCGCCAGTTGCAGTTGATGCAATAGTAATTGTATTTGCATCGGATCTAGTAACAGTTACATTGGATCCTGCAGCCAATGTTACATTATCTACACTAGAATCTGATCCAGTTAATCTTAAATTTGCGCCGCCCGATACAGTTTCTGCGCTAATAGTATATGTAGTGTTAGTGTCGTCGCCACCGGAAAGTGTGTCAACTGCTACACCTCCTGCTGTAGTTCCGTCACCTACATATAATTTTTTAGTATCGGTTGTGAAAACAAGTTCACCCTGTAAAGGAGTAAAAAGTTGTCTCTCAGCGTTTGTTCCTCTACGAATTTGTAATGCCATATTAATAACTCCCGGTATTGTTGTTACCTTCTTTATTATATTTATATCTTTGGCGTACTAAATGGCGTTCAATAAAAAAGGGCTCCTAAGAGCCCTTTAATATGCGTAGTTTATTTACCCAGCAAACCAAATTTGTGTAAAACCTTCTTCTTCTGTAGGCATTTCAAAGCTGGCAATCATGCTGGCAATAACATGATCTGGAATTTCTTTGCCAGGGCGGCCCATCAATCGACGCATGAGTTCTGTATGCTCAGGTGTTTTAAACACCACAGCAATATGCTCATAGTCGGGCAACATAGCAAACTTCTTAGCACGGCTTTTTACAGTTGTGCTAGTTTGATCCCAGATAATATCACGGCCCATTTCTCGAGCCGAAACTACTTCTTTAGCCATAAGTTCTACAGCAGTAGGCATAAAGTCTGTAAACACTTGACTATAAGTACTGCCAATTTCTTTGGCAAAGATTTCTACCCATTTGTCTGTGCTAATGTGGGCACAAAGATGCGCCCAGTCTTGAGCTTCGGCCCAGGTACTTTTTCCGCTTGCTGGTACTCCGATTAACTGATAACATTTCATAGTTCATCCAATCTTTGTGCGACTAATGCGGCCACAGTTGTTTGTAATTTTTCAATTTCATCTGCGGCTTCATCTAATAGGTTAGCAATTTTATCAGGTTTCCCTTCTACTACTGCTAACCTACCAGGAATCTGCCTACGGATTTCTGCCCTTTTTCGCAAACGGAATAACAAACTCTGTTCTGCTACAGGTAAATGGCTTTCATCAATCATTTTTAAACTCCTACATAACTAGATGCCATGGCATGTAATTCTGGATCACCCTTGGTCATAACAGCCAACAACAATCTCTTTTCTTCCAAGTAAGTCCGAGCAAAGGCTGGGTCATGTTGCATGATGCTACGACTGTTGGAGATCAAATCTGCCAACTTGATAGTCTGTGCTTCAGCAGGTGCTGCCGCAGTGTTCTCACGGTCCATAGCCTTGCGATGAGCACGATTGCCATCTTCGGGCTTAGAAACGTCAGTCAACCATCCAACCAAAGTAGCGATGTCAGCGCCAAACGCCATATGGATATCAGTGTAAGTGCAACCAGTGTCTTCCACAACATCATGCAACCAAGCGGCCGCAACCATATCCGGAGTGCTACCAGGAACACTGGCAACGATCTTGGCAACTTCTGCTGGGTGAACGATGTAGGGTTCGCCTGTGTACTTACGCTTTTGACCAACTGCGGCATGAGCAGCCATGGCATAGACTTGGGCCTTGCGGACAATGTCCATACCGCTTTGTTCCATTGTAAATCCTTCCATGCTACTCTCCTTGTTAATAAGTGTATATTATAGCATGGTTTTACCATGCTGTCAATCGGGATCAGGCATCTTTTCTTCTATGATAATTTCTACTACTAAATGCTTACGGAGCCGCATGAAGTTTTTGAACTTGGCTTGGATAACCGCTTCATCATATCCGTCATGATAGGGCACAGTAGCCACTTCTTCGTACGGTTGATCATTTTCATCTAGAGCTATAAACTTTAGTTTTACTTTTCCAGATTCGGGCTTTTTAAACAGATTTTTGATCCAAGTCATACATATATTTACACATGATGTCCTTTAATTTCATTGTCCTTAATCAAGCGGACTGCACGATCCATTGAGATAACAATTTCGCCAGTTGAGTCCATGCCCACATCCATACACCTGTATTTTTCCATACCAGTAGATCCACCGTGTAAATGCCCGTGAAAGTGCAGTGCTCCCTTGTGCATTTGATCCCATTCTAAGATAGGATAGTGAAACATCACAATCTTATGCCCATCATAGGTAATGTCCAAGTAGTCGTGTACTTCTGCAAATGCACCACGGAATGTTGCATCCATTAATGTCTTGCGATCGTGATTACCACGTACCAAAATCTTTGTTCCATACAGCCGATTGACCATACGACCAGCATCACTGCCGCTCATAAATGCTACATCACCTAAGATGTAAACGAGGTCGTCTGGCTGTACCTTAGCGTTCCATTCTTCTGCCATTGCATTGTTCATATATGCAACATCGTTATTAAATCGTGCTCTTGTCTGCGGACAAAAACTCATTATGTTCTTGTGTCCAAAATGCAGATCGCTTGTTATCCATACCTTCATTTTCTTATCCTTGAAATTCTATTGCGTTAATCAATATGTCTAATAATTCTCTATTACTTAACGCTTCTAGTGTTTTACGATCGGTAATGGGTTCTACTAGTGTACTGTATATTTCAACGCCTTCTTCGATTAAAATCATTAGTTCATCGATTACTAGATTACGCATTTTAATCTACACTCTTAAAAGTTCGCCAATCATCAATATTGGGTTTTTCATCTTCGTCATATGTCCAACCTAATGCTTTCATCATTCGATGCTTGACCAATAGGTTAGGACTACGGAACCGGCCAGTATCCTCGAAGCCCATCATTACTCCAACCTCACAAACCGCACCCGACCTGCAAATACCTGCAAAGCAGTGAACAACAACGTTCATTCGATTGGCTAGTGCATGTTGCAACAAGCGAACAAGCTCGTCGGCTTGCTCTTGGCTACACTTCATTGCTTCTTCTAACACTTGATCATTCTTTTCAACATCCAAAAATTCAAAGTTATGAATTTCTTTGAACTTGTGTGCAGGAGTAGGGCGCCAGCTTGCTGGATCAACAATGCTGATCAGCATTGAGTTCTCTCCGGCTTCGTGATGGAACCTTGTAGGTATATCAGCGGCTGCTACATTTTCAATCCATGGCATAATTGCCTCCTAAGTTTCTATGTCGATATGTCGACCCTTGTCTAAATCTAGACGAAGATTCCTTGCTACTCGTTCTGCTACAATATCTTCAAACTTTCGTCGTTCAATAACTTTACGATAATCTTCGTCTCTTTTATCTTGTAGTGTTCTCTGTTCTAAATTATATTCTCTAATACGAATTAGATCAGCTCTAGATACTTGCATTATATTCTCTCCTTTTTAACGCGGCCAATTCGGCTCGCTTTGTTCCAATCGTAAGCAATGCCATCTGGGCATAAACCATCTTTGATGCTGTCTACTCCAAACATACCTACAATTTCAAATTCGCTTCCTGTGATACTAACAAAAGCATCAAGAGTCTTAGCATAGGCCATTGCCGCATCTAAGCTAGGAAATTCTGTTTCTATTTTTTTGTTTATTACTTTGTACATGTATATATTATACGCTCAAAAGAAAACCCTGTCAACTGTTAAATTGACAGGGTTTAGGGGTGTTGTATTTCTACAACAGTTTACGCTAACTTGTAGCGATCGACCATTACAGTCTTAAGCATCACGCCTTCTGGAGTGAACTGTTCAACATCAGCGCCTAGCAAGCTAGCCATGATAGCTGGACTAAATCCACTAACAAGAGCGGCTCCACTCTTGTCTGCCTTAACTGGAACGTTATCACTTGCGTTTAAGTTCCAGAATACAACCTTTGGACATGTGTATCCGGCTGCTTCGAACTTGCGTTCGATCATCGCCATCGCACTGTCGTCATGCTTAACACATTGGTTAAACTGCATGTCGCTCAAGATCAATACCATTGCTGGCATGTCACTTTGCGGTGCATTGCCCTTGACAGCCACGTCAAGGATCTTAGTGAACGCGGCGTGCAGGTTAGTGCTCATACCCCAATCACTCTTAACCATTTGTGCAGCCTTTTGGACTACGTTACCCTTTAGGGTCATCAGTGCAGGCTTGTCACTGAATGTAAGGAATGTGTCCTTGAACACACCCTTGTTCTTGTCAGCCAAGTACAAGCCAAGGCTAGCTGAAACGTCCATGCAAGTTACACCTGTGTTCTTACCAGCTGGGCAGCTCATAGAACCAGATACGTCTACCAATGGTAGAATACTTGCTTCTCCTACGTAGTTTGGCAAAGCTTCCCACTGTGCCACAATGTGATCAGTGTCAACCTTGTTCAATTCCATACCGTAGTGATTGATAACACCCTTTAGGACATCATGTGGAAAGATTGCGTTGGCGTTAACCTTAACAGTCTTGTCACCTGATACTAACTTAGCCACGTATTCAGCGAACTTAGGAGTGTGACGTCCAAAGGCCTTCTTGTAGTTGCGCGATGCCACGGATGGCACATGGTTAAAGTTGATGTTATCCCAGTCGTTGGCACACATTTGTGTTTCAACAACCTTGGTCATTGCTACCAATGACTTGCGGTACTGCTTTGGAGTCATTCCGAAGAATGCTCGTACTTCAGCCGCGATCTTGCCCTTACGTGGAGTCCACTTGGCAGCAAGACCAATTTGTGCTCGAAGTGCATCGCCTAACATTGTGTAGGCAGCACTCTTCAAGGCTGGGTTTGAGAAGACAAAGATGTCATCCCAACGCCCTACTTCAGGTACCTTACGTAGCAAAGCTAGTGCGGCATCTGGGTCAGTCTTTTC